AAGAAATCCATTTTAATGGTCTGCTGCTGGCTTTCATATATCGATTGTCCGACTTCACCAAGGCGCTCCTTAATGTTCTTATTGAAATACTCTTCAACACTGCCTTTGGGGTTTTTCTTCATGTACTCTGCAAATTTCGCCTTATGCTCCTTTTCATCCAATCCAGTAGCTTTAGCATAATCCCAAAAAGATCTTACAGCTGTTTGCGTATGTATCTCATTTAGAGTGTTAACAATGCCTTCCTGCTTCATAGCATCACGCTGAAGCAGTCTATTACCGCCAATCTGATTAACGTCTCCGGTAGTGGTGTGCAATATGTCTGCAATTTTCTGTGTGCCCCCAGAACCTAGAGATTTGGCTGTAAGCCCTCCTGCCCTGAAAAAGGTCTGGAGTTGCTCGTATTCTGTTGTGCCTTCACCTGCCTTGGCCAACAAAGCCGCACCAAAACCTCCCAACCCTGAGGAGGCAAAATTTGTTTTTTCCTGTATGTCTCTGGCTGCTTGCTCCTGACTGCCACCAAACTCACGATAATCACGAGCACCCATACTACTGCTCATGTCGGCAGCTTTATTTATAGCATCCACGGACATCTTTGCCACAGCGGCGGAATTCATATTACGAATCCGGGGGTTGTTGCTGATCAATTCCTTTGCGGAGTCGATAATGCCCAGCATAGTTTTAATGCTTACACCCGCTACACGGCTAGTTGATTTCACATCGCGGAGCATGCTCTCCATTTTAGATATATTCTGCTCTTGGCCTCCGGCCCCCTGCACCGTAACTGACTTATCCAGCATATCTACCGCAGACGTGCCTGCAAGTGTACTCATGCGTTGCACATGTTCTCCTCCAGTCAGCTCGTTACCAAATACGGCTCTGGAGGCGTCCATCACACCTCCTGCTTTTTCGGTAAACTCTGCAGCCATATCTGCCGGACGCATACCTTTTGTGTTCCCAAGCATTCTAAGATCTGCCGCTTTGGTAAATCCCGAGGTTATATCTTCGATTGTAAACCCTCGGGTGTTTTTAAAATTGATCCCTGCGTAGGCGCCTCCAGCATTTGCTGAAGCATCCGACTCTTGTTTTATGGCTTCTATAGTTGTTAATCTACGGCTTGCAGCTAATGCGGATTGCGTTTTACCGATGTCGATGTTTCCTGCAGGATTTTTTAACTCCTTGACGTCCTCAGGAGACATATTGTAAGTTCCCTGTATTTTCTCAAGCAGTTCTGCGCCCGCCTTATTTTTTGCTGTAGCAAGCTCTGCCGTTTTGGTTTTTCGTTTTTCTTCGTCAGGTTCGTCTGCCTCACTAATACTAGTAGGCATTTTTGCTACTTCTGCCAGATCTGAGGTATATATTCCTGCAGCTGCTTGCCTATCAGCTATATTGTTTTCTATCGTTTTACGTCGCGCCGCATTCTCTTTATAGTCGGCTTTGACTTCTTCCTCTGCCGCCTGCTGCTCTTGAGTGACAGGGACCTGCGTACCTCTGGCAGCAATTCCTGCAACTGTGCCCGGGTCCAATAAACCCTTACCACCAGCCTTAATCTCTGCCTCAGTAGCAACGCGAAAAGCCACCATCTGCTTTTTAAGACGGTCACTCAAAGATTTCTTAAGAGTCTGGTCGTTCTCAGTTATATACGCAGCCATATCGCGACGAACTGAACCCTCATCAGGCATCCCCCCGGATGTGACGTCAAATGCACTTATCTTCTTTTTAAGTTCCTCATGTACGCCCGCGTCAAGCCCTCCAGATGCGTTTGTTTCAAAATTGAAACCTTGATCTCGCAGATTCTTGATACTGCGCGTCGCCTCTTCTGATCCTGGTTTGTTTTCTATAGAGGCTAACTGTGAGGTTAAATAGTTTTGAGTTTTTTCCCGCAACCTTTCTTGATGACCTGCTCCTTTCTTATCGGGACCCTCTTCATAACTCTGATAATTGTAAAAATTGTCGGCGATTGAGTTCATCACACTCTGCGTTTCACCGGCAGATATATTATCTATGCGTCCAAAAGAACCCATCGTGCCCGCTCCTGACAGTCCTGTGTAGGCACGCATAGTGGCGGCCATAGGATTTCCTCCAAGAGCAGGTGTCAGTACACGGCCGAGTATACCGTCAGGTGAAAAAGCACCAGCCATAGACAATGCGGTGATTGCTGGGTTATTTCCACCAACACCTAAACGCTGAAACACCTTATTGTTCATGAAGCTTCCACTCTGCAGTTTCATCATATCCATCGAGCGCTCTTGCTGTATGAACGCGTCATAGGTGTCTTGACCGCTCTGTCGTTGAGGCATCTGATTTCCATGCAGCATGAACATTGCTGCGAGGTTCAACATAGGATGCCCAAAGTTCATTCCGTGAGAATATCCGGAATACATTGGGTTATTTTCAAATGTTGATACGTCTCCCATACTATTTTTTATTAACTTTTGCCAAAAAGTCTTTCCACTCTAGCAATTCCTCTTTCGATATTTCCTTAGTTTTGTCTTTTTTATCTTTGGTTGCTGGAGGTATAATTGTAGGAAGTTTTAATCTAATCATGTCATCAGCAACATCAAAAATAGGAGCCAGGATATTCTTATCTCGGCGCTCTACCGAGCTGCGAAGAATGGTTTCTATTAATAATTTATTCTGAAGTAGACCATACACACGATCATCTATGATATAGTCTAGTACTAACTCTTCTCTGAAGTGGGATGTTTTTGTTGGATATTCAAATTTAAGCCAGCCACGCAGATAACCTTCCGTAAGGCATTTTACGCGCTGGCTTTCCAAAAATTTGGCGACTGCACCTCATTGGTCAGTTTGATCATCTTAGCTTCAAAACTCTGAAAGGCACTCAGGTAGGCTGAGAGTTTGGGTGTGGCCCAACCTGTGATTACACGCATCCTAGCTAACACGAACGTATCATGTTCTGTGGAGGCTGAAAAGTTTTCTCTGGTTACTGAAGAGAATGGTTGAGCGTCTACAGACAGCAAGGACAACGCCAAGCGGTAAGAAGCTATCGTGATGAAGTAGGCGTCTGTGTCGCTGGCCACACCGCGCTTTCTGTCTGCGGTGATCTGATTGACCACATCAGAGTTTTCCTGTACAGTCATTGCCTTGAATCTGACCTTGTGCTGTCCTCCAAATAGCTCGATTGTCTCCTCATAAGGCTTGTCCGAGAGCACACTTTTAAAAAATCTCTCCTTATCTTCGTCGGATATAACAATGTGGTTTTCCCTGACACCCTCAGGGTTCAAATCAATCGATGTATTTACTAGTGGTTCGCTATTCATATTATTTAGATTAAGTTAACGTTGTGTCTTTTGGATGTACTTTGTATTCCTCCAATGACTTCAACTTCAATTCATTTGGTGTTTCTTCGGAATCTGCTTTATTTGAGTAAGATTTACCTATTTTATTTTCTTTAAGATTAGCAGGTTTATCTGCAAAAAGGTAGAAATTTTCGAACAAATCTTTACCTGGATATGGTTTGGTGCCGTTAACTTCAGGTTCGGTCCACGCCTCTAGAGAATACAGATTTGTAAGCTCGTCGTCTTGCTGTGCCATGGTTGACGGGAAGCAATCGTTGTCGCCGGTCACATGATAGTCTGTGGAATCTAGAAAAGCGAAACGCAAGTCGTCAAAATATTCTGGTTTGTTAAAAGTTGTAGTGTTTATTACACTTTTCTTTTTAGCGTCTTTGGCTGCCGTTATACTGTCTACAATTTTTGATACGACACCCACACCCTTTAAGACATCAACAAACATACTGTCCTCATCATACATAACCCCCAGAGGTTGATCTTGCTGACCTAGTATCGTAGCTTTAGCTCCCGAGAATTCTGCAAAACCTTCAGTAACATAGATTGCGGACTTCTTACCATAATCGAGGACTCTATCGTCAGCAAACCTAAACATCGACTTTTTAGAATATACAGTCATATTCTCATCAGAAATAATATCCATCGTATTCAAAGACTGTAGTATGACTTTCTTTTTAGCGTAGCTGACGATGTCTTTAACTGCGTAATTATAGATACCTAGCTTGGACTTGATCACAATCCCACCAATGTAGTCAATTGCCTGTGCGGGATCAGAATGTGAAGGCTCCGGCTGTCCTCGTGTATCAGCGGTTCCATTGGCCTCCATGATAATCCCTGATTTATCACTATAGTAGTATTGCGCTTTGGCTGATTTTACTCGTATACCTTCCAATGTAGATGAGAGGTCTATGTGCCCTCTACAAGACATGTTTATATTGCTTCCTGCCTTAATAATGTTACTGCGTAATGGTTGAGATACCAGGTCTTTTGCAGGTTGAAGATAGATGTTTCCACCCTCCATAACTATTGCCGAGTTCCAGGCGTCACGAATAGTTATACCACCATTAGGCATCAGGTATACGCCAGCAGTGTTCAGTTTGTAGCTTTCTTGGTTTAACGTGCTTTCTTTGTCTAGCTCCTTTATCTTATTCAGTGCTTTCTCCTGAGATATGTCGTCATTTACGTAAAAATCTTTCTCATGCTTTTTAAAATTCTGATAGTTTAATTTCTCGTTTACATATGCAACATAGTCTCGAAGCTGTAACGCCTGAAACATCGGGTTTTCTTTAAACTTGTGCTCTTTATTAAACTTAAACGGCTTTTTCTTTTCATAGTCTAAAGAATTAGCGTCATCAGCCTCAGGATCATCAGGCGCAGCAATCCTACACGGCACACGGATCCAATTTGTCTTTTCTATGAATATTTCTTTCACACTACGTACATGAATACCTCCATCAACACCCATATGTATATCTGCCAACCCTGTGTCTGGTTTGGTTATATCTTTCCCCTGTACTCTTAATTCGTGCGGATCTGGACGTACAATAAACAGGTGTAGGAAGTCGCCAACACTTCCCAGAAATAATTTAAATCTTTCGACAGCCTTTAACCGCTCATCAACAGTGAAGTCATAAAAATCAGATTTATCGTCTACCGTGTGTGTGCCGGTTTCTTTAAATACTGGCTCGCTACCATCTCCTTCAACAGCTGGGCGACCATAAGCCTCAGCAGGAATGTGTGTGGCTCCAAACTCAGACATTAAACGCTTACCATCCTGGTAGATATTATGCTCACCCATTGATGTGAAGTGTTGATAATTGTGGCTAATTATACGCACCAAATCGTCAAACAAAAAACATTGAATTTGCGCTAACTCTGACGCCTTTAAATTGGCCATTTCCTGGTACAAACCCAGCAGCACACCTAACTCATTAGCCAGCACATATTCACCATCAACAACATCTGCAGGCATACGCCCATCATGAATAACCGTTGTCCGATCTCGATGACCTACTCTATTCGCCGTATCGGCTAAAGCATTTTTAGCTCCGAGCATGGCTCGGGCCGGTATAGCGTCCACAGCCAGAGAAGAACTAGGTAGGATGCCTATAATGTAACATATACCTGCAGCCGTAGCACAGATCACCCTAGTCCCTGGTTGAGGAAGTGAACAATCTTTGAATCCTAAAAAATTTGATACCAGTGCCGAAGCCACCACAGCTTGTTGCTGCATGCCAATACTACCAGCGTCCGTATGGTTGTAGCCTTCAGTCATAATAGTTACAGCTCTAGAGCCTGAGCTGGAAGAAATTACCACCGCTGTAAAAATTTTTCCGTGCTGTGACGCTCCTGTACGTTTACTTTCCATATGTTTAGATGTGTGTATATAATAAAACCCTCTACCCAATATAAAGGGTAGAGGGTTTTAAACAAGCCAATACGTAAAATTATTACGCGCTCAAATACATGAAGTCGATTACAACGTTGTCCATAACAGTCAAGCTTTCAGCTTCTGCTGTAATTGAGTACTGAGAAACAACAGCACCGGAGGCTGTAAGGCTTCCACCACCTCCAGAACAACCACCGAGGTTAAATGTAACTGTTCCTGGGCTACAGGCACTCCAGCCAGCGCCGCCTGGGCCATAGCCAGCTACAACCAACCGCTGAATTGTGGCTTGTCCTTGGGGTTGAGCGCCCCACAACAAGCTGATTTGATTACCGATCGTACGCCTGCGATTGATTTGCTGGGCGTATTGAATACTCACCTGCGTGGCCCCTGCGATGGTTGCACCAAACGAGACAGTACACTTGTCCGCTGTGATGGGTGCTGTAATATTAGATTGTCCGAAGCCAAATAAGTCTGCCATATATTTTTATAGTGTTGATTGTTCTTGTTTATATTGTAACTAAAAGTTATTACAAAGGCAATGTTGATTGTGTGTTATTTTAGCAATCCCAAGGCTCCGGCTATTTCTTCAAACCCAGGATCCTCGCCTTTCGTGTACCTGATCCAGCCCTTGCCTTCGCCGATAATACGGTAAATAACATTTGGCTGGCCGGTGTCAGAATAAATTAATAATCCGGTGGCTTTATCTGTGTCCAGAAGTACAGGTTCTCTAAAATCTCCAGTAACTACAACACGCATTAAATGTTTAGAGTTGCACTACATTTCGACATTTCTTCGTCAAACGCCGCCAGTGCAACAAGGCACGACAGGTTGTCTAGATCGTCCGAAGTATAGTTTGTTTCTTCTGCTTCTTTGATATACGTCTCACGACTTGCCGGGTGGTCCATCGCTCTTTGTAGAATATAGCCTGCCTGAGCTCTAGGCAGGCCCCGTTCTTGCGCGCATTTGATGAAACCTAGCTCAAATGAAGTCATATAAATTAACCAACAATCAGCTTAAGGTTGATGTAATTGATGGGGTAAGGTACATTGAGCCTGACCTCCACATTGATCATATCTTTGTAGGTAGCGTTAGCCTCTAACAGAATAATGTCGTCTTTAGGTGTAAAGCTAGTGAGCTGATTACCTGCACGCTCAACTCGGGTACTGGAAGCGCGGTATGTAAGTTCTTTTACGATAGCTTCGCGGACAGCGGCGATGTTTTCATTGTTAACATTAAAACGACCGATGAACGGTGCGAGTGTATGTTTGAGTGCATAACTGATGTTGTCCACATTCGTAGTAATCGAATCTTCCGAAGTGTTCAGGCTGCGGGTGTCTGTGGTGAGCTGATGTCTTACATACGCAGTGGCGCCTACAACCTCTTGCGAGATGATCCAGATGCCTTGCTCTGCCATAGTGTCGAGGTCGTCCTGGGAGAACTCAGTAACCACCTTACTCAAGTCGTGAGCTCCGTAGAATTGGGAGTTTGTGAGTCCGAGATGCGGCACAACACCAGATCTCAAACCTGCCAACCCCGCAGCGGCAATGTAGCCCTGCTTTACGACACCCGTACTGTCCTTGTAGGTGTCGGGGAACACAGAACGGACGCGGCGGTTATTGTAATCTCCACCGATGTGGGCAATATTGTTAGCTCTTTCAGATTTTGTATAATTACGAACAACTTGAACCTTCACAGGGCTGTTAATTGCAGCAGCTAGAGGTTTTGTGATGGTGAGTGATGTGTTCGTCCGTACATGGTCAACGACGTACTCATCATATGTGATATTTCCATCATTGTCAGACCTGAAGTTTAATCTCACAGTGTCGTTAGGGCGCACACCATCATCAATAAAGCTAGCTCCAGCCACCGAGACTAAACGGTATTGTGTGCCGGAAACTGAAGGATCGTCCGTAACTGTAGCAGTGAAGGAATCACCGTTTTCCTTAAGGTTATACATGAAGCTGGTCTTTTTGTCTTCAACAGCCAACCAAGCAATTCTCCAACGACCCACTTCAGGAGTACTGTAAGCATTGACATGTCCTACAACTGCGTCTTGAATTTCGCGATCGAAGGTAAGCGGAACGAAGCTATAAACTTTATCGCTCTTTTCAGAGATTCGAATTGCTTCCGTATAACCTGCTAGATCGTTGGTGCCTACACCAATAAAATATACAATCTGGTTAGCTGAATTCAATACAGCGTCAGAAACAGCTTGCGCCAGAGGATTGTCAGGATGGACTGTTCCAAGTTTCTGAAGCACAGCGGCCTGATCACGGACCGAGTCAATAGCTACGATGTGGTCCTGCAGCAAGTCACGATGTTCCACAAACAGCTTGGCAGATGTGATTGGTAAGCGGGCAGGTACACCTTCAGCAATGAGCTTACTGTCGTAGGTGGTAATGTCGGAATTAATCGTGATGTAGGAGTCTTCTTGCGTCCAGTTTTTGAGGTCTAGAAGAGCGTCTGCCACCTCAGGAATGCGAATGGATGCCTGCGCTACCGAAAGTGTAGCGGTGAGTGTGGGGCTAGCTGCAAGGAACGTAGCTTCTGCCAGATCTTCAGACAGCGTGACCACAGTGTATGCGCCAAGACGCGCAGCAGTAACTGGAACATAATAGATGTCTCCCAGAATAAGCTCGCCCGAGTCAACGCCTGCAGTACCAACTTCAAAAGTTGCACGAGCACCAAAGCTGCCGAGCTTAAAGCTTGTATCGAGCTTAGGTAATACAACGCTAGAAGTGTCCACATCAGAAGAAGTGATTACCAGCCGGGCACAAGTTGATGCGTTGGTGCCGTCATAAAATGCTCCACCGCGCTCGACAGTTAGCTTGTAGACCATGTCCGTTGTACCTGTGTATGTGCCAGAGGCAACAGGATTAACCGGCTCAACTTCGGCAACCACAGTGTAATTCCAGGAATCGCCGACGGCAAATGTGGTGGCCGTGGCAATACCACGAGCAAAGTCCAGACGCTGAACATTGTCGTTGGCTGTGTCGATAGTAAGAACATCAGCAACAAGACCCACATTGTACTTAGGAGCAAAAACACCCTGCTCGGAAGTGATGGTGAATCTAACAGATGCCGCATTGCCTCCGGTTGTTACTGTAGCTGTGTAGCGATCCGTCAATACGCCTTTTGCCGCATAACCATAATAGGCAGTTGATGTATTTGCCACAGTGAACGAAGTATTCGCTGAAGGTGCGGTGTATGTGTAATCGGGGTAATTAGAATATTCAACACACCCCCAAGGAGTATTACCAATATCGTTGTATACACCGTTAATGTGCCATGCGCGGTCTGCTGCGCTACTCTGTGTGAATGGTCGGTCTACCACAAGTTTATGTACAGTGTCCCCCAAGGAAATAATTTTGTATACTCCTGAAGAGTCTTTGGCGTGCCTGATGGTTAGATATTTGCCAACAACATCGAGAGCACTGAAGTCTACAGCAGCCACTGTAAAGACATTACCTACAGCGATCTGCCCTGGGTGAGGAGCTTGTACGCTCGGCAGTATAGCGGAACCTTCTGCAATTACATCACCTACAGTAGCAGAGAGGGCACCGTCGATATCGGATGTTTCTGCGCTAATAGCTGTCACTCTGGCCTGGGTTACATTGGTTCCGTCTGAGATGTCAATGAGGTCATGTACAGCTACGTCACGGTTAGAGAAGCAGCTGGAACGCGAGTATCCGTGACCAGTCTTTAACGTCACGTCAGTGAATCTAATTTTGTTGGGATACCTGGCACCTGTATCAGGGTGTGTGACAAATTCAACAGAGTTGCTGAAAGCTTCGCTGATAGCGGATAGTGGGAAATATGTAGCCTTAACCGCCTCAGCGTACACTTTGGTATAGCTGTGATCCACGTCACCACCGGGAGAAACATTTGGAAAGTCGTAGACTGTATTTTCTGCAGGGATATAGCTATTACCGCCCCCAACAGCTGCACCATTATAGGTGCCCAGCGCAGTATGTAACTTCTCACCCTCTACATTATAGCGAGTAAGTGCGTAGTTAGGTCCGATAATAAACGCAGGTAGTGGGAACTCGGCATAAACCGGGACTTGTAGAAATTCTTGCTGAATCTTGACTCTAGGTGTGATGTACATATTGGTTTGGTTTTGTGTATATGCTTCTATACTTTATTTAAGTTTAATTTAATTTGTATGCTGTTGCAATGATTTTCTGTTTGGTTTTTATTGCTGCAACGGAGAATCATCCAAGCATCCTGTAAATATTTGATATGATACTGTTTTGAGTTTTAGGTCATCGCCCTTGACCACTGCACCCATATCAAACACAGCATCAAGAAGTATGTTGATCACAAAGTGATCTTTACTCTCCAAGTATATCTGAGGAGCAGACAATGTTACCAGCTTAAATTGTCGCAGACAGAAATCTTTTTTGATGACTTCTTGAAACCTGAGAAATACTGTAAATATATATTCGGCCAGTTGCTCGGCAAATCCTACATTAGTGGCTATCACAGCGACATTTATAGGCATCTCAAGCATCGAATACTTGGTCTTCTCCGATTCTCTAGGATTTGCACCTATCATCTGATTAATTGTGGGAAACTTAAATGCAGTCTCACCCCTAGACACAAATATGGCTGGACGTTTCTGTACAGCTACATCCTTATAGTTAAACGCTATCTCTAGCGCAATGCCGGTTTTTAAATCATCCGCATCATAGGTTTGAGCAAATTTATAGCCCTGTGATTGCGGTGGATTGGTCAGCATATAGTTCTTAATTATCTCATAGCAAATATTTTGAACTGTCCATGGGGTTAATACCATCACACGTTCGTCTCTTTCAGTTAACTCTCGATTATACGGAGAAACATAGCCAATGGCTGGTGTCGGGCAATAGATAGATTGAGTTGAGTCATCCATAAGATTATACAGGTGAAGGTATCGGGATAGGTATGCTGTATATTGTGTCTGTGGACGGAATTAAATTCACAGAAGCTTTCTGCGTTAGTGTTATATTGCTACCTGGGAACTGCTTTGCGCTTCTGGCTTGGACACTATATCTATAGCCGTCTCTAGCTTCACACAACACATCACGAACCTCTATTATAGGATAGCCTGGAAGTCTGATGACTGACTCGTACTTTTCTTTTACACCCATACCAGCCTGGTCAAGCTGTTTGTCTTGTTGACTGGTCTCAACATAGAATACACAGGGCACAGGATCAAAATAACCATCATCAAGACCTACACCATAGTCTTCTTGTTTAGTGTCTGCTATCGGTACACCAGACACAGGATCAACATTACGAATTGTTTTGGCGTTTTTTAATCCGTACGACTTTCGTCTTAGTAACCAGCCCTCTGTACCTACAAACCGATTTAATAGAATTTCTTTTCTGATGATCTCAGCAGCCATAGCGAACTTACGCTGCTCGTGTCTTGTAGACCCAAACAACACCGGAAATGAACTGTATCGTTTATTGTCTGCTGTTGTTAGTGTGACACGATAAGAATAATTCAGTGCCCACGATTGTTTTGCGTTTGAATCATCTATAGCGAAAAATACCTCACCTAGATTTTGCTTAGAAAAAGCTATCTCTGAAAAGTCCTGAGTTTCAGAAATTTCTAGAGAGAAATTGTATGGTCTGACCCCTTTAAAAAATGGATCTAGTTGCCATTGTATAAAATGACCTCTAGTCCAATCAGGGATAATATCCACCTTCTTAAAAACTTGTCTGGGTGTAGCCATGATAGTTAGCTAAAATAATTAAATGGTTCCTCAGGCATTCCTGAATACTGTGTGCCTGGACTATCAGCATTAGAAATGTCGTTGCTTATATATTTTGTGTATGCTGCGCCTCGATAACCGCCCATCAATCCTGCGTGACTTTCTGCGATGTGCTTGCGAAATTTTGACCGGAGTCTGGCTCGTATGGTTGGGTCTGCTGCAGCTATAAGCATTGCCTGCCGCAGGGCTTCACCAGCAGAATAAATGTCAGCCACTAGAATCTCCTTCTATAGACATACTCAGAATGTTTCACTCCATATATCTGCGAGATATTCTGATTCATTTTAATTTGCTGCCCAAGCTCTTTAAATTCTTGCTGCATTGCCTGAGACATTGACACGAATATTTGCGCCTTATCCTTGTCATTGACCTGCACGCCGTCAGCACTATAGCTTAGCTGATTAGCGGCTTCATTTATGGCTCCTGACCTTAGCAAATAGGCAGCTGTACCAAGCAATAGTAATGATCTGTATGGAAATTCCTCTACACTATACATTATACCTGTAGGAGGATTCATTAAATTATAATAATCGACAGTATTTACCATAGCCTGATCGATCATCTCAGGAGTAAATCTAACCCCTAGAAGTAGGGGATTCAGCTCTGATCTGTCCTGCAGAAACAGTCGTACTTCTTCAGCTGTGAGTATGGGTGTAGCCATAATTTTAGAATTTGATTGGTTTTAACGGTTTCCCTGGAGATGTTGCGGGTTTTGGTGCGGCGGCAGGAGGAACACTACTGTCTGGCGTGTCAGCATTTCTGACAGCCTGCTGTCCTGTGTTTACACCTGGAACAGTTACAGCTCTAGGAGCCGTAGGAGGCAGCAAAGGAGTCACTTTAGTTGTGGTTGGGGCTTGTGTCTGACTATACCCATCAGGTGTTGCTGAAGGCGATTGATTGCCGTACGAAGCTGCGGATTTCTCTACAAATGTAGCAAAATCGTTTAAAATACTTGCATCGATATTCATAAAGTGATTATAAAGCCAAACCGCCTAGGTAGCAAGACGGTTGTACACAATAAAAAGGGGACCCGAAGGTCCCCTTTATTATTTAACTATTAGTTAAGTTTAGCCATTAAAGTCAACCTTCACAACACCCTTCACGTTGCCGATGGCAAGAGAGAGGTTCATGTACTGGAAGTACTCGAGGAAATAGGCTTCGTTCTTCATGAACACTGTGAGTGGCTGCAAACGATAGTACTTGCCGAAGAATTCTTCAGACGAGAACAAGTAGATCACACCGTCAGGTACGAGATCACGCTTGATCGTGTAGATCGGCTTCACACCCAAGAGAGTCTTGGAAGGAAGACCATTGATGAACATTTCCTGTGCGAGATCGCCACCAACTTCAGAACGGCTCATCTTCACGAAGTCGTCTGCAGTAACATTGTTCATGAGCATCACGCCTTTGCTTTCTCCGCCGTCTGGCTGAGCAGGACCAAAGGGAACGCGGAGACGCTTGATAACCTTGTAGGCTTCTGCGATGTTCTCACGAGTAACACCACCACTGATGGTAACATTCTGAGGAAGGTCAAGCTTGTTCAGCGGATTAGCGGCATTGACCGGACCGATAATGCTGTCAACCTTGCTGATGAAGCGTGTGTCGATTTCTGTTGCGATATCCTTTGTGCTCAACTCGAGCATGATGGCGCGGATGTCGTAGTCATAGCTACGAAGATTGTCGATGTCCTTGTTGTACTTCGGGGACGTGATACGTGTGAAGTAGGAAGGATAACGCGTACCAGAAAACTGGAACATGTCAGGCACAACGCCGAGAGGAATCGTCACAGCAGGAGCTGTGTCGGGTTCGCGGTCGTTCCACTTAACGAGCAGTTCAGGATTTTCAGCCTTGTCGAGGTCATCATTGCTGATGTCGATGGGGGTGAGAATCTTTTCTGTAAAGCTTTCTTCACGAAGCTTGTTACGGGTGAAAGACTGCGCGCTCACTGCGGCCTTCTTTTCCTCACCAGCTTTAACCATTTCAACGAACGTATCGTTGAACACTCTTTGATTTGCGATTTTTTCCATATAGTATATTTTCTCCTAGTTAATTAGCTTGCGAGTTTGATACCAAGAACCGTCGTGGTTCCCTGCACCTTAAAGGCATTGCCGTTGTTATCTGTGAGGCTCTGCACATTGCCTGGGATGGTACGAATACCTTCGACCTGTCCGATGATCTTCACAGCTGTGAGGCTGGTCTGATCACTGGCTTTCACAACCTGACCACTGGTGTTGGTTGTAAGCAAAGAACCCAGTGGGTAATTTGTGTAGTTAATTGTTGCGGCGGCCTGGTCGGTTTCGAGCACAGAAGCACCGTCAAGCGCGTATACGCCAATAACGCCGGACTCGATCACGTCACCAGCATCCTGGTTGTTGATAGCAAATCCATAGATTGCGTTGAGGTCAGGGGAAGAATCGCTAGAGCCCTTGAGCACTTCGATTGTCCCGCTGTTGTTGTTTAGACGGACAACCATGCCCGCTACGACTCCTTGACCACTCACAGCTTTACCAATGTAGTTAATTTGGTGCAAGCTAAGAGCAGGTCCTTTTTTGAAATTAATCATATTAGTTTTCTCCTATTTGTTTTTGTTTGTTTAGTTTAACTGCGTGTTTTTGTTGCTTCTCACCCCAAGCACCGTTCAAGGTCTTCTCGGCAATGGTCATGCGAAAGTTATATAAATATTGTCGGAAATAGTGGGGGTAAAGTCAACAATATTTTAAAATTATTTATATCTAGTACTGAGGCTGCTGAGGAGCCGCTGGTCTGTGCTCATCTTTATACTTCTGATAGGCTGCCTGTACTCGATCATTTTTTGCTTGGCGATATCCAGCATATCCTGGAATCAACCCATACTTAAGTGCCTTGCTTAGCGACGGATCTTCCATGTAAGCCATCTCGTGCTCTAAATCTTTATCACTGATCGGTGCGTAGTTACTTCCAACCATTGCACCTAGGCCGTGAGCAGCTGCCAGTCCTGTAAGGCCTCCAGCAGCTAAACCACCCAACCCACCTAGTCCGCCCAAAAAGCCGTCATTAGCAGCCTTTAAAAGCTCAAAAGCCTGACCATTTGAAAGTCCGTGCTCGTTGGCACGTTTAACAAAACCATTCACAAATGCTTGTTTATCCATAAAATTATTCGTCTAAAAGACTATAGGCACTGTTGTAACCAAACGCGCGACGTAATACAGGGTCGTCGGTCTGAACAGAAGATTTTACGGCAGCAGACTTACCCATATAGGCAACATCAGAAGCATTACACACACGCTCAACAATCTTGGCGAGGTACTTACTGTCTTCTTTGGCTTTCTTAACAAACAAGGCTTTTTCATCCTCGTCGTTGATGAAATCAGAGCTATACATAGCTTCTGCAGCTTTTCTAAGTGCAGCGTCAAGCTCACGACTATTTTGCTGTTGGACTTCCGCCTGCTTATTTTGCTGTGAAGCTACCTGCTGCTGCAAATCAGAGATTTCAGCTAAGGCAGTCTTAACAAACGTCTCGATCTTGTGTAGAGCTTCTTTGGTCATTTTTTACTTTTTCTAAAGTTACCAAACTTTCAATATAACTGAGAACACTGGCCTTGTCTTTATCACTCAAATGCGCCAGTGCATGAAGCGCCTGCTGCTCTACAGTGTTTTGTTCTATAGAGTCAGCAGGCATAATTTCAGTATTATAATTATTCTGAGACAACCTCAGATTTCAATCTGTTGAGAACAACTGCCGCAACAGATTCAGCAAGCTTTGTCTGCTGCTCTTGCTGGGCGTATGCGTTTGCCTGTGCAGAGTATTCGTCCTGGGCCTCCTTGATGAAAGCTTCGTACTCCGCCACCTTAGCGGCCAGCGCCTGATTCTGCTGGAGGGTTTCCTGGTAAGCTGCCTGCTTTAGTATTTCGTCGAAGTGCGTGGCACCAGCCAATTCAGCCTGCTTTACAGCCCGGTGTTCAGCAACTTTGGAAGATTCGAGATTTTCTGCAGCCTGAGCGATCAACTGATCGAAGTCGCGGCGACCAGCTTCTTTCATAAGCTGAGTTTCATCACCTTCAAAGCGATCACCAGCAGACTTTAAAAGAGCTGCACAGAACTGGCGTCCGAGTTCGTAGGAAGCAACCTTAGCTGCCAATTCTTCAACTTCCGCCTTCTTGGCGCTAGCGAGAGGCTTGGAGCCGTCTGTGGAGGCTTTTTGGCTATAGTCCTGCTTGTTGTTCTCAGGCTTAATAGCATTCTTGTCGACCTTTTCCTGGTCGTCACCGACGCTTTCAGACTTAACGTAACCTGGCTTGCCGGTCACACCTGTCTGGGCCTCGGCCTGCTTGCGTATAATGTCGAGAATTTCCGTGCCGAGATCGCTAGCGGTTTTGGCTTTCGCAAGAGGTTCTGCAGAGTCCTCTGAAGGCTTCTGATGGTATCCTTGTGCCTGGTTTTCAGGTCCAATGGAATTCTTGTTGTGTCCCTCGTGCTCATCTCCAACACTCACAGATTTGACGTCGCCGCCAGGAGCTCCAGAGATATTCTTTTGGGCTTCTTCAGCCTGCTTCTTAACCATCGTGTGCAATTGATTAAGAACTTCTGCGTGTTTTGTTAGTTTGGCCATATAGTTTAGGTATTTAAAGGTTTAAGATTAGCGAGGCAATGTAGCTCTTAGGAAGTTTACTGCGGCAGCTGTTTTCTGTGCCTTGTCATCATTGCGGTGCATCAACTTATGAGCACCATACGCGCCACCCCCAGCCAAGAGCGCTGCAATAGCTGCCTGCTCAGGATGCGCACCAATGTAGTCCATACCTTGATGGCCGAGGGCAGAAGCCTGATCCATTCCCTTGTGTGCCATCTCAGATAATTGACCACCAAATGCGCCAGCCTGATCCATTCCCTTGTGTGCCATCTCAGATAATTGACCACCAAATGCGCCAGCCTGTCCTTTAAGCTTAGCCAGCAACATTTGCATCTTTTCAGAAGCGTTAGGCATAGGAGGCTGATCGTTCAGTTTTGTGCCGGTGGTGCCGCTGGGCTCCAGACCCCAAGCGTCTGTTAAGGCTGTCTCGTCGCCGTCAGCCGCAGCCTTCAGCAGATTCGCTGTTTGACGATCAGTAAACCCATATTCCCGTGCCCGAGAAAATACTCCATCATAGTATGCTGCCATTTTTTCTTGTTTCATAGCTTCGTGTTCTTTCTTTTCTTGTTTAATTGTTTCTGACTTTTCGTGTTTTTTAGATTCTTTCTTTTCTTCTGCCTTGGACTCTGCTGCTTCTTTTCTCAAGTTGCTGATTGTGCTGCTGAGTGCCTGGTCGTAGAGATCTACTGCCTGCTTCACAGCAACACCGTTATCTAGTGCGTGGTTGAGAAATCCTTCAATATAGGAGGCAGACTTAACAAAATTCAATGCCGCTACTTTTTCTGGTGCAGCTTCCGGCACTTCGGACTCAGGAGACTGCCCTAGGTGAGATTCGATTGCCTGTGCAAGACCTGCTACACTTTCTCCACCTTCATGAGCCTCAGGGTTCTGCATGTCGGCAGATAGTGCAGTGGCCAGCTGCTGTAACTCTTCCGGAGAAAGCTGCGAAAGAAGTTGTTCAATGTTGTTGCCTTCTGCAGGCGGTTGAATATTTTCGGGCATAAGTTTTTAGTTATATTTTTAAATGTTAACCGAATTTTGCACTTGTTCCAAGTATTTTTTATCTATTTTGTACCAAAGTATTAAATACTAGCTCTTCATCAAGCTTATCTTGAGAGTCTAAATATCTCAATGCAGCTAGTTTATAGGCAGCATACTGCTTGGCTATTTCTTTAATTGCTGCCTCTTTAGGCATTTCCTTTTCATGACTTCTACCACTGAGTTTAGCGTGCGGCATCTTTTTGACAATCGTGATTCTCATAATTCTGCCATGTGAAGGCTTATCAAATAACGAGTGGTCATCCATAAGTCCACGCACAATGTTCATGATACCTTTCGGCATAATGTCTGAATGCGACGGTTCGTACTTCTCATCATTGATTACATCGTCTCCGTCTTCTTCAATATCAGAAAACATAGACGGCAAGTGTTTCTTCATCTTGCCAACCATACCTCCAGTATTCTTTAAAGATTCAGCCCCAAAAGTATATTTCACAAAGTCTTCTGGTGAAAACACGATTCCGTGATCTGCTAAGGCTTTTAACAGTTTAGAGGGCTCGTATTTACGAAGCTCATCCATTGCGGATTCAGAGATACCGTCAGCATGATTAATCTTACCTTTCTGCTCGGCCAAATACTTATCTTTAGAGTTTTTAGGTCCGCCTTCAATCACTCCGTCGATGTGTTTTTCAATAGCTGCTAGTTTACGAACAAGTGAACGTTTTTCTGAAGCATATTTGGAAATTCTCAAATAGTTATCTTCATCATCAGGAGCAACAAAACCCGGATACAGCTCACGATAATCATTTGCTGTTTTGATGTAGTTGTTGTCAGAGGCTAATTTCAAAGACATGCCGATGCGATCTGCGGGGCGACCTACTATGGAAAGCTCGAACCATTTTGGGTCTATGTTATCCATGCTGCACATTTCTCCACGCTTATTAATCTCACCCAATTCTTTAGGAACATGCTTACATCTGTGTCGGTCATCCTTAGCCTCATAACCGCACCATGTACAGTTATGTACAATAAATCCGTGAACTACATAAGACTCATCGTCCTCCACTTGTACGTTGAATACTTTTGTTTGCGTCGATGTGGTGCTTGTAATTTCCCGCACAGGCGTAATTAGGTAACCTGAATGAATGAAGGCTTTATCCTGTTTAGGCTTAAACCCACCATATTTTTGAACTTTTACAGAGCTGCTGAAGTACTTGTCACAATAAAATGCGCCGATATGTATTGAGTGAATGTACTCTCCGGTTGGCTTATCTGAGTTATATTCAAATGTGGGTGATTTTTGCCAGCCGCAAGGAATCTCCAAAGACAGCAGGAGTTGTCGCAAAGAATATATCACATCGACGTTAATACTACTAATACGTCCACTTAGCTTCACGCCATCTATAGATCCGTCCGAGTCCAAATAACCAGCCACAAATAGTTGACGAGTCTCAACAGTGGCGTTGGCTATCAAGGAGACATGTATGAATTTCTCTGAGCTATACACACCACAATAGCTGTAGGCCAGCTGAGCAAGTTCCTTATCGCGCAGACATACACTGTAGCAGTGTTTGTCCGAATAATGATACTTTTTGGCAGCAGGATACAGCGCCACAAGCCTGTCCACAATTTCCACATCTTTATCATCAAAGGTCCACGACAAACCTAAAGGCTTTGTGTTATCTTTACCACGAGACCATATTATGGCTCCGTCTCCAAGATAAAGCCCCAAAGCATATGCGTGTCTGGATAAGTCTAGCGAGTTATCTGAAGACGGGATCGGGTATAGTAAAAAATCACCATCGTTAACATCCTCTATGTTAATCCAGTCTGGCGTAAATTGTATTTTTTCTCGATCTATTCTTCGTGCTGTTCCTCGCCCATTCAGTGTACCGTTCCTGACCTTTTCCTCGCGCAGCACGTATACTGGGTGTCCTTCAGTCATATCCGTATCAAAAGCAACGCCTCGCGCCTCCAAGGTATACACATCTCCAATATATTCCCGCTCAAAAAGCCTGACCACAGGCTTCCAGCCACCTGTATGTGTTTTTACTAAATCTCCGACACAGAGCTTCTCGATAGGTATAAGCCCATCAGTCGTCTCTACAAGAGTACCTGCAACAAAACATTTATCATAAGCGACCTTAGCAGCCATACTTACATTAATTTGCTTACCCTCTGCAAGCTTTTGAATTTCTTCTGCGCATTTGTCATTATCCATGCCGATAACAAGCTCGATGCGCTTCATTTTCTGGTTGTACGCGGCTGCTTTGATGTTGCCGTACTTAGGATCTTCTGGTTTGTTCTTATGATGCCGGTTTAAAGCACGACCATCATGTTTACCGTCTTTTCCTCGACTACCGGACTTTACAAAAGTCTTATAGTGTTTAAGGCATTCAGCCTCTTTAAAGATATCGCCGTTGCGGTTGGCACCTGTGCCTTCATACGCTCCAAGAGCAATAACCAATGCATCTGTCTGACCTGCTGTTTTTTCTGCACGAAGCTCGTCATTAGCTGCGCCAGCCTTTGTAAGTGTATTGGAGTTGTGTAAGAGCTGCACCGGCTCTGTATCCCAATTCCAATCTTCTGTAGCACTAAATTTAATAAGTCCTTTATACATAGAGTTATCTTGGTTGTGTTGCCTGTTGCTCTTCTTCAACTCGTTTAGCGGCGTCAAAGTCTCCGCGAGATTTTAAAAGAGTTTTTTTCCATTCAGCCGTCTGACCCTTTGAGTAGTTTTGGTTTTGGATACCTTTTAACAAATGGTACAAACCCATACCCCCTGCAGCTGTGGCAGCTCCTGCAGCTAGAGGTATTTTTGCTCTTGAAAAAGCTTTTCGCAAGCCGGAGGCCTGGTGATGCGGATCACCTATGCGTTGCAACGTACCTTCAATGAATTTACGCATTTCTTCTGGAGATGTGTGGGACCCTCCATACTCAGACACGATGTTCTTGATAATTTCTTCGTTATAATGAGGATTGGCTCCGGTGATGTGGTATTTTTCCAAAAGATCACCCACACCTCCAAGCGAGCTTAGCCCTTCGCCAATATAGCTTTTTAGTCCGCCTTTTTCTCTGGCTCTGCGCAAAGATTCATGAAGATTAACATACTTATGCAGCCCGGCGTTGTCGCCGTGGCTTTTAGCTGCTGACATCAACTTTTTAGTTTCCTGCTCAAGCTTAGCCAAAGAAGCCTTGTGCGTTGTGTCACCGGAACGCATAAGTGCCTCCAGTTGAGCTACCTCGGGTTTGGTCGTCGCTCCTGATAACTTATTCTGTATATCTTGCTGTGCTAGATTATGCGCATCAATAAGCTCCTTTTGTTTCCCTTGGATATTCTTGTGTTTACCTAGAAAAGAGTTAGGGTCTCCGGGATCGCTACCAGAAAGTTGATCGAGCAAAGCTAGTCGCTTTTCTGGATTATTCTCAAGATCCCCAAACAATCTAGAGACGTCTGATCTGGCAGGTCCGTGATGTGGGTCGAGCAGATTCGCAGGATTTGTGGTATCATGAGAATTCTCAGACCTGGACATCTTGGCAGGCTCTGTCTTGAGCATGTTACTTCTCTGGCGCCGCATATTAGCTAATATACCTGCACCGGCCACACCTGCACCTAGAGGAGCCGCATTACCTAGTAAGTCTGTTGTTGTCGCCTCTACAGGATGCTTATCATAGAAAGTCTCACCGGTGTTCTTTTTCAGTCCGGTCATATATTCTAATCCCACCATACCTTTTCTGACCTGCTCTTTCAAAGCATTGATCCGTTCGGCATCTGCTCCGCGTAGCATTGCGTCAGAATTTGAGGAAATCATGGGTTCGATAGCCTTATACAGATCTGAATCTGCTCCTGCGGAAGGATTTGTCAGATCTTGTCTAAACTGGGAATTGGCGGCTTTTTTTTGAGCTTGTGCAGTCTTATTCATTGGATTATTTATAAATCTATATTCGGGTGACTCCTCTTGCAAACCACCATCAGGAGCAATGAAACGATTTCGTCTTTGCTCTTGAGGTGTAGACTCGCCATTACGAGACATATCTCGAGCAAAGTTAATCGCATCCAATCCTAGAGCTACAGGAGTCAAAAATGGGCTGGTTGCGGCAGAAGCAAAGTCTATACCCGCACCAAGATAATCTCCTTTAGGTAGTCTGCTGATACCTGATATGCCTGCAATAATCGAGCCGATACCTAGAGGTAGCCCTTTACCCAACGCCTTAGCGGCATCAAGAGCCAGTACTGTTCCTGCTGCTGTTTTAATGTTTGCTTGTTGCTCAAACATATTAAATGTTTTCGACATACTCACCAGTGAATGTGTCTGTGCTGGTGCGTAGTGTTGTGAAAGCTCCCAGGTACAGTGCTGTAAAGGTGTCTTGGAAAGCCTGCGCCTTAGCTTGCGTGGCTGTCTCAAAATCTGGCGACTTTGAATCGAATTCCTGCGTAAACGGCAAATCAGAACGCACGCGAAGATATTTATCAGGTAAAGTGTATGTGTTGAGTGTTTCAGCTAGATACACTCCACCAATATTGATTTGCGGTTCACCGAACTTTCTAATCAGATCTTTGTCGTGTTCTGACAGTGAATTTATATCGAGGGAAAAATTGATTTTCCACACATCGTTTTCAATAAATCTTTTAATTTTAAGTAATGCAGGCATAAGTATTAAAGTCTGAAGTTTTGCGTTTCACCTCTGTTGAATTCTTGCGTAGCTAGGCGGCGTTTAAGCATACCTACATCTGTCTTAGCCATCAACTCAGCGTCAAACTTACTCAACGCCTGAGAAGATACCATTGCGCGGAGCTCTGCCCGTACAACTTCTTTTTCTTTAGAGATTTCTGGTGAGAGTCTCAACAATTGTTCAAACGCCCGAGCTACTTTAGCTGGATTAACCTTAGACAGAATCGGATCTGTCATCATTAGCTCTTGAAGTAGAAGCTTGCGCTCCATGTTCTCAAGAGTCAAGTTAGGTTTAATGGGTGGTGGTCCTTTTGGTGCCCTAAAATGATGATTGAAAGCTTCGGATACAGGCGGGTGCATCATACCTGCAAAGCTTTCTCCGCCGTGCTGCAACAGCCCACCAAATGTCAGTAATTTACCAAATATAGCCTCTTTCTCCATGGCTTTATCTGCCACAGGGTCATCGCTATAATTTGCGGTTGCCTCTAATTCAGAGACTGAGGCTTTTTTTTTAATTGCTGCAAGAACAGGATCTTCTTCCTCGTTCTCGGTTTTTTCTTCCTTGGCTTCTTCTTCTGCAGTTTCAGCATTTTCATGTGCTGCGGATTCTTCTTTTTCAGCCCCCACTTTACCCATCAACATACGGCATTCCTTAACAAAGCTATTTTCAAACGAAAGGTTATCAAGAGCTTCGGCTGCCTTTTTTTCCGACTCAACCATTGTGGTTGCAGCAAGCATTAAAGAATCAAACCACTGTGCCTCTTTGCACTGGTCAAACATCATATACGCATCGTCATGGACTCCACGCTCTTCGTGAGGACAAGCCGTTTTGTGCAGAAGATTGATATAGGGTAAAGATGCAGAACCGTGCTTGGCGAAGACCTGAGATTCGAACTCTTCAAAAGCTGTCCTATAACCAGCATCGCGTCTAAATTCATCGCACAAAGAAGAGAACTTTTCATTGAGCTCAATCTCGGCACCCACCTTAGTTACCTCTGCTTCTTCAGCCGTCTTAGACAGCTTTTTGATGTAATTTGCAGACTTTTCGTAGACTGTATTAAATGTGGCGGGATAGGAGTCATGCGTTTCAGTAGCTCCTGCAATCTCCATAAAAGCCCGCTTGTAAACAGGATTAGTCAGCATTCTGTTGTAGTTAAACACAGTTGCACTTGCATCACCCACAGAAAACTCCTCAGAAACATACTCTGCAGCTGTTTTTTCGCTACGTAGAAACGTTCCTTCAATAGCTGCAGGGATGTCAGCGATCTCAAACTCGGTGGAACGGTCTGAGGCGGTTTTAAAGTGCTTGTAATGCAAGGCTACATTCAATGCTTCTCCTGTGCGCTGGATATAGTTTGGATTAAGGTCAAGGTCGCTAGCAACTTTACGCAGAGCAGCTGTAGGGGTCATCCCTTCATTTACTTTTTGCACTGCGTCATTGAGTGCGGTTTTAATGAGAATGTTTGGCTCGTCCATATAATTATCTATAGTTATATCATGGTTTCTAAATTAGTTCAATTCAGTAATTACTTTATATTCTGGTAGCACATTTTCTTGCAGCGCCAGCTTAGAGATCATATCCATGGCTAGTATGTCGTCTTCTTGCATACCTGAACCATAGTCTGTGCGTTCATTAACTATTCTGTTCGTGCTGGCGTCAAGGTTACGTACCTTAGACCTGTAGTAATTAATTTCTTCACGTTTGATAAAGAATGATGCCAGATTATTTATGACTCCGTTATAGGCCAAAGCATCTTTCTTGTCCTCTATAGCGAAATATAACGACGTGACGTTTTCTAGCATTGAATCGGCTAGATATGAGTTAAGCTTTTCTTTCTCGTCCAAGGTAAGGCAGGACGGGTCAGCATCTGCCTTGAGACCTAGCTCACCAAGAGAACCAATGATCTTGAAGTACCGGCGATCAACATCACTGATTATTTGATTGTCTGCCAGCTGTGTAAAATAAGCAGCTCTTGCGACAATGTCTGTAGGTGCGTTGCTAAAGTCAAAGAACAGCTCTCTTAACGCCTTTACTTGGCCAGGGTATAGTTTATATCTATGGGCTATGATCGCATCAGATAATCCAGCAAATATGCAATAGCCTACCACACAAAAATTCCGCTGTTGTTCTTTTGAGTTTCTGTACTTTACAGCAAAGTCATAGTTTGCAGAATACTTAATATTGGTCACATGATATAAAAAATCGCGAAGAGCACGATCTGTCACCAGGGATATGTACTTGGCATTCCACACCTCAACCTTTTCTTCCTTGTAGGTTCTTGTGTATATCTTGCGATCGCCTTGCAGCTTTAACTTCTTATTGAATAGCTTGTAAAATACTTCTTTTTGCTGATTGTTTAGTTTGTTGACCGCCTTTAAGCAAAAAGGTGTTAGCGAATACGGTACAACAACACTGTCTGCAATCTCTTTGTGCTTGCTCATATAGCGTACAAGGCAGCGCGCACCGTCCTTGGGTTTTCTTTTACAGTACGCCAGGTTAGCTCTGTCCGGTTCGAGATATATTAAATATCGCCAATTAGGAAAGTTATAAAACGAGCCGATCTGATTAAATCGTATAGGAAGTAGATTTCGGGCGTTCATTCTGCGGTAATTGTGGTGATGATGATGCTTGAGACTGCTCGTCATGCATCCTATTATACTCATCCTCGATATAGTTCTTCGTTGATGCTCCTGACAATGCTCCAGTGAGTGCACCTCCAGTTGTGCCCAACATCACATCACGCTTTAGGCTGTTCAAGAAATTTGCACCACCTAGTCCTCCTTTAGGTCCAAACTTACCGAATGACGCTATGGCTATTGCGGCCTTAACAGCAGCAGGAGTCAATCCACCCAAGCCTCCAGTTATGGCGCCCAGCGCTGTACCTGTACCTATATTTTGCAGCGGTGTGTTTTCCTTTTCTCCTTGATTCTGTTTGATGACGCTGAGCATTTCAGATGCTGGGAGACTTGTAATGTATGGCTGCTCCTCCATTACTTTACGAGCCTCACCAAGAGCTTTGTCCGATACTTGAGAGCCATAGGCCAGTGCGGGTGTGATTGCGCCGCTCAGGGCAGCTGCACCTACAAAAGGAAGCGTGTCTGAAAACACGGCTTTATTTAAAGCTGCTTTTCTATAGCGAGAATCGCCAATAAATTTTTTAATGCCGTCTAGGGAAATAAAGGACCGAAGCGGTCTGCGAAATTGGTTGGACTTAAGGTAGTTTGCGTGCTCTGCGGCATCTGCAGCCGCACGCGCAGCTGGGCTTAAAGCGTCACGGGCGGCAATCCTAGCGCCAAGAGCAGCTTTCTCGGCGGCTCGTGCTGTTGCAGACATGGCTTTCCATGGTGTTCCTTTGGTTACGGCAGCCCTAGCTAGAGGATTTCTGAATAATAGAGGACCCAGCAGCGCAAAAGCTAATGAAGGTAGGACGGTAGCCTTACCCATACTGAGGGCGTTATGCAGCATTTCTTTCTTCAGCTCTTCTTTTGAGCTTTTGGAAGATTTGATTCTTGCTATGGCTTGGTCTATCTGAGCTCTGCGTGCCTCGGGATCTTCTGGAATTATCGCCATTGAGGGCAGTACGTTTTTCAATACATGCCCTACGGGTTTAGCTGCACCTGGTAAATCTTCTGCAATGTCTGTCATTGCATAGGTCGAAGGATTCGAGTACAGCATGTTTTCACGCAACAGCTTTAACGCCATCCAACGATCAAAAGCGGACGTATCCTGAGGCTCTTGAAATTGTGGCTGAGCTGCTTCCTGCGTTGGCGGTAATGCCTGAGGGCTCATACGCGCCAAGGACTAGACGTCTAGTCCTTCTGTTTTAGTCATGTTGATGCTGAGCTCTGGAGATTTTCTCTTCAGGAAAATAATCAAGTCTCCTAGGTTCTTAAACACACTAGTGACAAGCTCCACAAGTTCGGGCAGGTCTCCGCGACCATACATTTCTTTAAACTTATCTGTCTCCCAATGAAGCAAAAACAAAATTCTGCCGAGGCGGTCCATGCTTTCAACCATTGACGGAAGGTACTCAGAAATTTTATCGCTAACACCCACATATTTTGCCAGTGTGCTTAGCATGTGTGTGTCAAAGATTTCCTTTTGCCCGTTCTGGGCTAGTTGCACTGCCTGCGTCACATATTTAGGGTCGATACCTTTGATTTCAGGCATACTGCCCAGGTCCTGCCGTGTAGGATTACCTGTATAGCTATCCATGGTAGGTAATGTGTTTTCCTGACCTACCCCAACTGTAGTGTTCTGTCCGAACTCATTAACATAGGGCTGCTCTTCAAACGGTTGAGGATACACATCACCAGTATAAGCAAGCTTGACGTGTCCTTTCTTTGTGAACCCCGGGGCAAGGCTATCTAGCAAGTCAGAGGCAACCTTCTCGTCAAGTCCTAGCTCCATAACCATAGCTATTTTGGCTTTAATTGGATCTTCGTACTTTTTCTTTGCTCCATCGATGTCCACAAAGTATTCACTACCGTTTGTGTGAACTGTCATTGGGAAAATGTTTTTGTCTCTTAACATTCCGTGCAACGTGCCAGGATAACCCGGCTCGCCTTGAACAAGTTTTTCTTTTTCTGATTCTGCTTCAAGTTTACGCTTGTTGCTTTCCTCTTTATCCTTTTTTGAGATCATTGGAGAGTTCTCAGGATACATCGGCATCACAGGGCGATTATGGTCTGCAGGATTAATCTTCAACAATTTATAACCTGAAGGTACGTAGATCATACAATCTTTGTACTCAAGACGATCGCTCTGGCGCTTGGTCATCACCAACATCACTTCTTTGGCTTTCTTGGGGTGCTCGTAGTAGTTGCCTCGTGGAAGGTCGTGTACACTACCAGGCTTGTCCCACTTGCCACCCTTATCGTCACGATCGCACCAGTTAGCTTCGCTGTAAGGCTCTACAGAGATGCGTCGAATACCTGAAGCGTCCTTGAAGTTGGCGTTAATTCTAAAGGGTTGTGTTGCCTTTAGGTTCTCATTGATAAGGATGTATACGTTAGAGTAACCAGGCTTACCTTCAGCAACATCCACCATCATCTTGTGTGCGGCTGAGTAATCCTGCACCCTAATCTGATCTTTGATGAATACTCCCTTGTGGTCTTTGATGTATGTTGTGCCGTCCTTAGAGTCAAGGTCGACCACTAGTGTGTCGTCTGTAGCAAAGTCCTGCTGCAGTTGCTTGGGTCGCACAATGAGCAAACCATAGCGCAACCCACCCATCTTTGTTACGTATGAATAGAAGCCGGACTCGTCAGGGTTAGTAAATTTCTTGAGATAGTCTACAGCACCAAAGGTAGATTTTTCATCTACAGCTCGGTCGTCGACGATAACGTATCCTTGAGTTAAAAGAGTTTCCTTGTCTGACTGAGTGAGCTTCTTGACCTCGTCTTTATCTGTGGGCTGGATCAACTTTAATTTTTTGGGTGCCTTGCTAGACTTGCGATACTTGTCACCGTCCTCGAGAGGAACAATAGCTGCGGCTACCTTATCTAGGGGGTAAAAACGCAAAACAGCTTCGCAGAACTCTGCGTCTTTCTCGATAAGCTCTGTGAATGCTTTCTTGGTGTTATTGTCGCTGTCTTTGACATAATCGATAACAGAAGCAATGGCGTAGCGTCCTGTACGCGGAGGCACACTCATCTGGCGATAATCGCCCTGAGTAGCGTCACGCATAATGTCTGATCTGTTCTCTTTTGAGTTGTCACCGAGCCCAAGCAACTCTTCCTTAATGAACATTTCAGCAAAATCTTCGTTTAACGGATAAAACTGCTCATTATTTTTGCTGTATAGGAGATCTAGGTTTTTAACCTTACCATTAATGAAAAAAGCAGGCACATAGAGAATTTGTCCACTGTTGGAGCGAAAGCCGAAGACGCCGAGAGCTTTTGTGTTATCTTCGTTCTTTTTGACAATCTCAAACCCCACCAAATACGGAATAAGATTTTTAAGCGTATCTTGAAGCCTTTGATAAGCCAGCTGGAAAAACGCACCTTCGATCTGGTCGTCAGCGGCGTATTTGGGTAAAGTTGTATTGCGCATATAAATTTTTCTGGATTTACTTAATTTTATGGATTTTTTGCTTGTATATCAAGAACCTTCTAGGAAAGCAGCCAAATTAGCCTTTTTCACCAAAACCTTTACCATAAGCAAGACCAGGTACAGGGTGTGGACCGGCAGTGTCAGAAGTTGCTCCTCTGTTGACCATGTTGACAAAACGCTTGGCTAAGTTAGTGCTGTTCAACACAGCCATCCAATCTTCGTTATGTTCAGGGATATCAACCAGACGAACCATCACAGGCTCAAAGTGCGGATGCTCATCATGAACAATAACAGACTCAATATCGTGCTCTTTCAGCTTTGCTACCACCTGTGAAGTTATTTTAGTGCCTATAGTATAGTGAAGTTCCGGTTTTTCGAGGTATTTGCCATATGCCAGATCTACACGCATCTGCTTTGAATCTTCTCTGGGCACATAATCTTTTTCAATCGCAGAATATGATACCACCTGGTCAGGCAGATAATTACCTAGCCCGTGCGGATCTGTGACCCTCACATGATCGATTGCAGCTTTTGCGATAAGTTCAAAGTTTCGGCGATTAACGCCAAGTCCGCTATCGTCAAAGGCCTTTTTCATTGCCTCCATATAATACTTTCGACCTTCCCCAATACCCTTGCGTTCCACAACGTCTCTAGGATCTATGAGTCCGGTACTTAATACTTGGCCTTGTTCTACGCGGTCGCCGTGTTTAACTACTGGATCTTGTCCTAGACCTATGTAATGTTCTTCGTCGTTAACACTGATAAAGTGCCCTCCAGCCGCAGCAGGTTCAAGCTTGGTGATAAAACCGTCAGCCTGAGCTAACGGTGCTTTGCTGATAAATGTTTTTGGAACATTTGCCAACTGGTTAATAAGTTTAAACCCCTGCTGACCTCCTAGTGATGTGGCTGCTCCCCCTGAATGTCGGGCTTTCATAGCACTTTCTGTGAGTGGTTCAGCCACGGCGGTTCCTGCCACAAGACCAATATAACTATCCATAGCTGCCATACCTTTTTCTCGCCTACCCACACACATCTGACATAAGCCGCCAGAATGATGTTTCTTATTTGACTGGCAAGTCATCGGTGACCGAATGAAAATATGTTTGACGCCCTTTGACTTGAGGTCGTTGAGCATTTTGGCCGTAACCTCGTTGTTTCTGTTGTAGCCTTCAACAGCCTTGGAAAGATGTGCACCAATAGACTCGCGGTCTGAAACAAGTATATCAATACCGTTAAGAGTACCACAGTCAGCTTCAACAATCTGTAATGGCATGAGTGCTCGTGCAAATTGTTTTGATCCGTATCCTCCCTGCGCCACGGAAATTTTCTTTAATACTTCACCAGTTCTAGCTCCAAAAGATGTTGTTAGATATTCAGGAAGCGTCAATCCTTCAGCGTATGAGCTTTTAATAGGAATATCCATCTTAGGTTTTCCTTCAGCATCAACAACAATGCCTTGAGTGGCTATAGTTCCTCGATACTGTGCTGGAGAACCGCGAGAGCCTGCCAAAATAATCTTCGCTAGAGATTTATTTTCTTTCAATCCCTGAGCTAGAATGTCTTTTTCGACATTACTCATCATAGTGTTATAATGATCAAAGATCTTGCTGTCTTTAATTGCGCGAGAGTCTTTGGTGGCCTCAACCTTATCTTTGAATGCATCAAAACCGCCCCACAATTTATCTTTGTCGATAGGGCTTACTAGATCTCGCAACGTCAGAGATGTCCCCTGTCTTGTGGCTATTTCAAATCCTAGTTTAGTGAGGTCGGATACTATCTTTGAATACTCCTGTGGAGCTTTTTCAGCCAATTCAGCAAACAACACAGATATACCCTTTTTATCGAGTATTTTATCATGTACCAGATGCTGAAACTGCTGAGGCAAATAAAACTTCAACAGAATATGTCCTACTGTTGTGGTAGCCATTACTTATTAAGTTTTTTCTGCAGTATTTGAAATAATGTGGCTTGTTTTGTGTTTAGGCTGTTGTTGCCAAAATCTTCAGGCGAGGCAGAATTAAGATTAGGGTTTCTTGTGACTTCTTGTCTAGGATCCAGCTTAATTTCCTCTTTTTCTTCTTTTATTTGATTTAGTGCGTCTAATTCCTGGAAAACACCATCCATTATCTCACCTTCCTGATTACTCGAGGATTGTTGATCCGGAGTAGCCATGGTGATGTCATTATCAGTAAGATCATCTTCTTCTCCGTTGTTGATGGTTTCGCGATCCTGTAAATCAGTAGCCAACTTACTCTTTATGAAGCAGGCCCTGTCGTAGTTAGGGTCACCTTTCTCAAACGAGTCTAGATAGGTGGCCAATTTGGTTAGGTCTAGCATATCATGTACAATTAATTACCCATCGGTGCTGAGTAAATTCCGCCACCCATCATACCCTGCTGGTCTTGCTGTTGTTGTTGTGTCTGCTGTTGCTGTTGTGCGTCTGCTTTTTGTTTGCTCTGATCCATCTTCTGCTGATGTGTATCAGCAAGCTGTTTGACCTTGAGCAGTGATGCTGTGGCAGTGCCCTTGCCCACCAAATCGAGAAGTTCGCGCACAGTAAGGGTGACCTTCACATTATCCAGTTCATTCTTTGCTTCCACCGCAGAAGCCTCTGCTTGACCGGCGTCCTGGGCGGCCTGCTGTTGCATATCTTGCGGTTGCGGTGGTTGTGGTTGTCCTTGCTGACCTCCCATAGCCTGTTGTTGCATAGCTGCGGCATATTCATCTTCAATCGAGGCTTGCGTCTCCATACCTCCACCCTGCGGTGCGCCTTGCTGTTGTTGTTGTGCCTCGAGCTGCTGAAGTACTGCTATAGCTTGCTGGTCTCGCTGCTCTGGAGGCATCGACTGCAGCTGTTGAATGAGTGGAGCTACCTGTTGTTGTGTTTCCGGGGAAAGTTGTTGAACCTCCGCCATGAGCTGTTCCATAGGACCACCACCTTGCGCTTGCGGTTGTCCTTGAGGTTGCTGCGGAGCCTGCGGCGGTTGCGGAGGAGCTTGAGGTGGCTGGGGTTGGCCTTGAGGAGCCGGAGGTTGTCCGCCACCCTGAGGTTGTGGTTGTCCTTGCTGTGGTGGCTGACCCTGCGCACCACCTTGCTGAGGTTGTTGTGCTTGCTGCTGCTGAGCCATAACGTCAGGGTTAGGTATAAACGCCTTCTTGGTGAGCTTTTTGACGTTAGCTGTTTTTGAAATCTTTCTGTAGTCTTCTAGTAATTCTGAGATTTTCATGTTATGTTGCGTTTTCCAGTTCTATTATTTTAAAGATTTTGTCGTTTAAAGTTTTTTTAATGTTTGGGAGTTTGCCCTGACCCTCAGTATTACTTAGTTCATGACAACCTTTCTCTATCTCAATAAGCTCGTTTAAATAGGTCTCCAGCTCAGTGAATTTTTCGTCATCACTCAGCTGTAACCATATATTTTCCTCAAGCATAACTTAAAACAACGTAAAAATAAAGATTATTTGCGAAACATCCACCTCAGCTTGCCGCAATCCCACAATCTATGCAAGTTTTTAGAGTTAGAAAATTCTTTTTCGGTCTTGTTTGCTGGGCAATTAGTTTTACTTTTGCGCTGAGACTGTTTGGATAACCTTCGACAATTGTGGGAAAAATCTACATAGCTGTAGTCCGGTCCCAGAGATTCCTCTAATTGAAACCCTAACTGAACGTACACGTCTCCCCAACTCCAACGGTTGTCTGACCAACTAACAACTTCTTCAACACCACTCAAGCTGAGCAAAAACTTAAATAGTTTAGATGCTCCGCCGACAACGCTATAATTATCTCTAACGGCAAAGCGATCCAACACTAATTGAGAAGATTTTCGATGGTGGCGACCAAAACTCATCACAGCCAATAGATTGTCTTCATAAAACAATCCTGCAAAATATTTACCAAGATTGTTGGCTCCTTGAATATGGTGCGCGTCAAAAAAAGCTCTACCATCTCTGCCGACTATCTCACGCACACTACACTTTCTAGCATAAACCACATGTTCATTTGCACCTAGCACAGAGCGTAAAAAATTCTTAACCTGAGTCTGTCTATATACCCACTCATCTTCAAACACTGTGATAAGTCTTACATTCTGAGATTTAGCTCTTTTAAATTTATCTATATGATAATTCCTATCGCGAGGTGTTCTTGAATCTTCTGTATGCCAATATAAGCCGCAATACTCTACACCTAACCGCAGCTCCTCATTATACAAATCAATTTCTTTTCCTTTGAGTATTTTAAAATCTGCTTTGAACTCTTTACCTGAAATTGCCAAAAGCCAATCTGCCAATTCTTGCTGCGCCTTACCATAACAATTACTTGGATGAGCTGTACCGTAACGCGCTATTTTAGTTTCCACTGCTTTCAGCATACACGTAGATGAGTTGAATGGGTTTTCAACACCGCAACTGAGTTTGGTTGAAGCTTTGGCCTTTTCTCGAATGTCTGCTCTGTTGATGGCGAAATCTACACCGTACCTGGCTCTATGTGTTTTTTTGATTTTTTCCACAACCACGGAATTACCGTCTGCGTCTTTTTCTGTATAAGTACACACATTAGATTCCTTTATCTTCTCACGTATTTCAACCACTTGAGCGATATGCGCAACACCATACTTAGCTATATTGCTGTGCTTTCGTCTAACCTTCACCTCCTCAGAAGCTAGGTGGTGCTTTGTACCATACTTAACGAGACAGGTTTTCTCGGTTAACTTGTTCCTGCAGTCTTTGCTGCCGCAGGTCATGTTATTATTATTGGCGTATCTGCAATACAGTGTTTCGTGCGATTTATCACAATAATCGCATAATATCAGCACAGGACGCTCTGAGTATCTCTTTAGCGTTCCTGGGTCGTAACCAAACCGCGATAGTGTTCCTTGAATGTCTAGCATCCCTCCAGTATACAAAGGATAGGTGGGATGTCAACAGCTATATTTCTACCCTGTCACCAATATCTAATTTACCAGCAAGAAAGTCTCTAACTACTTCTTGCTCTGAGTGATATTTCTTTGGTTGATTTTTCTTATCCTCAAAACTAGCAGCAAATAAGCCTGTTGCAGCTTCATTCGAGGGAGTGTAAATTGGTGAGAAAGTGCGGTGATAAATTAAGTTCTTTTCCGGCAATAACTTCTCCTTGACTTCTTCCTTTGCTTCTTCTGATGCAGGAACCTGTACGTTGAGTTGATCGCCGTCACTGTCCGCCCCATATCCCTTAAACACGAGAGGGTTTAGTTTGATAGAGAAATCCTTGGGATCAGGATTCATCTTCAAATACATTCCCTGGAAGTTGTATTTAGACAGCTGGGGATCTCGCGTAACGATTCCTGGACGATCAGCCATCTCTTCATGCAGTGCCTGTAACGCTAATGGGTGTTTGTGTTCTAGATATTCTCTGGCTTTCGTTGCTGGAATTCCCATGCGAACCATACGCCGAATCACAAAAGGGGAATAAATGCTCCACGCTACAGATTGAGGAATACTGCTTTGATTTAGATCTAGATTAGAGTCCGGCAGCAAAACAGCTCGACCTACAAGATCAATAGGCTTATTAACCACCTTTGCCTGAAACATACTTTCTTTGGCCGAGCCTCCCTGCAAACCCAGAGCAGAAGCCAATAATCCTTTGTAGCCTTTCTCAATACTCTTCTGGTTGATAGGTCCACCTAAACCAAAAACAGCTTTAACACCATTATATATCTGCTTCTTTGCTGTACTGAGGTGTTCCGGATCAACGTCAGGAGAATCTTTGGCTGCCCCAAAAGATTTATTCACCATGATTAAATCCTTATATAGCTCATTAACGTCTGCAGTCAGTGCCTGATCCCCCTGAACCATAACAGGGCGATATTGCGCAGGAATCACCGGGATCTTAGACAACAACATATCCTCAGGCTTTAGATTGTGCTGCTTTAGCATCGTTAGAAAGCTGAGAGATTTAATTGCGTCGTCTCTACCGGTTTTCTTTTTTAGCCCTATGACCTTTTTGAGTTCTGCGATCTTTTCGTCAACGTTGATCTTTTTAAGGTCTTTCTCGATCGAGCCTGATGCGGCTGCTTCCTCGTACGCATTTTTGGTCATCTTCAAAAGCTTGCGCAGATGATCCTCGGCCATAGGATTAGGAATTCTATGGTTTAAGCTTATATGATTAAAATTATCGCCATGGATACCCACCAACGACGGATCAAAAAGCCCGTGTTCTTCTTCGATAAGAGAATCTTTTCTAATTTTGTACGTTAGAGGTTCTTTAATTTCTCCCTGAGACATCGCCACAATATCTTTATCTGTCTGCGGCATGATATGAAATTTAGATCCATCCTGCTGTACATTAACACCAGCCCCCTTGAGGTGACCTATAAATTTATCAAATATGAACGGTACTTTTTGTGGAGGTGGCGGCAAACCGAGCTTCAAAGCTGTCCAAAAGTCGTCGTTCTTTGTTGCTCTGACTGTGGCAATATCTCTGAGCACTGCTTTGGCGTCGTTGGATAGGGCAACAGTTGTTGCCAAATTACCTATACGCTTAGCTTTCTCGTGCGAGCCTGCCTTTGAAGGCTGCATATTGATATCATACGTCGTGGCCGCCGATCTTGCGGATATCTTGTCTTCTGCGATATGGTGCAAACGATTAAAATACAGAGGACCTGTGAGTACTTCAACGTGCTTACCAGACAAAGGATCATAAAGCTTCTCGGTATCTTTTATTCCGTGCTTGTCCAAAATATCAATCACTTTCTGGACAGCTGAACCTTCGGTGAAACCTGTCATTGTAAGTGCTTTGCCCTGCTTTTGGGCCAGCTTACCCAAACCAATTGCATTCACCAAACCCGGAGCAACACGACTAGTGATACTCATGGAATTCAACAACACATCCACAGGTTTGCCGTCTTCGCCTTGAGGCATTTGCGTGTCTGGAACAATACTTACTACTCCTTTTGCACCAAAAGGCATGTTGAGCTTGTCGCCATGACTCATGGGTCTTTTTGTTTTTACTGTCACAGCCACAAGACCGCCACTGGCTGAAGTATCCGTCACCACACCCTCATACTCATACTCCCAGGCCACTGAAATGTCTGAGAAAGCGTTACGAATAACTTTGGACAGTTTGCCTAGCTGGATATCAAGGGACTTTAGTGTTTTAGGTTGAAAAGCTAGGATGATCGGATCTCCGTGTTTCAATACGGTACCTTTCTTCACCACACCATGACTGTCTATGTGTGAGAGCTGGTCGTTGTAGTATTTGTTTGGAAATAAAGAGATGTACCTGTCTTTGTCGGTAGAGATCCCTCTAGCAATTTCCATACGCACAGGAATAAGCTGCTCCCCTTCCAATTTTTTAGCTGCTGACTCAGATATGGCCAAAGAATCTTCGAAATTCAAAGATCTGAACGGCATGATGGCTGTTTTAAGGTTCATCCCTAATGATAATGTGCCTTCATGGTCAGAGTAGTTGGATGTTGCCAGTAGTTGTCCTTCTTTAACTTTATCGCCAACCTTTACGTTAGGTGTATGGTGAATATAGCTTTCACGCCCTATGATGTAATTATTGTAGCGGTCGTGATGATGTTCTTTACCTGCCGAGTCTTTGACGATCATGTGGTCGTCCTCGATTTTAGATACCACGCCGTCAGTCTTTGCAGAAATACTCACAAGTTTACCAAACTGCTTTGCAAAACTGTCTCCGCCTCCGGCTTTGGGCGCTGCCTGCACCAGAGGAGCCTCACGATTGGTGAGTGTCATGGCCTGCAGCGAAGACTTGTCACCGATTAGTACGCGTGCACCTGATACTGAGCTGAGTCCTGGAATAAGATTAGTTACAGGGCTGAAGAAGTGCGAAGGGTCGATCATGCTATATTTCGACTTCTGCGACTTTGGCACTTTTGTAAGCTTGCCGTGAACTAGGGCAAATTTAAAGGTTTTTAGAGACATATGTTGATGTTGTGCTTTCCAGGGTTTCATCCGTCTCGTCTGTAAACCTCAGTCCACAGCGCCACAACACATCGGCCATGCCGTCAGAGATCTCATCCACGATCTCGTTCTGTATATCCCAGATAGCGCAATGTATGAGCTCATCAATAAGCGTGGACAGCAACGCTTTGCCTTTTTCTCTAGAGTCTATATACACTGTCTTGTTTTTAGTGTCTGGGTGTTCTGTTCTGCCTCTGGCATGTCGCAGTTTTTTTACCACAAACTTGTAGCGTTTGTTCCGTATGGTAATACTTTTTATCTTTTCTATGGGGCGCATAAGTAGGGTTACGTTAAGGGAACTATAACACAACTGTCCCAGCGAAGCAACAAGCACCTCCCGAAAAAACCATGTACTCCCTATACTGTTGATAGTTGTTCTATATACCCTCCCTTATCCCTCTACTAACTCACTAACCAATCCCCTTCTCTAAACTAAAGACTCACCCTATAAATTCTCTCTAGTACCCACAAGCAAAAACATAGTGACCTTTAACCTCTCTCAAAGTATATATCTAGTACAGGCACGTATGCAGACGACTATAGAAAAAAGCACAGAGGCAAAGAAAACCCACGTCTATCGCATAAAAGATAGGCTGGCCCATAATGACAACTACAGTGAAGAGTTCCTTTATGGTCCTGTAGCTAAACCCTCAAAAGAAGCGGTAGCGAGATTTAAGTCTAGTTGCGCTAGCCTAAGCTCTAGTAGTTGCTCTGTAAAAAGCGATAAGCCTGTATACTCTCATCACAGTCTTAACTGGCTTTGTGTTAATAGTCTCGTCTCTCACTGGGAACTACTCTCTAGAGATGCTCAGTTAAATCTTCGTTCTCTCATTCTCTCAGACAAAACCAACAGCAATAGGTTTGGTCTAAAAAAGCTAGATCTAGAAGCTCACTTGCTCTTAAGCATTGGTTGCGACATGACAAACATTCTCAACAACGGAAAGGATGCTATATCCAGCAATCTACGCGATCCAGACACTGCCTACAACAGCTATAGCAGTGTTTGCGTAGACAACCGCACTGTTGATCCAAAAAGCTGTGCACGGGCCCATAAGAAGTTCTGCAAGACCTATTCTGTTGAAGCTCTATTCAAAGCTGGCTTTGTTGCCTATCAGGCTGTGATCTCTAGCGACGAGTCCTATAGAAAGCCTGATCAAGAAAAGTATCTAGCGTTCTTTAAAAAGAACTCAGAATACTTCACAAAGCTGTCTAAACACAAAAAGATCTACAGCTATAGCTACAGTCATGAAATCAGTGTAGACAGCATACTCTCTCAAAAATATCGTCCTCATACTCATCTCATCTTCTTTCTTCCCTCTAACGAGATTGATCCTGAGGGTGAAGAAAGAAAGGTTCTAGAGCTGGAAAAGGTGTTCAATCTGAAAAATCCTGATCGTCGAATGAGAATCGATCGAACAGACTCAACTAAAAAAGACTCTCCCAGAGTGGCTAGATCCTCTGAAGCTATAGAAAAGAGCTTTAGCTATCTTCACAGGGCATACAGTCTGGTTTCTCAGTATGCTCGTGAAATTAGAGCTGAAAACGTAGAGGATCTCAACCGCCTGGTGGTAGAAACATATCATACTCTCATCGAACTTTTCAAAAGCCACGAAGTACTCAAAGGCAAGGGTGAAAACAAAACTCTCTGCAGGGTAGCTGTGCGTCGTATGGGGCACAGTCACATTCCCAAGGCAGAGGAAAGGGAGAATTACAAGCATCCTTTGTTGCAAAAGAAAGGTAAACTCGGTAGAATAGAAAAAACTACACCTAGAAAACTTTCAAATGCTAAGGTTAAACCTACTATCAAAGCTTGCGGGGAACCGTTCGCCAGTGACAAAACCCCTACCCACACCGAATCCAATCCCAGCGGAATACCCATCAACAGAGAGACCGTGGGTGAGTCAGCGAGCAACTCCACAGCAGTTGCAGGAGTGGGGTGTCAATACGGACGACTTTATGAAAGGAGGAGGACGCTTGAACTTCGAAGCCGGAGCAGCAAAACCAGTGGTTCCACCGATCACTCCTGCACCGGTAGTTCCAAAACCAGTCAGAGTTCAAAAAGCAGGAAGTTTGCTGAGAGAAATGCTGAAAGAAGCTTACGTGGATCTCAACGGCAATTGGGGCAGACCTACAGGTGTTCGTCCTCAGCGCGAAAATCCATATCAGAATATGCAGGCTCGCCAGGAGCGTGCGTCTCAAATGGCTAATCACATTCGTCAGACCTATACACCGCAGGCGCCCATAGGTACGCAGGACAACATGCCTTCGATCCCGAAGGCTCCTAGTCCGTTTTTAAAAGATCAACAGTACGACGAGGCCACAAAGGCTAACGAGTATGTGAACCAGTTAAGAAATGCTCGACAACAAGCAGACGTCGCTCAAGGATTCAACGCTAACCCACAAGCTCTCAGGCAAGTCAATCAAAGCTATCAAACTCAAGGCTATGCCCCAGAGGTTAATCAAGCTTACGGAAACATGACTCGTGGAACTAACAGAGCTGCAGACTATGTTCAGGCCAAGCAGCAACTACTTCAAAAGAATCCTAATCTGGCTGATGCTAATCATAAGGACAACCAAGAATTCATATCTAGCTTAAAATCCACATATGGTGACAACTATCGGCAGCATATGGAGAACGATCCTGCTGGGTTGATGAAGCACTACGATAGGTTTGCAGCAAATCGCAACGCTGCCCCAGCGCAACCTGCAGCACCAACGCAATCGGCTCCTGTAGCCCCACAAGGAAATCCGTACAACAGCAATCAAAGCCCCGACCCTGGACTTCCTCATGAACAGTCTGCTCCCGCACCGCCAAACATTCAAATTTCTCCAACCAACCTGGCAAGCAGTCCTACACCAACAAATCCGTACGACAGCAGTAATGGCGATGACCATGGACTTCCTCATGAGCAGCCTGCACCTGCTCCGACAACACCCAAAGTTGTAAGCACAGCATTCAATACACCGATCAAGCTAAACATCGGCACAGGAGGAGGAGAAGCACCACAACCAAATCTTAATGTGCCTAAACCCATTCCAGCAAACACAACGTCAGCTCCGCAACCCGTCCAACCAAACAAGACAGCCAGCTATGAAGACTATGAGTTGATCTGGCAGGGTGTGTTCGATCAGCTACGCAAAGAAGGTGCTAACGAAGACTTTCTAGAGGGTATGATGAAAGAAGCTTTTGACCTGGGAGGGTTTGTTCAACCCATTGCAAAAGCTATTAAACCTGTGGGAGATTATCTAAAAGAACTATCAAGCCCTACAGACATTACAGGAGAACTTACAAACAGACATCAGATAATTCCCAATGTGGACAATCGTCTGCTTGGTGGTATTCTTGGAGCAGGAGGAGGTCTAGGCCTCGCTAATTTGCTGGGTATGGATGAAGGGGCCGGAAAGTTCATCTTCCCTGCCATAGGAGGCCTTCTAGGCTCAGGAGGACTATCTAGCGCAATGAATCATTGGAAGGATCAACCGGGATTTGGGCACAATAAAGTTCCTTTGCTCACAGGAGCACACAACAAAGCACATCCTCTGGTCGAAGTTTCTCCTATAAGCCCTGAGCATAATATGGGTTACGACGCTAATGGAAACGTTGCAGCAGGAAATTAGAGTATGATTGATCTAAACCTTCCAGCATTCTATCTAGGTGTTTCTGAAGAGCTGCAAAAGACGGCCGATCTTCAAACAAAAATACCTGGTGAAACACCAGAACAACTATTGTCTCGGTTTCGTCAAAACAAAGTAAACTTTCCGCAGTTCATGCAAAATGCGCAGCAGCATTCCTGGAACATTCCGGGTGTACCTTTCTCAGGTTCGTTGGTACGAGGCTTTCTAGACAAGAACACGAATAATCCTGCGGCGGTACAAGAAAAGATAAAGACTGCCCCAGACGACACTTTGTTGAAGATTATTAATAAAAACCAGGACGCATTTAAAGGAGTACAAAATCAACCATTACCCTCACCCGTGCAACCAGAGGTAAAGCTAGCTGTGGATCTTGAGGGTATGCCCGTGAACGAAAATATACTACCCACCCTGTCTAATCAGGCTAAGTGGAAATATGTTCGCACCAAGGACGGTTTAAGGTTATCTGACGGTAATCTGGTATATAGTTTTGGAGGACTTCCTGAGGAGTATCCCGCAGAAGATTCAAAGGTATCCAGACTAGCTGATGACAATATTCTTAATTTTGAAAATGATGCTTTAAACAAAGGTACAGCACAGATTCACCGAAGCAGCCCTGACAACATATATATGACATTGGCTAACGGAAGCCATAATCCTACTTTTATGTTGCAGCACGAAGGGGGCCAAAATTGGAGATATAGTCCAGCAAAGAAATTTGCACAAAAGCTCAAAGCAATGAAAGAGTCTTTGGGAAATCAGCAGACTGAAAATATTCATGTTGATCCTGCTGCGCTAGTAGATGCTGCATCTGATGAAGGTCAAAAAATTGCAAGCTACGACAGCAACAGTCTTGCAAATCTCATGGTGAATGCTAAAAACACAGCTTCCGGCTATCTTAATGATTATGTAAATGAAAATGCAGAACATCCGCTACGTTCGTTCATCGGCCACTATATAGCAGCCCGTGGAGTACATCATATAATTGACGAACTTCACCCTGAAAGAGCCGAAGAAATTCGCAGAGATCCTGCAAAACTTCAAAATCGCAGAATAAGAAGTTTGGTAGAGTCAAGCGTTCCTGTGTTGGCTAGTCTGGCCTACAAAGCACAATAATTATGAGTATGTCTATCGGCTCATCTGACATGTTTAGTATCCTACCAAAAGGATATGACGTGGACGCTCCACCCACTTTCACAGCAAGCTCATTGCTCAAACTAGTTGGACAGGATCACGCACTAGATCAACAAAAAAAGCAGTCGTTGTTCAGCTTGATTAAAAGTCCTGAGGTTTTTGACCATCTTATTGCGGGTACTGCTGGAATGGCTATGATGCATGTGGTCGCAAAGTACGCAGAACTTCCAAAACACGCCAGAACACTATTGAGCTTGGCGGGCTTTGGTGTTGGCAATATAATATACAATAGTCTGCACAAGAGAAAATTTACAGAATACGATCCAAGCACAGGAATGATTCACGTCAAACAATAATTTATGGAACTATCAAAATACGCACAGGCCATCAAAAACGAATTGGCTATGGAACTGGAAAAGATTGGATCTTCTCTAGAGGAGCTAGAGACAGCACTGCAAAACATCAACAATGGAGAAGCTGTGTATAAGATTGCGTCTACGGTGGGTTCTCTTGTAAAAAATGCTTCAGCTGCTGACGGTGGATCAGCTAAAAATTTAAACGTAGGAGGAATTACAGGCACTGCTCTTGGTTCTCTTGCGGGCGCAGCCGGTGGAGGTATGCTTGGAGGAGTGGCCGGAGTTCCTGTTGGAGCTATGCTTGGCGGCACAGCTGGAGGAATGATCGCTGGCTCGCTAGGCAGTGCATTGAGAGATCTTCCAGAGCTAGCATTCAAAGGATCGCTTGCTGGTGGTGCTCTTGCGGGTCTTGGGCTCGACGAAATGGATAAATCTGTTGAAGGACTTAATAAAGCTCTTGAACGTGAGCGTGAGAAGGTTACTCTAGTAAGACGTATAACAGCCAACCTTAAACGAGAACATGGACTTACTTAACAAAGGAATTGAACCAAGAGAAACAGAACATTTTGACTTTGGCTCTAGCGCAGCAGACTTGCTCGCTTCAGTCACGCCTCGCAATGTGCGCAATGAGGTAACCAACAAAGGATTTGATCCTGAGGCAGTCATTGACGCTTTTGAAACAGCAAAAGGAATTAAAAAGCGTCCCAGAGCGCAAGACATGAGTGCGTTCACATTCAAGAACATCATTCTTGATCCTGAACAGCAGAAAGATCAGGACATGCTTAACGAATTAATGAATAACAAAAAGTATATGATCACTCTCTGGAAAGACACCTGGACCCCGCAGGGAAGCTTTAGAGTATTTATCATCTACGGTACAAAAGAAGAAAAGAAAGATTAACATGAACAAGAAAGCACTCACTCAAATTCCACTAACTCCAGAAGAAAACTACGAGGCCTCTCAGGTTTTTGGCGGGAGTTTGTTTAGCGCTTTGCAGCTGGCCAAAGAACAAGAGCTTCGCAGAAGTCTAGAAGCGAGGAAAGCCTATAACACAGAAGATGAGAAAGTGCTTCGAATTCCTATTCCAGAAAACCTCATGCCTCAGAAAGTTGCTGCAGCGCGCTCCACATACTCTATCGTGGAACATCCTGACGGCAGCTATGAACACACAAAAACCACCAGCTCAGAAGAGCATACTGGAGAAGGGTTCAAAAGAAACATCGGACGAAACGCTGGTATGGTCGCCGGCTCTATTGGTGGATTGCCCTCGATGATTGCTGGAGGAATGCTAGGTTCTGTACTAGATGCTGGTCCAGGCCATGGAGGTATGCAGTATAGCAAAACTATTGAACGTCCCGACGGGCGCAAAGAGCACATTTTTGAAATGGAGAAAAATCCAGGGATAAAAGAGCATTTAAAAAGAAATGCTGGTAAGTATGCTGGAAGCGCAGCTGGTATGATGCTTGGAAAAGCTGTACCTGGTAAATTGAAAGCTCTGATGCTTCCTCTCGCAGGGCTGAGTGCTGGGCATGCTTTTGACAAGTACACAAAAGAAAAAGATCAAGAGAACTTGATGAGCTCGGATAGCACAAAAGCAGACATGCTGACAGACCTCGAGTTTCATAAAAAACTTAAATCAAAAAAAGCCGAATCTCTTGATGATGTTCCTCCTGGAATGTTTCAGCGAGCTGTTGGAAGTATTGCAAATCATCCTGTGCGCATGCTGGTTGGAGGACAGGAGGGATTCAGAGACGCTAAAAAAGACTTTTACTATAAGCAGAAAGAGCATATCCAAAAAGAACTCATGACTGCACAAAAAGAGTATATTGATCTGCTTTCAAGAATAAAGACAGGCTCTGCAGAATCTGAAACTCCTTGTGTGGACGCGTTCTGTAGTGGAGTTGCTCATGACACTATTTTTGGTAAGACCGCATCCAGAAAAGAAGATGTACCTATCGAAAGCGGATCTATTGCCCGATTGGCAGATGCTGCCGCACATCAAGCAATGAGACCGTTTACTCCTGCCGCAGACTATGCTGCAACAGGATTGCTAGGAACCAGCGCAGGATCAGCCTATCTTACATATCTCTTGCGCAAGAAGATGCGTGAACGTCCTGACGAGTTCATGGAAGGTCAATTACCCACACGCGTAGAGCTTCAACCATATCACTAATATGCAATTAGATTTTACTGAACTTGAAAAAGGCGTTAATGATGGTCTTGAAAAACAAGCAAAATCCCCAGATTATTTCCAACAGTTGGAAGATCGGGAGCGTGAGCAGCAGCGCAGATTTTCAGCCGTCCCGTCATGGTCCACGCCGTTAGAACCAACCGCTATACCCAAACCTTCATTTCCCTCACCAGAGGCTATGCCTGCGGCTCAGGTTGCTCCTGAGACTATTGCAACCAAAATAACGCGCGAGGCTAAGAGGAAAAAAGATTACATGGATCAGGGTCTTGATATGCTAAAAGATACTGCAGTTAAAATACCTCCAACCCGACCACCAACCCTGCCTATAACTGCGCCTCTAGCTGCATCACCAACTGCACCACCAGAAGATATGCGCGCAGACCAACTACATACTGGATTTTTTGACAGTCCTGACCTTTTTTCTCGACAAAGAACTCACGGAGACGTTGTAAATCGTGTAGATATTGCCGCTCGTGCTCGAGACAATGAATTAACTGATTACTATGGCAAAGCTGAAAACGCATTGAGGCGTACCGGCAATCCACAGCAAATGGATGATTTTATGGCTGAAAAAAAGGAAGCTTTTAGGCAGCACAACGCTAAATTTCAGGAAGCGCGAAAATTTACTCTAGATCACTTTCCAAAGTATCAACGACAAATGGCCGACTACAATGCAAATCAAGCCGCACAGGCAAAAGCCACAGCTGCTGGGTATGATCCTCTGAGGTCGACAGGGCAAGGTTACACCAAAGTAACACCCCCAACATTTCCCACATTTGACCCAAATAATGAATACTTGGCTGCAACTTTCCCTAACGCTAATCCTAGAAGTCCTTATACTTCGTCACAGGCACAGCAGCCGTTGAGTACTCCCACAGCACCTACTAGACCTACTACCACTGTTGCCGCACCCTCAACCTCGACCCCAACCCCAACCTCAACGGCGTTGCCTCCAGGACTGCAGCAAGCCATAAAGTTGCAAAATCAACAAGCAGCCGATGAAGAAAAACGCAAACAGTTGTTCAATATTGGAGGAATATCCCAAGATCCTTCTATGCCCGGAAGAGAAGTCACAGTCTTGGGCCAAACATTTAAAATACCTACAAGCACTGCAGACTACCAACAACAAGCAAAAACTACACTGCCTGGACCGGTAGGTGATGTGGTCGCTAAAGCTGAGGGCGCTGTTGGAGACGCAGCAAAAATAGTAGGCAATACTGTCAGTGGCGGTATTGATTTAACTCACGATGTAGCTGATCGTGGATTCGTTAAAGGTGTATTACATCATAATTTTCCAGAAGCGTACAATACACTTTCCAAGGCTTATCATGGTGTCGCCGGAGCACTGGGCAAAGCTAACGATAGCGTTAAAGCGGTAGGTACAGGACTGTTGGGAGATAATGCGCTGGGTAATAATCTGCTTCCTCTTGGAGGTGCCGCCTTACTAGCCTATCTAATGACCAGAGATCGTAATCGTGGCTCAGGAGGACAAGGTCAAAACATCAACATCAATGTTGGTGGAGGAGGACAAGGGCGCACGCCAGCTTTCTTTAACAGACTTGGAGATGTGAACTCTCTCAGTGACGCCAAGTTTGCTTCTCTCAAAGAGGCGGGAGTAGCTGACGCAGTGTCCAAAGCCATTCAAACCAGAGCAATCAACAAGGTCCTTGATAAAGCTGAGGAAGAAGGTAGGGCAGAAAGCAAACCCAGTGAGAAAGAAGTTGAAATTACTTCAAAATATCCTGAGATGCAAAAGATGCTCGAGGACAAGCAAAACAAAGCCTATTTGGAAAGATTGTTAAAAGATTAAAATGCAAAGCAAACCTCCAGAAAATACAAGATCGTTTTTCGATCCTGAGAAGTTGAGGCATATGCTGTTTGATACAGCAGTCGCTGCGTTCGGTAAAAAAATAAACGCTATCGAAACAACGGACCACAAGCTTCAGGTACGAGATCTGAAGATGGATTTGCCTCATATCACGACCACACACCAGAAACAAGCTGTACTAGATAAAAAGGATCTCACGGTAGCTTTGAAAGGAACCATAGACCTGGTACACAAAAATTCTGGTAAAGTTCTGGAAAGTAAGAGCACCACTATAGCTCACATACCATATGTTACTAATCATAATACTGTTATTTATAATGGCTCAGAATACGAAAGCGTAAATCAGCAAAGACTTCTTCCTGGAATATACTCAAGGATTCGTCAAGACGGTATCCCTGAAGCACATATCAATCCTGAGGCTCGTACAGGTCAGAGTGGTCGTATTTTGTTTCTTCCTGACAAACAGTTGTTTATCTTAATGATTAGAAATTCTCAGGTTAAATTGTACGGCATCCTTCATGATCTAGGCATCTCTGACGGAGCAATTAAAGCTGCATGGGGAGAGCAAATCTACAACGCTAATCGTGTGCAGTATAAAGGAGACGAGATAGACAAACTCTATAGCCTACTAATTAAAGACTAATGAACGAGATAATCATAGACAACGATGATGCACCTTTCACCTATGTGAAACATAGCCCTGTGGCTGGGTTTGGTTTATTTGCTGCAAAAGACATAAGCAAAGATGATCTAGTGATAGACTACAGAATGTTTCCAAAAGATTGGTACAAAACAAGATATGTTGATTTGACTGAGGAGCAAATTCGTAAAAATCCGTACGTGATGCTGAATGATGAAGAGTGCATCACTAGCGATAAGTATAGCAAGTTCAGCTATATCAACCACTCAAGAGAACCCAACTGCGATTGGAAGCTAACAATGCATAAGATAATCGCTAACAGAGATATAAGAAAAGATGAAGAGCTATTTATTGACTATCGGCTTGAGCCCAGACCAAATCGAGTATCTTTCCCAGAATGGATATAATTTGTCTTGCCTAACCTAGAACTATAGACAATAATTAACGTAGCGATGGAGTAGATCAACGATCCTCTGGGAATTTACCAAAAGTTCCTGTTGCGGCTTGGGTGCCTATTGCTATATGCAGTAAACAACAAACAAAAAATAGAAAATTATTATGGCAACAATTAAAGTAAAAAAAGTAGCAGTAGATACGGACCGCACAAACGGCGGCTATGACATTAGCGGACTATTGAGTTCGCGTTATGAAAAGCTTCAGGTATCCTATGGAGTTATCTCTCCCACAGACTATGCGTTGGGAGATTCCATCGTGTTCAGCGACGTTCCTTCCAAGAGCATTATTCGTGCAACTGTAGTCGCCCACGATCCTCAAGCTCCTGCGGTTCTTGATGTATATCCTGGCTCTGACAAGAACAGTCCGTTCACGCTAAAAATTCCTACCGGTGTCACTGGTACGGTAGAACTTAGCTATATTATTGAATACGTGCGCGGCACAGGTCGTGTAGGTTCCACCACTGGAGATAACTCTGGCGAAGGAGAACTGTTCACAGTTGTACTCGCATCCTCCACAGTAGCAGCTGCTGATGCAGAAGTGCAGGTAGCTAAACAAAACGTCACCACGATCACAACAACGCAGGCCGTCGCGCTTGCTACCAGCACAATCGCAGCATTCAGCACCGCAGAAGTTGCAGCTATCACAACAAGCGATCTCAGCGTCCTTGCTACGGCACAGCTCTTTGCATTGTCGACCACTCAGGTGGCGGCCTTGACGACCACTCAGCGTGCGGCGTTGACCACCGCGCAGTTGGCTGCGTTGCAATCCTAACCATCAGGTTAAATCAGTCTAGTTATAAGAGAGGTGCGATGTTTATTCGTCGCACCTCTTTTTTTGTTAAAAATTGTTGCGTACCTTTTTAGAAATGTTATAGTGATATAACGCTAGGTACTCAACCGATCAACAAGAACAACTTAGCGCAGTAAACATGGAAACAACTAAAGAAGAAAAAATCTACAACCTTGTGGTTGAACTTGAAATTGCCAAGAAGAACAAACGGGATACTGTCAAAGCCCATAACGAAGAAGTAAAAAGAATCCAGGCCGAGATAAAAGATTTGCTAACCGAAAACGACGCACTAGAATAAAACTAAACCGATAAAATTATGAGTGAACGAGTAGAATTACCCATTGTGACCGAAACCGAAACTGAGTCTAAGCATGTATCCTTGCTTTTAATCGCTGACGGTCTTCGCCAGGCTGAAACCAACCTGAAAGAGCAGGAAGAAAATATTCGCAAATTTAGTGAGCAGGTCAACAACCTACAAAACATGCGTATTGCCACCATTGCTCAACGAAACTTATTGGTTGAGCTTGAAAAGCGAATTACTGAAATGGAAAACACTAACGAACAATCACAGGTTTAATATGTTTGAGCTCGTCTGCATATCCCTTGCTCTAGGTTATTTTTTGTTGGTGTGGTTGCGCACTAATGCGTTTACAGAATATATAACTTTGTGTGGTATGTCACGCATTCTACACATATCAGAGTACAATAAGCTGCACGGTGAGGGATATGCTGGCACCTATACAGATTTTTTGTATGAATACTATCGAGATAGTTTTTTTGTTAGGTTAATTTGTTGTCCTGTTTGTTTGAGCTTTTGGTTAGGATTAGTTGCGGGTCTGTGTGTGGCTCCTCAATTGGTTGTCGCATTGGTGTCTGCACCTTTGATATTGTTTTTCTATCTGGTATTTAATAGAATGCTTTAATGGCGCCAAAAATAGACCCAACTACAATACACCTGGGTGGTGATAGTTCCGAATTTTCTGCTGAGTATGTTCCTGTACTTCCTGCTGACCAACCAGCTAGTTGTGCTTTACCTCCACCGTCAACTTTAAGCATACCTGTCAAACCTTTGTTGCCTTTGCTTGAGGCATGCAGCGTTTCTTTTCCTGATGTAATACCATTACCTCCGGTATACAATCCACCCAACCTTAAATTTTTGGCGTGCGAGCATCTTTCGGCCGATGTAAACATACAGACAACAAACGCCACTAAAAATAGTTATTTGGTGCTATCTCCTAAAGGTCCCACGACCGGAGATTCAGGTCTAGGTGACTGCGGCATCACATTGTCCGGATTATTGGCGGTTAATGCATGTGAGACCTTCACAAGTTCCAGCACTGTAACTTTTAATGGTGCGGCTGAAGGTTCATTAACCTTGACACCGTCGAGTGCTCCTGACTGTGGAACTGTGCTGATAGGTAATATTAATGTGGATGCCTGTGAGACATTTTCAGCAGTCTCAAATATAGTGTTTGGTGAGGGTATAAGCTCGGCCTCTAATATAACGCTTAGGTCCACATCGGCACCAGATTGCGGAATCACACTAGGCGGACTCATTGCACTTCAAAAATTTGACGCATGTGAAAGTTTTGATGCCAAGATCTCTGTCACAACACAGGGACAAAGCATTAAAAAAAGTGACTGGAAGGTTACGCCAAACTCTACACCAGACTGCGCACTATCCATCCAGGGCTTGCTGGATATCGATGCTTGCGCCAGTTTCACGGCGGCAGCAAATTTAAACATACACGGCACAGCAGTTAAAAAATCTTCTCAAACAATAAACGTCAACACTACACCAAACTGCGGATTTAGTATTGACGGAGATTGGGAGATAAATGGTTGTCAGGAAGTAACAGCCAACAACAGTTTAAATATAAGAGGAAATATTGTAAAAAAGAACACCTTACAGTTAACGCCTGTAAGTAGTGGTTGCGGTCTTTCGCTTGGTGGAGATCTGGAGTTTTCAGGCTGCTCCGGTATCGAGGTAACAGGTGGAGTTAATCTTACTGGACCTATCGTTAAAAAAAATAATCTAAAGCTTTCTGCAAAAGCAAATAGCGATGGCGCTTTATGTGGAATTGAATTATCTGGCGGTGCAGACTTTTCTGGTTGTGGTTCTATGGGTATGTCTGCTGAATTGGACCCGGGGACAGTTACAGTTAAGCTAAATAACAGAGGACAGTCTCAGGCGCTTGGAGGTACAGTTAGTTTTAGTGGTGGTGGTGCCCCTAGGTCAGACGGAGCATGTAGCCAGTCACTCAAGATAAAGCTCGATGATATGAACTTTGATCTGGGCAGCGTGGGATGCGCTGTGAGTGCTGTAAGTACGAGTGTAGTAAATATTGATGGAGGACTCCAATTAAGTTTAAGTGGTGGTGTGCTTTCGCTGGTATCTGGCGGTGGTGGTGGAGGTGGAGGTGGTGGTGGTGGAGGTGGAGGTGGAGGTGTTGGATGTGGATCGCTAACACTTAAATCGTTGTTTGTGGATATGATCGAAATTCCGCCACGGCCTTGCTGCGAAAACATACGATGCCCTCCGTATATACATATGTGTGAGAAAAAGATGCGCATGCATACTATATACACAGATAGTATTCTGCCTACTGGCTGCAGTGAGACCGATTACACAGTCATGATGCAGGTCACCAGCTATGGACTTTTAATAACGCCTGATGCCGGCATACAGGCTAACGACGACACCTGTAAATTGTATTTGAGACCTGAAAAAGTTCACTTGAGTGATGATTACAACAATTCTTCAACAGTAGAATGCGGTGCAATTCAGTTAAACGAGACGGAAGGATATGGGGATGGTACGTATTTTCGTGCAGATATCAACACCAAGGATATAATATTTGAGACAGCTAACGGTTATAACAAATTTCACTACGACGCCACTGGACCTAGGTTGACAATAGCAGATGCAAACAATACCATACTGCTGGATGCGGAAAACGGCAAGATCACTGTAACTAATACTGGCGGGAACGTAGTGACACTGGATGCTGAACGAGGAGAAATTAATGCAACCGGTGCAGGTGGCGGTTATGTCAATCTGGATGGCAGTAATGGTACAATGGAGGTAACATCACCGTCAGGATTTTCTGTAAAAATGGACGGCGAAAATGTAACCATCACAACATCGGACGGAGGCTACGCTGATTTGACGCCTCCGCAAGGCAAGCAAGTTTCTTTCCAGCAGATCAGCGTGTGTGTTGACGGCACACAAAAGACTGCTTACGTACTAATGACTGAGCCAGAATAATTTTATGATTGTACTATTTGGCGACTGCGGTGGATCTATATCTATAGATATCAGCACGATTTATGGTCACCTTGAAGAAGAGGAGGTATACACGTTTCTATTACAGACCTATGATCCAAGTACCGAAAGTTATCTGACAGCAGCAGCTTTGGCGGAAGATGTTCCCGCGAGGGACAATATTACAATTTTTGGTGGCGTGCCGCGCGGCAATTATTCTATGGACGCCTGCACTTTTAAGGAAAAATTTAATATTGATATACCCGATTGTTCATACGGAGTAGTCTTTAAAATAGGCTTACAGTACGTTACATCCAACGGGCTATTTGCTCTAGAAAAATATGATGGAGGTTTTACGGTAACTAATAATGGAACAAGAAAAGTTTACTGTATATTATATTACGAAAACCGTGTACCTGGTGCTGAAGAATCAGAACGCATTTGGGTGCAGGGTTTATTAGACCCATCAATTCAACGTTAGTGCTCAGGTACGTCAATCGTAGAGCTTAAAAACTCTTGATGGTCGATCCATACGTGCTTCCCTGTACTGTTGTCAATTACCTCCCTATACAGTTTACCGTCAGCACCTTTACGGATATTGTGCACAAAGAAGTTCACCACACCGATAGTAGTCGCCTCTACTGTTTGGATAGGATCCAGCAAACCAAACTGACTCTCGTTAACTTCTCGAGAACTGTCTGGGATAGCTTCGGTGCTTCCAATCCCTCCCATACCCATTTTCGTTACTTTATGGGCCAGCATATACTGCTCCATAGGATTAACGCCTTCGATGTTTTGGGCAAGGCTATTACCAACAAACACACTTTTAACTTGAGGTGTAAAGAACCCGGCATGCAACCAGCTAAGATTACGTTTCTGCCTTAGTTTACTTTTAGCTTTGAATTGTACCTTACCTGCGTCGTGTTCGATATGTTCTTTAAGATAATCCTCAGGTCCAAGAAATTTAGAAAACACCACATTATCCCGATCATCTGGAGCCTCTTTGCGGCTGAACACATTAAGCAATTTTTTAGAGGCATCCAGCATGATTTGCGGAGTAACAAACGAACTTTGCGTGCCCATAGTTCTACCCATCACACCTGCGTCCAACTTCATGTTTCGCAAATATTCTTTTAATTTAGTTATTTTTTCTTGTTTACTTAGGCTCATATCAGCTATATTAATGAAGAATTGGTAGAAATACAACATTAAGAGATGACATTCGAGTTTGACTATAATACTGACACAGATCAAATAACTATTGTTTATGATGGGGTATGTGTACTTACATCAGACTTCGATGGAGAAAAAACTACTTTTCGTAATTTTGAAAAGATCGGTGACGAAGAAGTTGAACACATGCTAAAGAATCTTTGTCGTGCGGCGTATAACGTGCTAACCTAGCACGAATGAATTCTACAGAAAGAATCCGTCCCGATTGGGACACTTATGGTATGCTGTTGGCTCACACAGCTGCCACACGCTCTCCAGACCCCTTTGTAGCTGTAGGCGCAGCTGCACTCAGAAAAGATCGTTCTGTGGCGAGTACAGGCTATAATGGCGCCCCTGCTGGTGTTGAGATAGACTGGACAGATAGAGACGCTAGAAGACCTTTTGTAATACACGCAGAAGAGAACTGTCTCAAATATGCAACACCTGGAGACGCATACTACCTTTATGTGACTTTACTGCCGTGCTCGAAGTGCCTAGAGCTAATTGCACAGCATGGAGTAAAAGAAATAATTTACGGTGATGTGTATCTTCGTGATAATTCCTCTCTAATAAAAGCAAGCGATCTGGGTATAGTTATAAGACAATTGGTAGTGAATATGGATGTAAGAGTTCACCAGCAATGCAAGGTTTAAATCGTCCTTAAAAAACTTAATTTGCTGTCATCACATGGGTGTTTTTTGCTAGGATAAACACTCAACCATCAACCCAAACACTATGCTTTTTGAAGAACAAATTTCCCGCAAACCAAACCTATATCCCTGGACAGACTCCTTCATCGAAGCAATGCACAACGGCTTCTGGACAGACAAAGAGTTCTCTTTCAAGTCAGATGTGCAGCAATTCAAGGTAAACCTCTCAGACAAAGAACGCGAGATCGTTGTAAGAACATTATCAGCTATTGGACAGATTGAAGTGGCTGTAAAAACCTTCTGGGCTAAACTAGGAGAAAACCTTCCACATCCTTCATTGCAGGATCTTGGATATGTAATGGCTAATGTCGAAGTCATACATAATGCTGCGTATGAACGACTTATATCAGTTTTAGGTCTTGAGTCTGTGTTTGAAGAAAACCTAAAGCTCGAATGGATTCAAGGACGTGTTAAGTATCTGCGCAAGTATACCCACAGGTTTTACAAAGACTCTAAGAAGCAATACCTATACGCGCTCATCCTATTTACCCTGTTTGTAGAGAACGTCTCCTTATTCAGTCAGTTCTATGTAATCAACTGGTTCGCCAGGTTTAAGAACGTACTAAAAGACACTGACCAGCAGGTAAAGTACACACGCAATGAAGAAGCTATACATGCTCTTGTAGGCATCAAGATTGTTAATACAATCCGTGAAGAATACCCTGAATTGTTTGACAGTGAACTTGAAGAACGTATCCTTAAAGAAGCAGAAGAGGCGTTTGAATCCGAGAGTAAGATTGTTGACTGGATGGTCAACGGTATTCAAGAACCTGGATTGAATGCACCTCTTCTAAAAGAATTTATCAAAGATAGAATTAACGAATCTATGGTTCAGATTGGCTTTAGAAAGCCTTTCGAGATAGACAAAGATTTAATTTCAAATACTCTGTGGTTTTCAGAAGAACTATTAGGAAACAATATGACAGATTTTTTCCACAGCAAGGACACTGGTTACTCTAAAAAATCGCAGTGTTTTGATGAATCCGAGTTATTTTAAGAAATATAAGAAAACCTGGTATGAAATAATGAACATGCGCGTATGTATAAAGAAATCTATGATAAATTAGTCGCGTCACGAACCCATTTAATAACAGAATGGAAAAATAACGCGAAGTTATTTCGACACAGGATAAAACCTGCGCATCAAGGAGGTAAGTATACAAACGATAATTGTACATATCTAACATTGAGGGAACATATCATAGCACATTATTTACTGTGGAAGATAAACGGGCATTTCGGTGATTATCGCGCTTATAAATTCATGTCTGGTGTGAAAATCCCATTCACCAAACACTCTGAATACGTTAAACAAAAAATATCAAAAGCACATAAAGGAGTACCGCTATCAAATGAGCATAGAAAGCGTATAGCTGACGGACAGAAAGGAAGACCTGGTGGCTTTAAGGGCAAGAAACACTCTAAAGACACAATTCAAAAAATGAGAGAGGCTCAAACAGGAAAGCCGATGTCTGAAGAAGCAAAGGCAAAATTATCCGCAACTAGAAAAAAACGCACACATATCATCAACCCTAAGAAAAATCTCGGAGAAGGAATGCTGGGGAAAAAACATTCTAGAGAAACTCTAGAAAAGATGAGAGGTCAAAAGCGTTCCGAAGAAACAAAACAAAAAATGCAGCAAGCGTGGGTTAGACGAAAATTAAACGCAACTAAAATTTAATAACTATTTTAATATGACTGAAAAATACTATTGGCTAAACAAAGACTCGCGCAAGTTTCTAGAGCGAGGCTATCTTTTGAGTGGTGAGACAGCAGAAGGACGAATCAGGGAGATTGCAGATACAGCAGAGAAGTTGTTAGGTATTGCAGGGTTCGCAGACAAGTTTGAGAACTATATGTCTCTAGGATTTTATTCCTTGAGCTCTCCTATCTGGAGTAACTTTGGACGTGATCGTGGATTGCCCATCAGCTGCTTCGGCTCTTATTTAGCAGACGATATGGACAGTATTATGGAGAAGGTTAGTGAGGTAGCTATTATGACGAAGCATGGTGGTGGTACGTCTGCTTACTTTGGAGATATTCGCGCTAGAGGGGCAGCTATTAGCGCAGGTGGTGAAAGTACTGGGCCTGTACATTTCATGGAGTTGTTTGATACTCTTATGAGCGTGGTAAGCCAGGGTAACGTGCGCAGAGGTAGTTTTGCAGCCTATCTACCTGTCGAGCATCCGGACATTGAAGAGTTCCTTAAAATCAAATCAGAAGGCAACTCTATCCAAGATTTGTCTATCGGTGTAACCGTATCTGATGAATGGTTCAAGAGCATGCTTGGTGGAGATAAACCTAAACGCAAGATCTGGGGAGACATCATCAAAAAGCGTTTTGAAAGTGGCTACCCATACGTTGTGTTCAGCGATACTGTGAACAACAACGCTCCTCAAGTGTATAAAGATAAGGGCATGAAGATCTTACATAGCAACCTCTGCAGTGAAATTTTACTCTCAAACAATGAAGATGAATCGTTCGTATGTAATCTATCTTCTTTAAATCTCGAGAAGTGGGACGAGTGGAAAGACACTGACGCTGTTGAAACTCTTGTGTTCTTCCTCGATGCTGTAATGACTGAGTTTATCAACAAGGCTGAGAGCATGAAGTATATGGATGCTCCTCGTAAGTTCGCAATGAATCAACGAGCATTAGGTGTGGGTGTGCTCGGCTGGCATTCTTTACTTCAGTCCAAGATGATCTCATTCGAGAGCATGGAAGCTAAGTTCCTCAATGTTGAGATCTGGCAAGCTATCCGAGGACGTGCAGACATGGCTACTAGTGAGCTTGCAGGGCTGTTTGGAGAGCCTGAACTACTAAAGGGTTATGGACGCCGCAATAGCACTACACTTGCTGTAGCGCCTACTACCAGCAGTTCGTTTATTCTTGGTCAGGTGTCCCCAAGCATTGAGCCACATAACAGTTGCTATTATGTTAAGGATCTCGCTAAAGGCAAATTTACGTACAAGAACGATCATCTTAAAGAATTATTGAAAGCTAAAGGTAAAGACGACGCGGATACTTGGAAGAGCATTCTTGTTAAGGGTGGCAGCGTGCAGCACCTAGACTTTCTATCGCAAGAAGAGAAAGATGTATTCAAGACCTTTGGAGAGATTAGTCAGAAAGAAATTGTTATTCAGGCCGCTCAACGACAAAAGTATATTGACCAGAGTCAGAGCCTCAACATCATGATTCCTCCTAACACCAAACCTAAAGACGTTAATGAGCTTATGGTGTTTGCATGGGAGCAGGGTGTAAAGTCATTGTATTATCAACGTAGTGCTAACCCTGCGCAAGAGCTTGCCAGGAATATAATGAACTGCTCTAGTTGTCAGGCGTAGCGGCTGATAGCTAAAAAAGAACTCTGAGCCCCACCCTATAATAAAGGTGGGGCTCGTTTGTTTTAGTTATCCGTGGAGTGATAATAACCCCACAGCTTTACGTCATCATCTTCCTCCACGACATATACTGCAATATCGGAAGGCTCATTCCTGAGCAGCAGCCTACCTACCAAATCTTCATGGTATTCAGGCAAGACGAAGACATCAACTTTGTACTCTTTGAGCATATCAGCAAGCGGGTGCTCACCGCTGATCATTGCACTCAAGAGGTCATACATATCCTCATAGCCGCCAAGCGTCCCTCCCACAAGGGAATCATACTGCATGGCTAAGATATGTTTTGTAGCTTCTGTGCCTGGCGGTCCTTCCCCTAAGATATAGCCCATCTTCATAGGTTTTCAAGCATCTCGGTAAGTTCTTCCCACCAAGTGCGGTGTATCGCCATATCCTGAGAAAGGCACCAAAACCACACTCTATCCACCGACGTATATGTCTCTACATCGTCGATGATTTGTAATCCGGTCTTGGGGGCACCTGTGGACTGCTCAGGCTCACCACCAAGTCCAAAGACCGTGTAGTATTGATACAGCGGATCATCGCCATCGTACACCATCTTATCCCATCTTCCTAGGGGGACAAGCTGCTGAAGCTTGTCATAAGCCTTTTTACCGCAAGCCACCGAGAGATAGCTTGTATTTACGCAGCCACAATGACACTCATCGGCAGGGGCAAACCTACTAATGAGTGTGCACAATCTTGGCTTGGTATTCACTCTGTTCAGGTACGGCATTATACCTTCATCCGGCTGCCAACCAGGAACGCTGGTTTCCTTACAGAGCTCGAACTCTGTAAGGATCTGAGCCTTCTTTTTTTTGTTCAGCGGGATTCTCATTTCTTTACCTCCTCCTGCTTTCTTTTCACTGTGATCGCTGGGCGCGACCTGTCTACCTTCATAAATAGCAACTCTAAATCTCTGGCGCTAGGTATTCTACGATTCGCCTCATAGGTGTCTAGGTTGATTTTTGGTTTCGGTGTTCCGATTGTACGCATTTTTGGTTTTTCTGCTAGGGTTAAAAGATGTTCAACAGGTAGTTGTTGCTCATCAATATATTATACCAAAAAACAAACAAAATATCGCAGAGTGTTAAAAAGTGCTTGCAGAGGTTAAAATAATTGGTAATCTGATTAAACAACCAACAACAAACTATGAGCAAATATATCCAACTCAAAAATAAACAACGTCTAGCCAAAGCTTTAGCTGAAATCAATATGACTGTTGAAGAAGCAAAACAGTGGCTTGCTGATGCTGCAGATGAACAGGTCAACACAGCAAAACAATGCATGAACCAAAAGGTGTGCATCAATAATCAAGATGTCGAAGATCAGCTGGCATTTGCTTTCTGGTATAACGAACACGCGGACGAGTATTCGGATAAAGCAGAGAAATGTGTGCAGTCCCGCAAAAGCTGCCCAACCTCTAGAAAATACGCTGACGCCGTTAGTCGCCTGGTCAAGGATATCGAATCTGCAGCCCCCCCTGCACTCAAGCTTGCAAGCAACGTAGCGTTTGTTCCTGGCAGTGCAACCATCAAACCACGATTAATTATCGCTGGCCAAGAAGTAACAGGAAATTACAGACTTAACTACTCTTGCGATAATGGTCCAGTACCTGTGAGCGCGTTGATCGTAGAGTTCATCGATCCGGCCGCCGTATAATTTTAGATAATTGTGAGTTGTACCAGCCCATAGTCCTTGTGATTATGGGCTGGTTTCTTTTTAGCTATCAACTATAATTAGAACATATGTTCTTCATAGTACTTACCACATTTACCGCACTGTTTGTGGCTGGCTGCTCTGCCTTTTTCAGCATTAAAGGACTCACTGTACTGTTTTCTGGAAGCACCATCGCTGTGGGAATCATGGCAAGCTCACTGGAGCTAGGAAAACTCGTAGCCGCTTCTTTTCTACACAACCACTGGAAAAGCATCAGTAGATTACTAAGGTTATATCTATGCACTGCTGTAGTGATCCTCATGGGCATTACCAGTCTAGGAATCTTTGGGTTTCTTAGTAATGCGTATCAGCGACACGCAGGAATCATGGGCTCTATCGACGCTAAGATAGAGCTAAATCAAAACAACAGAAAGTCTGCCTTGGAAACGATAGAGTTGGACACAAACAGAATTAAATCGCTTAACGAGATTCGTACAGCCCAGGAGCAGCGAATTAAAGACTCGGGCAACTATAAGGCCCCAAGAGATCAAGCCTATAAAGCAATCGCTGAGGCTAACGAAGAGCTGGCTAGAAAAGAAACAGAGATCAAACAAGCAAAAGAATTATTGTCTGTTCTTGACGAGGAGCTGCTCTCATTAAAAATGGAAACCAATAAGTCAACAGATATAGGTTCGTTTAAGTTTATTGCTAATGCACTGCACACAGATCTGGACACGGCTGTGCAGTATTTTATATTTGCGCTTATTGCTGTATTTGACCCGCTGGCAGTTACACTGATACTCGCCTTAAATAGGTTACTAGAGATTCAGGCAGACAAGAAAAGGTCAAATGACATCGGCTATATAAAAGATATTCTCGAGCGTGTTGAAGCTCCTAGAGAGCAGTTGCCAGCGGCACCCTCGGAAGAAAAGATTGAGATTGCGGAAGAACCAGTTAAGTCTGTTGAGGTGGCTGAGGTTGAACAGGAGACTGCTGAACAAGTTGAGCAAGGGGCTCAAAAGCCTGCACGAGGTAAACGCACCGGATCCAATAATTCAATAATTACCAACTAAGTCATTACTTATGTTTAACGTCATAGAGGTCTAGGATGGCCTCTAGGGTGTCGTCCCAGCCATTCTTTCTTAGTACTCCTAGCAGCATATTAGCCTCGTCTACACCAGTAACCCTACTCATTAGCTGGTTACACATATAGTCTATAATATCCAGGTCAGCATCTGCTTCCTTTTTAGCTAGCTCTATAAACTTCTGCTTAGCCTGCTTTAATTCAATTGCACCTTCGCGATACTCAAGCCCAGAGAGATAGAATATGTTCTTCTCTAGGTCTGCTATTTTGATATCTTCTAGTGGCTTGTTTCTGTACTCAGCAGATAGCAAAAACCTTCTTGTCTTATTGTCTGCTGAGGATCTCTTTACCAGCCAGTCTACAGCTACTCTGTATCCGTCTGTATTGTACTCGCAATACCAGGCGAGCTCTTCAGCTGTGGGAAGAACACCTAGTATATCTAGATAGGCTCTTCGAATCAGCTGAGATTCTTTATTGTCGCCAGCCAAAACTTTCTCAGCAAGCACCAATAAAATTGCAGAGTATATAGACAATACCTTGCATTTCATACTAGGCTTCTCCAGGTCTCCAAGGAACCGTCATCATTGGTATAGATTCGGGCACGGGAGCAGGCTTCTGCTGCTCTGGGTGTAGCAGGTAATGATTAGTCTCAAACGCCTCTACAATAAATCGACACAGCTCACTACGAACAATGTCTTCGTTAGTAAAGTGTAGACTGTAAATACCAAAAGCCCTGGCTTCATCAGTATCAAACATCTTACTGCACCGATCAAAAGCTCCTTGTTTGCTCTTTGGCAAATCTGACTGTTTACTATCTGCACAGATAATCATTTTTGTAAACTTACCTATACGAGTCATGAGTGTTTGCAGTTCATTGATTGTAAGGTTTTGACATTCGTCTAGGATCACGCATCGGGCAGTCCAGCTTGCACCACGTACAAAGTTAATAGGTTTGTAGTCAATCCTGTTGTCGGCCTTTAGCTTTTTGACTTCAGCTTCAGGAAGAAGTTCTTCTAGTTTATCCTCAAACGGACCCATGTAAGGACCATACTTGTCTGTGATGTCTCCAGGAAGATAGCCTAGCTTGGCGTCGCTACTTTCTACTGCAGCTCTAACGCACACAATGTCTGACACTTTCTTTTCGTTTAGGAGCTGCAAAGCTATGCGCATTGCACATGTTGTTTTTGAGCTTCCTGCAGGTCCTGAGAGGAAAATAATCCTAGCGTCTTTGCGTACGCCTAGCTCAAACAAAGCTTCTTGCTTGGGTGTCCAAGGAAGATTTCTAATATGTAGATCAAAGTCGATCTTTTCGCGCTGATATACTTTAGGGCTAGTGTCCGGCTTTTTGGGTGTTTTAGCTTTCGTCATATAGCCTATACTATACTATTTTGACGCCTTGTAGTAGCTAAAAAAAGAGGGGTTGGACCTCTTTCCAGGCTAGCGCCCGTTATATAGTTGATGCAGACTAGGCCCCATATATTTGGAGCCTGATGGATGCTGCTTTTCTAGCGTAATAATTGGATCTGACCCGACCGTAGCATTGAACTGTCCTGGGTGAAGATTGTGGTTCTTCAACTCTAGATAGTGATGCCCGTCGTGTTTACCTAGAGCCACAAAGTGGTCTGGATTGATCTGCACACCCAGCTCCTCGTACATCTCCCTAGACGCCGCTTCTTGTGGTGTTTCACCAGACTCAATACCTCCGCCTATATGACGCATCTTACCGATGTTTTTTGGCCAATTAGGATTGGTCAGACGCTCTAATAAGTATTGACCTTTGTATGGTAGCACCACACGTACTCGCTCTTGCTGAGACGAACTTTTAACAAAACCTGCCTCAATATTTTTAGGTATTAGTGATCGCATATTTAAATTTTGTCTCTTGGTTATAAGAGACTCAATATATTATACCACAATATCAGCAGATAGTTTACTAGGTCTTGGTCTTTGTATAATTATGCTCGATCCCTGTAGGAATCAACGATCTGGCTGTATGTATCTTAAATCCTGAAGGCTTGTGCGTGATGCCCACGTACTTATCGTTGAGTAGTTGGTCTACTCTGAACTGATCTGGGCGCCTTTTGAGCAGCGCACTCAATATCTCATTCTTACCGCTATAGTCGTTCTTATCTGACCTTTTTTTAGCCTCTAAAAGCTGTTTGAGTTCTAGAGACTTTGCCAGCTTAATTATATGGCTGGGTAGTAACATATTAGAAGCCTTCTAGGCATACAAAGGCTTTACCGGTAGTGGCACAAAGAACATAGATAGCGTCGGTAGGCACGTAAACCTCAAAACGAATATTACCACCACTCCTAGCTATAAACATACCATTGCTTGTAGTGGGTACGTAACCTATTCCAAGGTACATGTCCGCATCAGTAGCAAGATTTTGAAAGAACAGCCATTTTCTCTTTGTGGCTGCTGCCGTAAGCAATTGAGCAGTATTGCCTGCGGTGATTGTTCCTGCGCGGTTGTAGACACTATTTGCCACATTAAAAGTTTTAATCGTCCAACTCGTCCCGTCAGAGTAGTAGTACACTCCGGTATCTGTGCCGTAGTAGTATTGATTGCTATACGAAGCGGCTGCTCCGATATCTGCTGCAAGTCCTGACCGTGTGTTTTCTCTGTTCATAAAGCTGTAGTTTCTAGATATCAATAAATAGTAGCATTTATAGATTCGCTACTCAAGACATAAAAAAGAGTCCCCGAAGGGACCCTTAATTTTATTTAACTGGTTTAGCTAGTCTAGATGTACAAATCTTTATAGTCTAGCCCGCAGCCTGTGAGAGGCAAATTGTGATCTTCATACCAACCTTTAGCATGAAATACGTTATTAAAGTCTGTGAATGCTTTCTCAAACTTAGGCTTTACTCCAGCTAAGGAGAAGTTCGTCTGTGCAAATTTAATCATCTTAGCTCGATCGATAGTATCCACAAGACGACAAGCCCTGAGAATGTCTCCCATAGTATTGCAACGGAATCCGTTCACACCGTCAACGATATATTCAGTCATTGCTCCAGCATCTGTGCACACAGGGACACAGCCGCTGAGCATCATTTCTACAGCAGTACCGCCAAATGGTTCCCAATAAGTGCTAAGAAGAAAACCAAACTTTGCTTCACCCATGAGCTTTTTACGAAGAGCTACATCAGCATATCCAAGAAACTCTACATGTTCTGGCCAGGCTTCTAGTCCTACACCCTTAGGACTTCCCTGCCCGCATACCTTGAGCTTAATACCTAGACGACGTGTAGCGTCGATGGCAATATCCAATCCTTTATTGGTACCAATTCTGCCAATATACAATGCATAATCTTCACGTTTAGGTTGAGATTCAAAATCTCGTAGATCAAAATAGTTTGGCACAATTCTCCAGTACCACTTTGGCTGGCAGTAGGACACGCCGCTAGCTCCAATGAATGCGCTCTTGAGAGGATAGCTTTCATAGCACCTGAATTGCGCAAATGCATACCCAGAACCAATGCCGGGTTCTACAACAATAAGATCGTTATTTGCGTTAGCTGTGTGACATGCTTCTTGCGTACCGCCCCAAAAGGCTAGTACAAGATCCCCACGCTTCTTTCTTTTAGCTATCTCAATAGGTGCCTTTGCATTGAAAGTCTTGTGAGCTACATCGTCTCTTGAATGCTTGAATTGCTGTGAGCGCCAGTTATAGTCGCCGTACGCGTCAATGAGCGTTTGATTGTCGGTGATGTCTACCTGCTCGTGAGCATCAGTATCAGAGTCTTTGTGACCATAGTGAATGGTGCGGTACTCACTACTGTCTTTGAACATGGTGAGAAACTTTTTTACCTTTTGTGTAAAAGCGCAAGCTACGTAATCTGAATTAGTTATGGTATGGGGTACTGCTAAACAGTGGATATTCTTCATATCCAATTAGTATGTATACTAGACTCACCCTAATCAACAATTATTTTAAATAATTGAACCGATCGAACAAAGATTTTTCGGTCTCATTAATTTGAATAGGGAGGGAGTACCAAACCGATACTCCCTCCCAAGGTTTCTTTTTTTTAACTATTAAGCAAACGTTACGAAGTCACCCAACACAGTATATGTGTTAGAGGCTGTCTTAACGATTGTGAACGAGTACAGATCCCTGCTGTTCGCGTTGCCTGCTGCAGGCACATTACCGTTCGCCCAGAGCACTGTCGCTGCGCTTCCGTCAATGTGGAAGTCTGTGAAGCGATATGCTGTAGCACCATTTTTCATGAGAACAGTAACACTCAACACCTGATTCACAGCCATATGTGCGTCAAGGGACAACACATTTGAACCGCGTACATTGATCACCGAGTCCACACTAGCGTCAGCTGTAGAAACAACGATGCTCGCTGTAAGAGCGTCGATGTTCAACGATGAAGCGAATGCAGAGGCTGTGACTGCGGCCGTCTCCTTCACACCGCTCGGAAGCAGGAGATTAGGAACAGGCACATAGCCGTCAGCAGATCCAAGAGCACGCACATAGACCTTAACTCCACTTGCTGGAGTCTGATTTAATGTAACGCGACCATCATAACTCACGCTATCAATCGTGTAGGCAGATGTGGGTTGATAAGCTCCATCAACGAACACCTGGTACTTCGAGGCAGTATTGTCTCCGTTATATCCAACAATAGGCATGAACGAGATGCTGGATCCATCAGCTGTGAATTCAGATTCAGCAGCATCAGAAGGTCCAAAAGGTCCAGTAGCACCTGTAGGGCCTTGATCGCCGGTAACACCTTGTTCCCCAGTAGGACCAGTAGGACCTGTTATGCCAGTAGGACCAGTAGGACCAGTATCTCCAGTTACACCCTGTTCTCCAGTAGGCCCTGTAGGACCTGTGTCACCAGTAACTCCGGTAGGACCAGTCCAGCCAGTGGCTCCAGTAGGACCAGTATCACCAGTAACCCCAGTAGGACCAGTATCTCCAGTAACTCCAGTAGGACCAGTAGGACCAGTATCTCCAGTAACTCCAGTAGGACCAGTAGGACCTGTGTCACCAGTAACCCCAGTAGGACCAGTAGGACCAGTAGGACCAGTATCACCAGTAACCCCAGTAGGACCAGTAGGACCAGTATCTCCAGTAACTCCAGTAGGACCAGTAGGACCAGTATCTCCAGTAACTCCAGTAGGACCTGTGTCACCAGTAACCCCAGTAGGACCAGTATCACCAGTAACCCCAGTAGGCCCTGTGTCACCAGTAACACCAGTAGGACCTGTATCGCCAGTAACTCCAGTAGGACCAACATCACCAGTAACTCCAGTAGGACCAGTAGGACCAGTTTCTCCGGTAGGACCAGTATCTCCAGTCACACCTAAAGGACCGGTAGCACCAACGTCTCCAGTAACCCCAGTAGGACCAGTAGGACCAGTATCTCCAGTAACCCCAGTAGGACCTGTATCTCCAGTAACCCCAGTAGGACCAGTAGGGCCGGTAGGACCAACATCACCAGTAACTCCTTGCTCACCAGTTGCTCCCTGAATACCAGTAGGCCCTGTGTCACCTGTCACACCAGTAGGACCAGTATCTCCAGTAACACCCGTAGAACCTTGAATACCGGTAGGACCAGTATCACCAGTAACTCCAGTAGGCCCTGTGTCACCGGTAACACCCGTAGAACCTTGAATACCAGTAGGACCTGTGTCACCTGTCACACCAGTAGGACCAGTGTCTCCAGTAACACCTGTAGAACCTTGAATACCAGTAGGCCCAGTATCTCCAGTAACTCCAGTAGGACCTGTGTCACCAGTAACACCTGTAGCCCCAGTATAACCTGTAGGACCTGTGTCACCAGTAGCTCCGGTAGGACCAGTCCAGCCAGTGGCTCCAGTTTCGCCAGTAGGTCCAGGAACAGTTGAGTCTTGGCCAGTAGCACCAGAGGGCCCAGTCGCACCAGTAGCTCCATCATAACCTTGTTGGCCTGTCCAACCAGTGGGTCCCACTTCGCCAGTAGGTCCAACATCACCAGTAACTCCAGTAGGACCAGTGTCTCCAGTTACACCTGTAGCTCCCTGAATACCCGTAGCCCCAGTATCACCTGTCACACCAGTAGGACCTGTGTCACCAGTAACACCGGTAGAACCTTGAATACCAGTAGGACCAGTATCGCCAGTAACCCCAGTAGGACCAGTATCTCCAGTCACACCGGTAGAACCTTGGATACCAGTAGAACCTTGTTCACCGGTGGGTCCAGTAGGGCCTGTAGGACCTGTGTCACCAGTAACACCTATAGGTCCGATATTTCCAGTAGGACCAGTAGGTCCAGTTTCGCCTGTAGCTCCAGAAGGACCACTGGCCCCAATAACCCCTGTTGCGCCGACTGCACCAACGGCTCCGTCGAGGTTGACAATCCACGCGCTGTGTGTGCCATTGCCACTGTGCGCGGTTACATTGACATACATTTCGCCGCTCATGCGGTCATAAGATACAACAGTCGCGTGCATATGATTGCCTGCGGCGGTCGAATCCGTAATAATCACGGTCTGATTTGGTGAATACGCTAGCCCAGTTTCAATGGTGAAATTGTGCGCACCATTTTGCACAGTCAGCGTTGAGGTCGATGTAGTCTGATATTTATCTCCAAGTCCAGTAGAACCTTGTTCCCCAGTTGCACCAGTTACACCTGTGGCTCCAGTAGAACCAAAATGGCCAGTGGCTCCAGTAGGTCCAATATCTCCAGTAACTCCAGTAGGACCAGTATCACCAGTTACGCCTTGCTCACCAGTAGGCCCTGTAGGACCAACATCACCAGTTACGCCTTGTTCACCAGTTGCTCCAGTGGAACCCTGTTCTCCAGTAGGCCCTGTAGGACCAACATCACCAGTCACACCTTGCTCACCAGTTGCCCCAGTGGAACCTTGTTCTCCAGAAGGACCAGTATCGCCAGTTACACCTTGCTCACCAGTAGGTCCTGTTAATCCAGCATAAGTATAAATCGACCAGACTACCGCATCGTATGCGGGATCTAGTGTTGGGTCATGAGCATAAGCATTAGCCTGAGTACGTATGTAAGTATTCCTATCTATAGTAGAAACAGCAACAGTGTCGGCCGGATAATAACCATAAACCCAATCACCAATAAAATTTAATACAGTGCCAGTAGGACCAGTAGGACCATCTAAGCCAGTAATACCAGTAGCACCAGTTTCTCCAGTAGGTCCAGTAGCACCAGTTTCTCCAGTAGGTCCAGTAGCACCAGGAACAGTAGAGTCTTGGCCAGTTGCTCCGGTAACTCCAGTAGGACCAGTATCTCCAGTAACACCTGTAGCGCCTGTAGCACCAGTAGGACCACTATCTCCAGTTACACCTTGCTGTCCAGTAGGACCAGTATCTCCAGTAACTCCAGTAGGACCTGTGTCACCAGTCACACCTTGCTGTCCAGTTGCTCCAGTAGAACCTTGTTCTCCAGAAGGACCAGTAGGACCTGTGTCACCAGTCACACCTTGCTGTCCAGTTGCTCCAGTAGAACCTTGTTCTCCAGAAGGACCAGTAGGACCAACATCACCAGTTACGCCTTGTTCACCAGTTGCTCCTTGAATACCTGTAGGACCAGTTTCTCCGGTAGGACCAGTATCTCCAGTCACACCTTGTTCACCAGTTGCTCCTTGAATACCTGTAGGACCAACTTCACCAGTAGGTCCTACATCTCCAGTCACACCTAAAGGACCGGTAGCACCCTGAATACCGGTAGGACCAGTTTCTCCTGTGGGACCCACATCCCCAGTTACACCGGTAGGTCCAAGATCGCCTGTAACTCCGGTAGGACCAGTATCTCCAGTAACTCCAGTAGGACCTGTGTCACCAGTAACACCTGTAGCCCCAGTAAAACCCTGTTCTCCAGTTGCCCCGGGAGCTCCAACATCTCCAGTAAGACCAGTAGCTCCAGTAGGACCAACGTCTCCAGTAACTCCAGTAAGACCAGTAGGACCAACGTCTCCAGTAACTCCAGTAGGACCAGTATCTCCGGTAACTCCAGTAGCTCCAGTATCACCAGTTACACCTTGCTCACCAGTAGGTCCTGTAGGACCAACATCACCAGTAACCCCAGTAAGACCAGTAGGACCAGTAGGACCAACTTCACCGGTAGCACCAGTAGCTCCTAGGCCACCAGTATAACCTGTAGGACCAGTAGGACCAGTAGCACCTGTGTCACCCATACCTCCCTGGCCTCCTGTAGCCCCCTGCTCACCTGTCGCTCCAGTAAAACCCTGTTCTCCAGTTGCTCCTGTAGGTCCAGGAACAGTAGAATCAGCGCCGGTGGCACCTGTAGCACCATCCCAGCCTTGCTGACCATAACCAGTAGCTCCGGTTTCGCCTGTAGGTCCAACTAAACCAGTTGCTCCTGTAGGTCCAGGAATAATAGAATCAGCACCAGCTTCACCTGTGGCGCCTGTAGAACCGATGAGACCTTGTTGCCCTGTAGCTCCCTGCTCACCAGACGGTCCAGTAGGTCCGATATCACCTGTACCACCCTGTTCAGCAAACAACTGCCAATACGCTGAGTCAGACACAGGCGTGTTAGCAGGAACAGACTGAATTGCGATATAAGTATTACCAGCACCATCAGCAACGATGTCATAGGCATAGTAAATATACGCCGAGTACCATATACCTCTGTTTGTGAACCCTTGACCAGTAGGTCCAGTCGGTCCAGTTACCCCAGTAGCACCGACGGCGCCAACAGCACCATCAAGGTTGACTACCCAGGATGTAGGAGAACCGCTACCAGCAGAGGCTGTAACTGTGGCACTCATCGCACCAGTCAGTTTTGTGTAGGAAATCACATCTGCAATCATGTAGTTAGCTACATTACTTGCATCAGTAATTACGATTGTCTGATTAGCAGTATAAGAAAGACCGCCTTCTACGTTAAAATTAATTGTTCCAGATCCAACGATCGTGATTTGCGAGTTGGACTCTGTTTGATATTTATCACCAAGACCAGTAGCACCCTGTTCCCCTGTAGCACCAGTTTCTCCTGTGGCTCCAACGATTGAATCCCCTGTAGCCCCAGCCGCAACAAAAACACTCCAGTTCGTGGGGTCATTGTCAGGTGTAGTTGCACCAGCATTGTCTGCAAGGGCCAAATACGTGCTGCCCAGATACTGGACAAAGTCATTAGCATTATAGGTTTGATTCAACGTGAACGGACCACGCTGTGTAAATAAGGAAGATTTTACGTCGTCATCAAGGATGAAACGTGTGATTTTTTGGAGATTACTCATATTATTTTATTTTGTGTTTGATTTGGTTATTGTTGCAACTGCTGAACTGAGAAATACACCCCTACTGGGATATTGATAGGAAACACTATATGTATCTCACTACCAACCGTTGTAATTGTATAATTTACTATAGGCTGCTGTACTACTCCGGCGACTACTACCATTGTAGCATTAGCGTTTGTTGTATTTAAAGAAGAAATATAATAATTCGCAGTATTGTCACCCTCGAACCATACAGGCAGGGAATATGCTTCTCCGGGCGTTCCAGACGGCCCAGTAGCTCCGGTAGGTCCAGGAACAGTAGAGTCAGCACCAGTAGCTCCTGTAGCTCCAACAGGACCAACATCACCAGTAACCCCCATAGGACCATAAACATTGACTGTAGTCTCAAAATAAGAACCATTCCATGGACCAGAAAGCGTGTAGCCATCTACGTTTAGGAAAAAATCTCCTATCTGTGGCGTTCTGTTTGGAGTCCCATGCCCACTTAGAATAGCTGCGCCTGTAGCTCCAGTAGCACCAGGAACAGTAGAGTCAGCGCCAGTAGCACCAGTAAATCCTGTAGCTCCGGTAGGTCCAGGAACAGTAGAGTCAGCACCAGTAGCACCAGTAAATCCTGTAGCACCAGTAGCACCAGGAACAGTAGAGTCAGCACCAGTAGCTCCGGTAGGTCCAGGAACAGTAGAGTCAGCACCAGTAGCTCCGGTAGGTCCAGTAGCTCCAGTAGCACCAGGAACAGTAGAGTCAGCACCAGTAGCACCAGTAAATCCTGTAGCGCCAGTGGAACCAGCATAATTATAAATTTTCCAAGCCACCGGGTCCAGTGAGGGATCTTGGGTAGCAAAATAATCCCCAACAAGTATGTAAGTGTTTCTAGTTATAGTAGAAAGAGCAACCGTGTTGGCTGGGTAATAACCATAAACCCAATCGCCAATAAAATTTAATACAGTGCCAGTAGCGCCAGAGGGTCCAGTTGCACCTGTAGGACCTATTTGATTAGCGTCAGTGCCAGAATCCCCTTTAGGTCCCGTAGCTCCAGAGGGTCCTGTAGCTCCAGAGGACCCAGTTTCACCAGTAGGACCCATATTACCAGTAGCTCCAGTAAGTCCAGAAGGACCAGTTGCCCCGGTAGCTCCAGAAGGACCACTGGCTCCAATAGCCCCCGTTGCCCCCACTGCGCCCACGGCTCCGTCGAGATTAACGATCCACGAATTGTACGTACCGCTACCAGAGCTGTTGGTCACCTCAACAAGCATCATTCCTGTATAACGGTCGTACGATATCACCGTAGCGTGCATGTAATTTGCAGGCGTGGTGGAACAGGTAATGATAATTGTCTGATTTGGGCTATATGCCAAGCCAGTTTCTACAACCAAATGCTGAGAACCATTTTCCACAGCCATTGAAGTGGCTGAAGTCGTCTGGTATTTATCACCAAGACCAGTAGCACCCTGTTCTCCTGTGGCTCCAGTAGGACCAGTTTCACCAGTAGGTCCAGTAGGACCTGTAACACCAGTAGGTCCAGTAATACCAGTATCACCTGTAACACCAGTAGGTCCAGTATCACCTGTAACACCAGTAGGACCAGTAGGTCCAGTAGGACCAGTAGGTCCAGTAGGTCCAGTAGGTCCAGTAATGCCAGTAGGCCCTCGATCACCTGTAACTCCAGTAGGACCAGTAGGACCAGTAATACCAGTAGGACCAGTAATCCCGGTAGGTCCAACATCACCTGTAACTCCAGTAGCTCCTAGCCCGGTAGCACCAGTCAAATTAGAAATATCAACCAAGTCTGTCCAGGAGGTATCACCTGCATATCGCCACTGAACAAAATTAGTTGCCAGGTTGTTGCGCAGTTCTACGTTTCTACCGTCAGTGCCGTCAATACCATCAATACCGTTTAAGCCTGAGGGTCCTGTTAGTGACGCTAGTGCGACAAGGTTTTTCCAGAGATCGGTAGAACCCCTATAATTCCATTGAAGATATCCACTATTTGTTCTAAGCTCTAGCTCTCTAGCAGATGACAGACCTTCTGTGAGAGTGTCCCTGATTAATCCAAATGTAACATTTCTAACTGTACCGTCCTGTTCAACCACAAACAAATCGGCACTGTGCAATATACCAACAGGTTTCAGCTGATCAATTTGCTGTTTTTCGTCCATAAAGTTAAATACATCTTACTTCAAACAGACGAGCTTATCAACTTTTAATACTTAAAATGTCCTAGCTTGCTTTTGTCTAGTGCGGTATAATAATCTGATCTTTCACTGAGATGGTCTTTTGCTATTTCTTTTGCAATAGACTTGTTGTCTGTGTGCTCACTCTCATGCTTTTTACCTTTTGCTAGTTCTTTTCTAGGAAAAGCACTGTCAGGTTTGTTGTCTCCCATACCACCAATGAGTCTTTCTCTAGCTATCTTAGCTGCTATTGCTCTACCCATTTCTCCAGACTTATAGAAATTATCATTTATCGATCCCATAATGTCTTTAGCGTTACCGGACGATAATGGACCAAAAGCACCAGCGTTATATAAACCTCTATGTAGATGTTTAGCTGCTTGGGCTGGGTCACCACCAAACAACGGAGATAGCTTGCTCCTTAATTCAGGACTATAGCTTAGAGACTCTGCCATTAGCTTACCAGTCGTACCACCTAAACCTAGGCGCTTTGTTACGGGATTATTTAGTATAGCGTCCGCCTGCAGATCATGAGAATCCAGTTCTCTACTACCACGATTCATTGCATCCACGACGTCTTCACCATGCTGAGGACGCGGAATATAATTCTTTCCTAGTACGAGAGACAGTATGTTATCCACCGGAGTGTTCTGAACTATGGGTGGATGCTCAAAGCTCTTCACATCAATAGCAGCTAGCTTTGATATGCAGATCTTATACTGCAGTGCCCGCTGTTGTTGAGCTTTGTTCATTTAGTTTTACTGTTCTCGAGGCTTTCCTGCCCTATGCGCGTCAATCATCTCTCTAAATGGCATAAATTCAGATGTTATCGAATTGTGCTTTTGCTGCTCACGCATTTTTGCAATATCTTCGTCAGTAATTACTTTATTTTTCAATCTTCCTGCAAGGTTTTCTAGTGCCATTATACCGCCCAAGGTTAGACCTCCGGCTAATCCTCCTATACCTGCACCTGTGAGTGGATCGTGGTGAAGTTCTTCTCCTAACACCCCGCCCTGTACCGCTCCCACTAATCCGCCGAGCCCGGCACCCAAAAGAAAGTTTTTACCTGTACCAGCTGCAGTTGATCTTTTTAAAGTATTTCTCAAATGTCCGTATGCAAGCTCTCTCTGCTTTTTAAATGTTTCAGGCGTCATGAATAGGTTTTTTTCTTGAAATTCTCCGGTAGGGTCAATTTCATTCATAATCACAGCTTTATTCATTGCAATGCTCTGAGGAACTGTTTTAGCTGCCATATATCTGCCCAGCCAGCTAGACTCAGCCTCTTTTAATAGTTCAATAGCCTCATTCTGATTGAAGCCGTATTCATTTGCTCTTTTAACAAAGCCTTCTACAAAAGCTTTCTTTTCAGGCAGTCCTTCATGCTTTGTAGCAGCAAAATCATGTAGTTGTTTTAGAGTCATACTATTTGCAATTTCTTTAACTTTACCACCGTAATGACCCTTGCCGCGTTTTGCAGAAAGAGCCATCCCCATCAATCTTTGTTGAGCTTCTGAACGGGCAGGCATAAGATTACTTCCTTGGTTCTGTTGTTCCGCCCGTGGGAATTGGAAGTCTATATTTTAATGAATCAGCTTTGCTGGCGGCAGATACTCCAGGAGCAGGAGCCTGAGCTGTATTGCGTACCGGGTTATTTGCTGCTCGAGAGGCAGTCATACCGCCAGGCTGAGTATCCATTTCAGGTACAGGTCCAGCAGTCTTTACAGTCTTTTTACGATTGCGCAAAGCCTTAAGATCGCTCGCCTCAATCTTCCCATTATGGTTCACATCTAATTTGTGCTGATCTGCAGTTAATGCTGCCTGCTTCAATAGTTCAATAGCTTCATTATAGTTGAAGCCGTATTGTGATGCTCTTTTAACGAATCCTTCGATGTATGCTTGTTGTTGTGTGTTCATATTATTTAACGACTAGGTTAGGATTGATTGAAGGAGTGCCTACGGATACAGGAAGCTTAGTAGCCATAGTGGGTTTACCAGATCTAAACTCATTCCACAGCTCACCCAAAGTCTTAACTCCGTTGTATGGAGCTTTCTCGGCAGATGTTTTTAATAGTTCAATAGCCTCATTACGGCTAAATCTATATTCACTTGCTCTCTTTACGAATCCTTCGATGTATGCTTGTTGTTCTACGTTCATATTATTGTTCTAAATCTTTTGCGTCTTTTGGTTTATTGCTTAGCTTTTCTTTCCACAACAGCACATCCTCAACAACGTTCGGATTGATGCTTTTGTAGTTGCCTAGGTGACCAAAGAATAAATGACAGTATACCCCATTTCCTTTGTCTTCGCAAAGAGTAATTAGATTAGATGGCTCTAACTCTAGCTCAGGATGTACATGAAAAGGCTTGATGTGATGTACGTTTAGTTTCTTCGTACCACCACAAAGAGCACACTCAGCGTGCTTCTCTAGATGATGTTTACGTGTGGTAGACCAATGAGAAGATCTCTTACTTCCTTCTGGGTGTTTCCCAGAGTTCATTTCTGTTACTGTTGTTGCGGTAGCCATAATTATTTAGCTGTATGTGCGATAGGTATTGGTGCTGGACGACTGAACAATTGACTCAAAAACCCTTTGTTTGGTTGTGCAGTTGGGGCAGGTACTGGTGGTGGATTCTGCTCATTGATCTTGATTCCTGCTGGTGAAGGTTTGGCACTAAACTCATTACCACCAAGACCCAGATCTTTCATGTCTAGTCCAGTGTCTTCAGCTATACCAGCCAACTTGAATGCTGCTTCTCTTGTATAACCGTACTGCGATGCTCTCTTAACAAACCCGTTGATGTATGCCTGCTCTGTATTCATATTATTGTAAATTTGTTGTTAGATTTGCTGTGGGATCGTTCATGTTATTTATACGATCAGCAAATAGCTTTTCAAACTGGGCTTTTCTACCGGCATAATTTAACCAAGGCGTGTGTAAATCAGATTCTTCTTCAGGCATATCATGCTTTTCGACAGGTATCCTAAAATCAGGTCCCCAAGTTGGATCATATTTTTTTAGGTGATTATGAATTTCATTAACGTGATCAATTTTTATTCCTCGAGGATCATTAGCCTTTATACCCTGAATAGTATAAGGAAGAAAAGCACTACGTGGTGTTTCACCATTTTGTGGACTATCAGGGAAATGGTGCATATATTTCGCTGGCGTGCCGTCGCTCATTAAAGCCCTCACTAAATTGTTCATGTGATCTCCAGCCATTTCTATAGGGTAAGGTGCGTTTTTTGCTGCTAAATCATCGATAGTGCTATCAGGTCGGATACCGCCACGAAAGTTGTTTTCATTATCCCCAACATTAAATACAGGTTTTTGTGCCATGATCTTATGCAACTGCGATTCCCATTGATTTTTTGGTGTCATACCACTCAACGGAATATTAGCTATTTCTCGATTTTGAGCAACGGTTTCAGGTGTTTGTGTCATCATGGATGCTCTGGAAGGCATTGATGTTGGCGCTGGATCTGCAGAGGGCTGCACGGCATTATTCTGCTTAGCTGCAGTAATCTTGGGAGCTGCGGCGGTTTGGGTTGTGGTGGGAGCTTTACCAGATTCCCACATAGGGTCAGGTTTAATGGGATTTTTTATCCCCTGAGTGTTTGCCCTCTTTAGTATATAAAGAGCCTCATCCTGGTTGAAGCCGTATTGCGATGCTCTCTTAACAAACCCGTTGATGTATGCCTGCTCTGTATTCATAATTCTTTCTTTATTCTACGCTTTCCATAAGCCTCAAGCAATTTTAATTTAATCTTATCAACATCTTTGTTTATCTCTTTTTCTTCTAAACGCAGTACCACGTACCCACCGCGTTTGAGTGTTTTTGTTTTCTCCGCATCCTTGTATTCTTTAGCTGCACCGCTATGCCAGTATGTGCCGTCAGCGAATACGGCCACGTTAGGTTCAATGAATATGTCTGCTACAGTGACCCCCAACAAAGGTTTTTGAGTAGTATACTCTATACCCATTTCACTCAATATCTCCTGCAGCTTTAGTTCGATGCCTGTCTCTTTACGATCGCCGCAGAGATAACCCTTTATACTCGCACACTTTTTATTGCAAGTCTTACCCTGCTCCATCCTCAAAGTGAGCCTAGTCCATATTCTGCCACAAAGAGAGCATTCGTAAATCTGTCGCTTCATCTTAATTTACATACGCTGCTTCATTTGTAAATATTAAAGATTGTATTAAAACTTCCCATGGTGAAAAAGCGGCACGCTCTGTTACCTGGCCTTCGTTTACAATGGCTTTACGAGAATTATTATTGTTTAGAGCTTGTTTGTATTTATCTTCAGCCTTTTTCTGAGCTTCTTTAGCTAGAGGATTCATAGCAGTTTTTACATTTTCTTGCTCTTTACTTTCTTTTAATAAGAAGTTTAACGCAAACGTTCGTTCAGAAAGCGTTGGTGTTCGTTGTAATACAATTCTAAATGCGGTTATAATACCTTTATCAGTATTTTTTTCAAGTTTAATAGCATCCACCATTTCCTGTCTGTGTGAGATGTTTTGTACGATGTTTGCGACAAGCGGGCTATTCATTAAAAACAATGCTTGCTGCGGTACAATGGTGCTGGTTCTCTTCGTGTTTGGCTCAGTTGGGTTTGACATATCAAACTGCATCATTACATCAGGCATATTTGCTCTGTCTATATACGCATATGCTGTTCGTCTAAATATAAAAGGCTCTTCAAGTACATTAAAAGAAGGCCCACCTACAACATCTCTCTGTAGTACTTTACCCATACTCAACAACGAATCTCTGTAAGATTCAAAATCCAATCTACGTACATTAGCATGCCAGAGTAGGCTATTACCCGGGTCTAACTTGCTATATTCATCTAATTGAATTTTAGAAATGGTGTTGCTACTTTGCTGATATGTCTTTGAGAGCATTATCGCTTTATGTAAAGCTTTCAACGACCAGGCTGGTTTCTTTGCCCCATAATCTTCCATAAACCAATTAGCAAGAAAGTCTAACAGTTCAGGGTGGGTTGGTATACCTGATTGATTGCCTAAGTCATCCGGTGTTCTCACTAATCCTTCTCCAAAATGATACATCCACACTCTATTTACTATCACTCGAGCCGTAAGAGGGTTATTTTTACTTGCAACAGCTTCTGCTAGTTCTAAGCGGCCACTTTCACTCTTACTAAATTCAGATAGGTTGTTAGTGTTTAAAACTTCAATAAACTTTCTTGGCACTATTTTTATTTTTTCTCCAGCCTTTGGTGCATTACCTCTAACAAACAGTGGTGAGTCTACAGGTTTAGGCTTATCTTCAATAATCATTGCTCTTACTGGACCGCCTTTAAAAGTTAACTTTAATTCATTAATTTGATTTAAAAAAGCTTTGTTTCTTAATTCACCTTGTTGTTGCATGGGAAATTTCTCAGCAATTTGTTTAAGCTTCTCTATTGAAAGATCTGACATTAAATTTAACTCAAACGGGAAAACAATTACATCTGCTAGATCTTTATTGAAATTAGCGTCTTCTAATTTTGTTTCAGGGTTCATTATTTGAGCAAAAACCGAAGCTGCCTTTGTTTCAATTTCTTCAAAAAAACTGCCAACTAATCTTGCAATTTCTATATCAGTTGTTGGGGATGTTTGTTGCTTCTTTAAAAATTCAAAAACTACAGGAGAGAGTTTTTGTTTTTTGTCGTTTATCACTTCTTCAATAGTAAGTTTATCGTTATGCATTTTTGCAAACGGCCCAAGCAACGGATCATTTGGTTTAAATTTTCTGCCAAAATTGTCTGCAATTTCTCGTTCATCCAACTTATTTTTCTTAGCAATTTCAGATGCTTTTTCTCTTTGTTCAACGGTAGGGTTTTTCCCAAGAACCATTATAAACTCAGCCATAGCTTGGGCGTTCTTTCTGATTTTATTTCCATGTTCTCTCACTATAGTATAATAAGCTTGATAAGACTTTTGTTCATATTCTTTCATCTTATTAGTGAATTCGATATACTTAGGAGAATTTGAATCGCCCGCAATAATAGGTCCTTCACTTGGCTCATTACAGCTTAAAAATATACCTCGTAACGCATAGTAATCTTCTGAAGTAATTGGGTCAAATTTATGGTCGTGACAACGGGCGCACGCTAGTGTTAGCCCCAGCATACCTCTACCAACAACATCGATACGGTCATTGATAACATCATCCATATTATTGAATCTCTGACCTATAGTCAGAAAACCTAATGCCGCTAGATTGGCAACATTATTATTTGGTATTTTATCGGCCGCCAATTGATTCTTTAAGAATTGATCATAGGGCATGTCATTATTAAATGAATTAATAACCCAATCCCTATAAGACCAAGCATAAGAATATCTATAATCTTTAACATTATTATTAGGCTCGCCTGTTGTATCTGAATATCTGGCAGTATCAAGCCAATGTCTACCCCAACGCTCTCCATATCCAGGGTCAGCCAATAGTTTATCAACAACCTTTTCAAATGCATTGCTTGATTCATCTACAACAAACTCTGCTGTTTGTCTGGGTGTTGGAGGTATACCTATGAGATCAAAATAAGCTCTACGGATTAAAGTTTCTTTACGTGCCGTTACAGCTGGTATAATTTTTTTGTCTTCAAGTTTAGCTAATACAAATCTATCAACAGTGTTGTAGCACCAACTCTCATTTTTTACTAAAGGTATCTTAGGCTTAACAACAGGCTGAAAAGACCAATAATTTTTTTTCTTAGTGTTTTTAAAAGCTTTATCTCCCACCTGTCTTGTGTCGGGAATACCCATCTCAAACCATTGTGTAAAAATAGATATCTGTTCGTCAGAGAGTTTCTTTTTTTCCGGCATTTGAAGGTCACCGTTCCAGTTAATGGCTTTTAGCAAAGAGCTCTTTGATACACTGTCTTTATTAAAGACATCTCCATTTTCACCTCCCTTGAGAATCTCTTGTCTCGAGTCTAAAGAAAGCCCACCTTTAACTTTTCCTTTTTCATTAGAATGACATTCTAAACACTTCTCGTTTAAAAGCGGTCGTACTTTTGCTTCAAAAAAATCTAACTGTTCAGATGTAAAGTCTTGTTTTGCAAAGATATTACTGCAGGATGCGGTAAACAACGCAAGAAAAACCAAACTTTTTTTCATATGATTACGCAATAATATCTTTAATTACATTACCAAAGTTATCTGTTAGACGAAAATCTCTACCATTGTAGTTATAAGTCAGTTTGGTGTGATCAAATCCCATTAAAGCTAATATAGTAGCATGGAAGTCGTGCATGTGTACCGCGTCTTTAACCACTTTACCGCCTGTTTCATCTGTTTCACCGTAACGCTGACCACCCTTGACACCGCCCCCAGCCATCCAGACAGAGAATGCTTTACCGTTGTGGTCTCTGCCTGGTAAACCTGCACCTCCTCCTGCTGTCACGGTTCTACCAAACTCACCACCCCAAATAACAAGAGTGGATTCAAGCAACCCCTTTTGTTTAAGATCAGTTAATAGAGCAGAGAATGGTTTGTCGTATCTTTCAGCTGTTCTTGTCATGCTGCCCTTAATGTCTGTATGATGATCATACCCACCAACCTGCACTTGAACAAAACGAACCCCTCTTTCAACTAGTCTGCGTGCAACAATCATCTTTGCTGCCTCCTCACCTGCACCATACAGCTCATGTATAGCTTGAGGTTCTTTCTTAATGTCAAACGCATCAGTAGCTTCTGTCTGCATCTTAAACGCTGTTTCAAACGCTTCAATACGAGATTCAAGTTGAACATCTCTCTGCAATTGAGCCATATGATTGGCATTTAATACTTTTGCAAAATCAATCTGACGGCGTTGACGCTCTTGAGTAGAAAACTCACTGCGAATATTTGCTAAAATTTCTTCAGCTTTGATTGTAGATCGATACTGCACGTTGCATCCTTGATACATCCCTGGAAGAAACGCACATTGTCTCCAATCAGCGTTTCCGTTTAATGAAATAAATCCAGGCATATTCTGATTTAAAGAACCAAGACCGTATACCATCCAACTACCAAGACTTGGTTTAGGTAGTTGAGCAGAACCTGTATTAAACATCTTTGCTGCAATACCATGATCAGGTATCTCTGCAAACATAGAATTGATGATTGCCATATCATCTGCATGCTGCCCTAGTTTAGACCACACTTCAGAAATTTCTAAGCCCGATTTTCCAAATTTTGGAAAATTAAAAGGAGAACCCAATAACCTTCCATTGCCAATCTCTACTCCATCATTCTTTTGAAGTTCGGGTTTATAGTCAAATGTATCAACACTGGACGGGGCCCCACTCGCAAACAACTGAATAATAGCTTTTGCTTTTACTGGGAAATGAGACGGTTTTGCTATTAACGGTGATGCAGCTTCTGCTGTAGCTGAATCTATGTTAAATAATGCAGCGAGAGATAACCCACCAAGTCCTGCTCCAAAGTCTGTAAGAAATTCTCGACGCGTGTGAAAGGAATTAGAATGATTGCCGCAGTCGCTCATATTTTTATTTTTGGGGTTAACGAACTTACTCTACAGTTTACTTGATAAGAAAGAACAATGTCAACACTATCACAAACAATAAAACAGCTATCACTGTATTGCGATCCATTTGCTTTTGCACATCAACAATATCCGAAGGTACATCAGGAACAATAGGGACAACAGGAACCGGCTCAGGAACTGGTGGAGCAGGTGGAACAATAGGAGCAGGTGGCTCTGGAGTGGGAGGCACAGGTTCTGGCTCTGGTGCTGGTGGTTCAGGTACTGGAATTGGAGCTGGTGCTGGTGCAACGGGATCAGCAATATCCTCATCACATACTTCGACCGTTCTAACTGTCCAAAAGTCATAGCTATCGGAGCTCAATAAATAATTTAATGGAATATAGCAGTAACCGGCATCTCCCCAACCACTGCCCCAGCTATTCATAACAATAGCATACTCACTCTCATCATCTCGTTTCTGATACCCAACACACATCATGCAATGCCCACCTAAAAGCTTTTCTTTAGCTCTGTTGGGTTCATGCACACTGCCGCCAAACATTGTATCAAGACTGTTTGTAAACGATGTGTATAATCGTATTCCAAATATAAAAGGATAACCATCGTTAAGACAGCCCAGTACTGCAGCTTTATCTGTATCATTAAGTTTTAAATATTCTAACGTCTGATGCTTTGTCGCATTAGCCCACACATCCTCACTAGGCCGAACGTTAAATTTATCAATGAGATAGGGCCATTCACGTTCAAGGGCTACCCCATCGTTTACAGTAGACTTTAAAGCATCACGAACATATGCACCACTATCAGAATCCACAGTTCCCTCCATTAGTCTTGTACTATAATATGTGAACAATGGACTGGGTGTCCATACAGTTAATCCCTGCTTCTTACGCACAAAGTCTACAAGAGCTGTTGCACCAAAAGCTGTGCATGCGCCAAGGTCGCCCTGGTTTCTGATGGGTGGGCAAAACGGCCTTAAATCTATATTTGCTGCTAAAGACGACGATACCGCAGATGCTTTGTATAGATGATCTCTTGGATCCTCTGGAGCTCGAGGGCATCCGAACTTTAGTTTGTCTGGTGTCATACAGCTGGCTTTACTTTTGGTTTTTTCTTGCGAGGCTTTTTAACTGGAACCTTCTTTTCAACCTGCTTGAACTTTTGCTGCATTGATTTGAACAACTCCCACTGCCACCAACTCAACCAAAACAATGTTATAGCTATGCCACAATTTAATATAATTTCTGTGGGTGGTGGATCAGATAAAGTTATAGCATTACTTACTGCTCCACACGTCATAATACTTAAACCTGCCTTGGCCAGCCATGCCTTGATTCTATTGTTCCAGATCTCATTATCTGGATCTCCGAATATATGAATGAGTAAACCCAAAGCTGATATGGCTGTGGTGCAGTTAGCAATTGCGTTAATGGCTACAAGTTGTGGGGAGATCATGTTGTTCTCTTTTTTAGAATTCTTTTTGGTTTGGCGGGCACAACCTCAGGCGGTGCTTCATCAGGAAGTATTTTACGACTGAAATACTCAATACCTTTTAAACCAAGAAAACCTAGTAGGAAAGCTATGCCGTAATGATAGCGCGAATCGTCGAGCTTTGTTACAGTAACTACAATAGGTGTGATATAGTTAGCGCTAGCTGCCCCACCAACAAGACTGCTAATCGTACGAGTAAGATTCATAGCACTACCTTTACTTGTAAGCAGTATAGCGCCAAACAACCCACTAACTAGTAGGCCCACGTCGATGCCAAACTCTTTCAGCGTGTTGTTATCCATGGATAATATTATACTTTATTCTACCGATCTCTGATAGCTAAAAAAAGCGGTTTACTTCCCTCAAAGGGAACACGCTTTTGAACTACAAGTCAGCTTCACTGACCTTTTCCATGAGCTCGTTGTAGGCAAGGAGCTCTTTCTTCGGGTCAACTGTAAAGGGGTTGCACGCCCCCAGCACCCTAAAAAGCCTATCAGCTTCTCTTCTGTAGTGCGTCTGCCTTTCGGGCGCCAATTTAGCTCCCAGATAGGTCAGTTTGTCTCTTTCTTTCAACATTTCTACCAAAAGCTCCTGGATCATAATAAATAAACTAAAACTATCAGCAGTTACTGGCCGCTGATTCAAAGTATTATACCATCTAGATCACTATTTATATGGGTGGGGGGGGGTACTAGATCCCTGGCAAGGGAGGTTGTACATTATATGCGCTAGGTGGATGAATAATCTTGGGCACCGCTTCAGCACCCATATCAAGCATGCGTCTTAATTCATCTTTACTTTTCTTAGCTGCCAGATTCTTTGCTCGTGCTCTTGCCCCGGCCTTACCTGCACTACTCAACGTAGATTTATCGTTATTGCGTATAGCTCTTCTTAACCAATCTGGCATACCTGCCTCTTTCTCTATTTCTTTAGCTACCGGCTCACAGCTATCCGCACTATAAGGCTTTTTACCTTTAACAGGCTTATAGCCTTCCCAGCATCTGCCTTTAGCTTCTTTGCTTACATTCCCAGCTTTAGCTAGTGTTTGAGGAATCTGTACAGGATTTTCTGGAGCGTTAAGTTTTACATTCTCAGGATTTCTACTAAACTCTACAGGCCGGTTATTATATCTATGCACGTCTCTAGCTATGTTCACGCCAGTGCTAGCTGTGCTAACCCCTAGTCCTATACCTTTAGTCAAAGGATGAAGCTGTGCGGCACTACCTAGTGCTCCAACACCATCTATAAGCATTCCAGTATAATCTCCATCTTTACGTCTATCGTTTGCTCCCTGTAACTGAGTTCCTGCACCAAACAGAGGTACACCATTAGCGACATTTCCCCACATTCGAGCTTTACCTATTAAAGATGATCCAGGAATTGGCGTACCACCAGATCCTGGAGGTACAGGAGGCCCATAGGGACCACCAAGCACACCTTTACTCAAAGCGGCTTCTATATTATTATTCTGAGCTCTGCGGGCTCCCCTAGCTGCAAGAAACTCAAGAACGTTAACACCAACATCCCCAGCTATTCCAGGAAAAGGATTTTTAACAGGCTTCTCACCATATGGAGTATCACCAGCTCCATATATATTCGACACATCTTGATTTACTCCTATGGGTGTTGGTTGAATCTTTGTGGATAGATTTGGTGTTGTGTTTGGTGTGAGTGTATTTTGCGTTGGTGGTTGTTGTGCAGGTAAAGGTAACTTGCTTACAAAATGCTTATTTATAAGATCAGTGTATTCTTTATGTGGTATGAGCCCCATTTCTTTCCTTCGATTTTCTAGGTTGTGAGACTCAAAAATTTCTTTAGGTTTCCAGGTCCATTTTCCATTCTCAAAAATTTCTCCTCCTTGACTGCCATACATCTGTGGACGTCCTCTATTAACGTTAATTCTGTCATCCAAGTGCGCAACAGTTTCACCACCGTAGCTTCCAGGATTACTTTGATTATGTGTGCGCATTTTCTGCAATACAGTTTCTTGAAAGTCGGGATCAAAATCTGCATGCTGCACAAGTAATGCCACATCTTTACCTGGTTGACCTGTCGGTAATCCAAATTTATCTAAGTGAGGTTTCAGCCAAGCAATATTACTTTTATCTATATCTTGACCAGATACTGTGTTATTGGTTGATATTGCATTACCTGATCGAAAACTTTGGTCTTTAGCTATTCTCGACGTTAGTTCATTTAATAATTCTGAAGACCATGTTGTATTGGAAGGCGCCGCGTCATCTGCCTTCTTCTCAACAGGACAACATAGATCACCTTTCATCTCATAACCCTTTGGGACGTCGTAATCCATATCCTTTAAGAACTCACCACTGAAGGCATCACCTTTATCTACGGCTTTAACCACAGCCTTAGGTATTCCTGCAATCTTTTCTATATAGCTATACTGATCATATACCTCACTTGTCTTTTCTAACTTACCATACTCACTAATAGCTAAAATAAAGCCTAGTTTGCCTAACAATTCAACATCGTCACCGTTCACGTATTCATTACCGTCACAGTCGAATACACCAGTGCTTCTACAGGAAGCTATTTTTTGACCCATCGGCTGTTGTTGGTTCTGTACAAAGCCTGGGGCGACGTGCGCATCCGATTGCATGAATTTCCACTTTTGTTCTTCTGGCATACCCACATGAAATCTAATATATCTGCGAGTGTTGGGGCTCAACTCTTGCATAGATTTTTCAATGTTTGGAGAACTTAAGTATTTGTTTATAAATGCCTGAAACTGTTCAGGAGTTTTAGCCCTGTTACCTGTAAGTCTGAACATGTCTTGCTGAGCTGTACTGATCCCTGTAGCCCTTTCACCCGCATCGGCAAAATATCCTCTAGTCATGACCTCGGTATGTGCAGGCATTGTTTTAACTATTTCTGGGTTCTGGGTATTTAGAGCGCTGCGAAGTGCATTGTTAGACAATGCACTATCTTTGTCCTCCATACGTATAAGATTTTGAGCAGGATACATTGCATGCGCTGCCTCATGTCTTAACGAATTCCACGGATTTTGCACCATCTCCGGATCAGTCGTAGTACTAAGGCTTTTATTGTTTGGGGATATTTGCGCCATGTGATTTTTTTGCAATGTAAATGCGTCACGATCCTTCCTTATAGGGTTTATATTTATAATGCCCTCGTTTCTTGGAGATGCAGAATTAGATGCAAACGCTGGACTATATGAGGTTACATCTTTGTCAGACTCGAAAAGATGCACAGGTTTATCTATATTTTTTTCTATTTCGTTATGTGGATTGTTTTTCTTATTATACGCACTAGCCTCAGCTACATTTTTATCTAGTTGATCACCATATGTATTATTTAAAACAGCCCTTGGTGTTATTACCCCCTTAAAATTTTCCATATTATATGGGCTTTCTCCACCGTTAGATTCTCTAGTAGCAATATATGAACGACTATCAAAACGGTCATTTTTAACTGTGTCTATACCGCTAGCAGTATATTGTGGAGTCACATATCCTTCTAACCCTGGCGATAATTTAGGTCTACTTGGGTTCTGTGCGCTATTTACTGGGGAAGGACTAGGAGTTAAAACCTGTGGTGGTGGTGTTGGTGTTGAGCGTAGTTTGCCACCTGCATATAATTTTGCGTTTCCGTCAAATGGGTTAGTCATCCTGCTCATGTGTAGAAGATCAGGGGGTAGACTAGAAAGTTCCACTGTAGACTGAGCTGCGGTATCGGCTACCTCACCCATCACTTTAGGGAAGGCAGTCATCTTTGAGGGCGCATCAGCCCCAGCTACAGCTCTATTGCCATTGATTGATTGTGTTTCGCCTGGATGATCCTCGGCAAGAATGCCTGCCATAATAGGTTTCTCCGTAGTAGAAGGCATCTTTACAGCTTTTGGTGCTGTAATCTGTGTGGTCATTGCTTTTGGTGTTGGTGACTCACCTACTTGCGACGCTAAGGCACCTAGAGTTTGACCTGAAACAACTCCAACTGTGTCTGGTTTCTGCGTTGTGGGCTGATTTTTGTCTGAATTCTGTACAACCAACGCATATTTATGCAGAAACGTGACTAATTTTTCTTTGTTCTCTGCTTTTTTGACGTTTTTTTGTAGTTTTTTAGCTAATTGTACAAAATTAAACATAAAACCTAGTGTTTAAGAAGCATAGTTTTGTGCCTTTTCAACGCGGCAAGTGTTCTTGCGTCGCCTCTCATAGCTGCAGCACGTATATCTGCATCCAATCTTTCAAGTAATTTATTTTTTGCGAGCTCGGCCTTGTCTGTGGACATGCGTTTAGACTCATTAAGGATATTTTCTGTGGCCTTGCTCCTCATTTCAGGCAATTCAGCATTAAAATGCTCTACCATGTTAGCCTTTTGTCTCACCAGACTGTCCATCTCCATTTTAGCTTCTTCAAAAGCCTGTCTAGCTAATGGATCATTAGGGTTCTTTTTAAATATTTTAAAAATTGCGTTATGTTTCTTCGTAGCTTCTTTCAATTCTTTAGAAATATTGCGCACGCTCATATGCTCTCTCACATTATGTAGTCCTGCACCTATTCCGCTACCCACAGCACGCATTCCTTCACCCACTCCTTCACCCATATTATCAACTCCGCCGGTAATACCTTCCCAGATCTTTTGTCTACTTTCTTTTCTCTTTAAAGCATCAGCTTCATTGAGGCCCTTTTGAGCCTGATGCAAGCCTATCTGATCTAGCTCACCTGGTATTGCGCTACTACCTAGTCCTTCTCCAAATCCAGTGGCTCTCATGGCCCCACCATACAGCTTATCAGGTGTTCCCGTTGCTTTGTTTAAATAGTCCATCACATGAAGATCACCAAGATGTCCACCGCTTTGAAGTGTATTGTGCAACAACTCAGGATTGATACCTTCTCTCAACAGGTTCTTTACTTGACCTAGCTGTTCGCTCTTTAATTTTTTAGCTATTCCAGCTCCACGGCTTGCTCCTAGTCCGCCACCTGCAGCTGCACCAATTGTGCCATATCTTAGAACCTTATCAAGCAAGTGAGAAGGCGCTCCTTCTTCTTTGGGTTCGTTTATTGATTCTAGTGCACCTATTGCACCACCACCTAGTGCTCCCATACCTGCACCAGCTAGCGCATGGCTTGCTCCAAAGTTGAGCATCTTTCTGTTCTTTACAAGGTCTAGAATCTTCTTTTCAAATATGGCTGCGTTGCTTGCTTCTTTCTTCATAGTAACTAGTATTATAGATTACAGGGATACTTGTGAACAGCTAAAAAAAAGATTTCCCCTACCACCTTTTACAGTGGTAGGGGATCTCTCAAAACCCAAATATCCAGCCCAAGATCCTACTGGCGATTACCAGTAGGATCATGACTAGTGCTGTCATTTGGCGAGAAGGGTCGCCGCCAGTCGACTGCGCATCCTGGCTGTCCAGGATTCAGGTGGCGGCACCTCTGCCATGGGTGCTGGCATGGGTGCTGGCACCTCTGCTATGGGTGCTGTGGGTGCTATCACCTCCGCCGTCGGGTTGTACCAAGACACAGGCTCCACCATTGGAGCCATGGCCTTGGCCACCTCCCGCACCTTCTCGCCCAGCATGCTTGAACCTATCAAGCACCCCATTTGACTGCTTACCAGAAGCCCTGCCCGCCCAACTTCGGCTGCGCCCGCAACTCCATTCCTAATGGTTGCGAGCTCTACCGCCGTATTTTTGGCGTTGGAGTCTACCGCTCCTTCAAGGGCGGCGACCTTCTTTGCCCCATCGCCTGCCATCAGACTTAGCCCGTCAAGGCGTCTGGTTTGGAGCTCTTCGCGTCTGGTGTGGAGCTCTTCAGCTGTCTCCACCGCCACCAACGTGAGGCGCAGGGCGGCTATCTCCCCTTTCAGGGAGACGCCTATATCAGCCGCCTCATCCAACCTAACTGACAGGCTCTGGAGAGCCTTCTGCTGCTCTTCCAGGGCCTTTCCGGCCCCATAGCCCATCATCCCGATGAGCGTCATCATCATGACCCCAGCTGCGAGTCCCGCCCACTCTACCTTGGTGACCTTTTTCAAGGCCACCAACATTTCGGCTTTGAAGGCCGATACTGCTACTGCTTTTCCGGATTCGACTCCGGAGGTCACCTGACAAACAGGCTTAATCGATGATAGCACTTTTTTGCTCATCAAAGTATTATCCCACTATATAGCTGGTTTAACCATGGGGGGAGGGGAGGGGGGTACCTGATAGCTAAAAAAAGCAGTACTGGGGATTGAACCCAATACTGCCGCCTCCCTGCAATGAGCTATCACCATGCACTAGGCATGTGATCCAGCTCTACAAGGTCTGCCTCCTCCAGCTCCGCCTGACACCAACTCCAGTCGGGAGGGGTGTAAACTGGTTCATCGCAGCCATCCACCAAGATCTCAACCTTGAGACCTTGTGGTGACTGCAGCGCTTCCTTGACTTTCTCGATCTGGCTCTCTTCTGAGCGCCAGACCAAGTCATCACTGCGCCTCAACACTACCCCGTGGGGGGTATATTCGAGTGAATACGCCTTGCCCAATGGCCGGCCGAGGTGGCAGACTACTTCTTTGACTTGTTTAAGAACCATGATGTCTCTGAATTTTTTCATAACAAACAAAAACTATCAGCAGTTACTGGCCGCTGATTCAAAGTATTATACCACTCAAACTACTATTTATACAGGGGGGGTACCCGATAGCTAAAAAAAGCGCGTTAACGCTTTTACTCCATTGCCGACCATTTATCGGTTGAAGATTTTAGCCCATAAGGATTGTTAGCCCTTAATCCGGGTTTTTAGATGTATCTTGTCCATCTTTAGCTAGGTGAGCCTTTCAGCTACTTTTCATAATTACAGATCATACTATAGCCTCTCTCGCCGCCTCGAGGTTTGCTATAGCTGATTAAACTGTAATTGAAGACCCTGGCTTGTCAACTTGGCGCGACCCTTGGGTCACCTAATAGGTGACCCACCCATGGGTGAGGGTTTTGGTTTCACTCTCCTGCCACGAGTGGAACCATTGTTATGTGTCTGGCAGGGACGACCGACCGGGCTTCTCTGCTTGTACATACAGAGATCTAGCTTAACCCTAGCTGTATCCTCGTGCCGGGGAATACGCAGCGAATCATTGCCGGTTAATATAAATATAGGTTTTACGCTATATCTACACAACTCTGATTCAAAGTATTATACCACACACCTACCTATTTATACCCTGGGGGAGGGGAGGGGGGGTACCTGATAGCTAAAAAAGAAGCCACCCAACCTATCTCTAGGCGAATGGCTTCTTTCTGTTCAGGGGTGGGGGAGGGGAACAGCTAGTTTGCTGCAATTTCTTTCTTTTGCGGCTTTCCGCAATAGGAGCAGCGGACTACCCCTGTACTATCGGGTAATAACGCTCCTTGCCAGCATATCTTACAGTGAATATATTCACTGTCCCACCGATCGCTTTTGGTATCGTCAACCGTTGCAACCGCCTCAGCCGGGCAATACCCCACGGTTGACGATTGAGTTCGGCCATTAACAACAGCAGGCTTATTTGAGGATAGACCAAGGCTAGCGACGACTGTCACTATTATTAGCATACTTGCTATGTTAATTGTTCGCATATTCCTCCTTTAGTTTCCAGCCTACCGACGAGTTGTCACCTACACCATTACAAGATAATAGCACTGTCGACTTGTAGGTGTAGAACACATTGCGGGCACATGTCCATGAGCAACCCATGTTGGTCGCCATCCTATTCAGTATCTCGGTGGTGCGCGCGGACCCACCCAGATCCTGCACCGCCTGTGACACGTCCATGGGACCTCTTCGCGCAAAGCGTTTTTGTGTTCCTTCTTTATACACCACTTGCACCTTTGCGGCAGGTGTTGGTATTGCTGCTGGTGGTTCCTCCCCACTCAAGATAGCTACGGCTGCTTGAGTTTGATTCAGCAGCCTTTCAACTGCTGTGAATTTACTCGCTACAACAAGTTTTGCTGCTCGAGCCCGCTGCTCAGCGTCCCTGAAGATACCCATCTCCTCGCTGAGCTGTTTTAGCAACGCTGAATACTTTTCGAGTTGCTCTTGAAGCATTGACGCTCCCAGATAGTCTCCCGGTTTCTCCATCTGATGATTTGGAATCCCGACACCCATTACTTTGAATATATTATTCATAACTTATTTTACTATATAACCGAATACTCCCCAAGTGGTGGGACTTTCGTCCCGTTTGTATGTGTACGTAGGCATTAGCCTGACGAGGCTTTTGCCTGTTTGTCTTTTCACTGCGTGTTCAATCAACGTTTCGGTGTGCACAACATTACCCGTTGGGGTGTTTGCTGTGCTCTGATATGTCTGCAACGTTTCATTCCTTGATAAACACCTTACGGCATGTATCTGGAAAGTCATGAACAACAGACTGCCCGGTTTGAAGAGCTTGGCCACACACTTAGAGACGCCTTCCAGATTCTTGTCTGAAAGACCTCCAGTAAGGTCGAACCACACCGCATGATTATCTAGCGACGAGTATTTTAACAATCCCGCAAAAACATCATCTATATGATGCTGCCATACTCTGCCGTTGTGGTGGCAATGTATGTTTGTTTCTTTTGCGGATAACTCTCGGTCGAAAGTTAGAAACTTTATTCGACCAGCTTTCTTTTTGCAGGATTCAAGATGCTCGATGTGATTGAGTAGCTCTGTTTCCTGTATTCCTGACTGGGCCGGCATGGTCGCTATTGTAGCTCCCTTACCGAAATAGAAGTCTATCCAAGGCATAAAAAAAGCGTTAATCCTTTTATGTGACTCACGCTTCTCTGTGCTCTGGATGACCATTTCGTGGTTATCCATAAATTTTAAATTGGTGCACCTGGTTGGATTCGAACCAACGACCGACGGATTAGAAATCCGTTGCTCTATCCGACTGAGCTACAGGTGCATTTAATTTATCTAAATAACTCCAACGATTCTGGCAGACTGTATTCAGTCTTTAATTCGACCCCATCTATTGTCCAGATAAATCGAATTTCTCTGGTGATGGTATCGTCATCAAACAGGCTGTTAATTAGCGCACTGGCTATCTCCAGCTGTTTTAGTGTTTCCTCCCTAGAACTGTTGGAAGGGAATTTGAACATCCCTCCCATTCTTACGGCTTTCCGCCTGTCCTTGTGATGGTCTTTCGTATAATACTTTGCTGAGATCATATGGTCATTCTTTTCTCCAAATTGACGCCGACTGCAGCATGAGCACTGCACTTGTGCCTCCAAGGCACAGCAGTAATATACTTTCCCAAAAGTTAGTACTTGCGTACTTGATAGTTAGTAGATCTATAATCACTACACACCAGTACGCAATTGCTTGCGTTTTTTGGGTGGGTTGGGAATCATGTGGTTTAAGGACGGCTTGTTCTTTTGTTTTCATATTAGGGTTAGTTGTGAAAGCTAGTTGTAGCTCCCTCAATATATTATACCAAAAATAACCCTAAAAATATCACCTAGATTCTTTCGTGTTTTGTTGAACGCACAAACACATAACCTTTGTGCAACTCACTAAATTCTACTGTGTACACCTTTGAATCATTTCTTTCAACAACAGCTCCAGCAAATATTCCTCCTTTAGCTAGAGCAAACCCAAATCCTGTGTTGGGTACATTAGTTATCGTGCCATATATTTTGAAATGTTCATCAGTTTCTTCGATCTGTGTTACCTGTCCTTGATAGCAGAAACCATCAGTTCGATAGATCTTTATCATTGAGCCTATCGGCGTGTTAATGATCTGTGCTGGAGATAACACACCAGTGGTGCTGGTGAGATAGCTTTCTAATCCAAGCTTTAATCCATAGCCAGGCACCACCGATTTTGATTTATCGGCGGCGGCCCCAGCAAACAGTAAACTTGAAGCAAATAATGAAGCTAGAAGTGTGCTATAAATTTTCATGTTACTTACTGTAGCAATACAAGATTTCTTTGATACCTTCATTACCGATCACAAAGCAGCTTTGCCGGGCCTTATTGTTCATTCCCATAGCTTCAGAGTGTTTGTCACCACGAACGGCTGTGCTGAGCATATAATGCTCGAATTCGGCATACTCGCGCATCTCTAGATGGTGCTGATCTGCGGTAAGAAGAACTTTTTGATTAACGCCGATGAGTTCTTCAGGTTTAGACAAGAACAAGTTTGTGATATAGCTTTCACGAGCCTTACCTGCAGCAGGAAGACGACCCTTGTATTCAGCGCTGTAGCCATGCGAGATAATAAACAAGCATTTGTTTACTTTGAACAGGCCGTGGTCTGTTTGGAAGTTATCAAATGAGATTCTTGGCTCAGATCTGAAGTAAGCACCGATAGCCTTGAACAGTACATAATCACCAAAGTCGTTGTGGTTACCTTTAACGCTCTTCACATCGACTCTAGGAAACAATGAGAGCATGTCTGAGATGAACCGTACTATACTGTCGAAAGCAAAGTTAAACTGTTCTTCTTTGATACAGTCGTGTACAAGCATAGTGCCTTTGGTTGTAAATCCAGCACCAGTTGTATGCAGGATGTCGCCAAGAGACGCAATTAGGCAGGAGTCGAAAGTATAGCATCTTTCTTCCACCAGGTCTTTAATATTCTCACTATATGTCTGGAGACATTCAACAGCTTCTTCAGTGCTATAGCCTTTACCTCTATAAGACTCGCGAGCATTAGTCTTGGCACCAAAGTGAATGTCGGATAGGCCTACAAGTAGGGTCTTGCCTGAGGATTTGCTTTTAGCTGGTCCAGAATACCTGATGGGTAAATATACCGGAGGTTCCCAGTTGTTGAGAAACTCTGTGAAGGGGTCATACACACCCACCTGCATCTTGAACCACTTGTCTGCTGCATCTTGCGTTTGTTCCCAGCTACGTTTCTGGAACTGCTGATATAGCTGAAACTTCTTTTTTTGCAGTAGATCTTCAGTAATCTCATCTACATCACGCTCAAGAAGTTCTTCGTTTGTAATGGGTTCTGAGTCGTGGGTAATGCCCAGGATGTCTTTTAGTTCGTTAAAATAGTTGCGCGGGATTTTGTAATTTCTGCAAATCTCGTTGATGCTGTGTTCTTTACCGTACCAATTGGAATAGTTTTCTACAAGACTGCGGACAATGTCACCACTCAGTACGATGTTACCGTTGGCAGCTTTTAGATAGATTACGTACTTATCTGTTTCTTTGTTGTATACATACTTCTCTGTAAACTTCAGGTCACTCTTCCATTCAGTCTTACCCAATACATCGTCATTGAGCACGTTCCTACGAGGAAGCTCTTCAATCTGGTCACCCCGGAGCTCTACTTTAAAATTTTCAATCTCTCTATCTGAATACCCGTGCTTTTTCAAAAACGGGACAATGCCCTTTTTCTGCTGCTTTAGCTTTACGCACTGCTGAATAATGTGTGATCTGGTCATTTTTAATTTTTCCTTGTTACTTGTCTTTTACTTGAAAATCTTTGTAACTCTTTTAAGTTAAGTTATTTATAACTTGTACAATACCCGTACAATTTCAGCCACTTTTTGAAATTGTACGGATTTGAGTTTAGAGATCTTCCCGTACTAGATATATATACCTTCTCGAGACAATTTTTACAGGGAAAATTTGCACTTTCGTAAACTTTTTACAAAGCCAATGTTGTTGCTGCTTGTGGACTTGACTGCCTACCATAACCAAATGAAGTAATTGCGCGAATTATTACCGTGTATGCGGTTTCTGGGGCGAGCCCTGTAATTCTTAACGGACTTGCGTTACTTGTTGGCGTCCTGGTAATCCACACATCACCATTATTAAGACTATATTGATAGTTCCGTACTGCAGACCCACCATCATCCGAAGGACGTGAAAAAAAGAGTGACAAACTAGTGGCCTCGGCGGATATATTATTAACGGATGGTTCTGTCGCGGCAGTGGTCACAGGACCGATTGCACTGATGTTGTAAATTTCAGCTTGCGTCAAACTATCCATATCAGTAAGATCAACAACTAATTTCTTCACCTCAAAAAGCAGAGACTCAAAAACAGTTTGCAGCATTTCCGGTGTTCTTCCCACAAGCTCAACACGATTAGACCTATAGTATGACGAACCCTCAGATGGAGAATTTTCACCAAAATCTTCTAGTTGTGTGGGAGTACATACAGCCACAAAAGTATCCTCAAAATCACCCAATGCGAAATTTTTTATACGTTGATACACAAAAATCTTGTCGGTCATTTCTTGATTGTTACGAGCCTCGACAACGAGTTTCATTGAAGAAATCCCAGGAACAGGAATTGTGCTCTGCTTATAGAGTTGAATACTTTTTGGCATAGAGTTGTAGATTAGTTACTATCAGGTATGTATACTATACCTCAAGCTGCATATAAAGACAAAATCAATAAAATTATTATGGACAATACACACAAAGCGCACCAGGACTCTGGTATTTTTAAGACAGGTGATCTGGTTATCGGTAGCAGTGACCCAGCTAAATCAGTTTACTCAGCCACAGGCTCCAAGATACTTAGCAACGGTGTTTCTATATATGGAGATGCTGGTGAGCTAGAGGCACAAGGAGACGAGCTCACAAAGTCAGCGTTGCGTAGTGGTGGCAAACTACTCAGAACAACGAGCCAGACAGACACAAAAACAAACAAGAAGACAGTGAGCAAGAAAAACAAGGTCAAGCAGGTATCTATGAATACGTATCTCGATTCAACCCCTGCAGCGCAAACTCAACCTGAAATTGAGGAAGTTCAGTATTCTATACAGTTTGAAAATTCATTTGGAAAAATGAAGGCTAAGGTAGAGCACTTGGTACAGCACGAGCTAGCATATATGCTAATCTTCAAAGATGAGGACTCTGTCGTTTTCGAGCCTAAGGTGGGTGAAACGTTGATACTGCATACACCACAACGAGAACGAGTCGAAGTATACTATCCTGGAGTTACTTTTGACTCGCCAGTCAATAGTAAAAAGTTTATGATTTTATTTAAAGTACCAGAAGAAAATCAAGAATAAATTTATGGAAAAAAACGGAATGTTGACTGAAGAGTCGCTCAGTGACTTCAACAACACTAAAAAAGCTGAGTATTACGACGCTGACGGTTTCTTGGTTGCTGATGAGCAAAACAAACACAAACTAGGCAATCCAAAAGCAGTCAAAGAGCTAACAGAAGAAAACTAATATGACTACTGCAGAAGATCCCCAAAGCTATTTTAAAATCGGTGATAATGGTCGAGACCGTTATTCTAATCCATTTTATAACATTCCGCTTCAGTATTTGCCGATGAACATTGAGGGCATGCTTCTTTGGGCAGAGCATTTTCTCTATAGAAACGGTTTTTATAAGCAGGCACTGAACAGAATTGCGAACTACTTTATCACTTCGTTGTCTATTGAATGTGATGACGAGGAAGCAAAAAAGCAATATACTGAGATCTTTGATAAGCTTAATTGGAAGGGTGTATGTGCAAAAGCTGGGTTAAATTTACTAGCCTATGGTAATGAGTTTATAACAGTAAATCAAGGGTTCTATAGATATCTAAGCTGCCCGGTCTGTTTCAAATCGTCGAATATCGATAAACTGCAGAATTACGAGTTCAACAAAGGCAAGTATTACATGAGCTGCCTTAAATGCAGTTATAAGGGTGAGCACAGGTGTATTGATAAGCCTGCTAATGACGTTGATAAAATTCATGTGGTTCATTGGCCCGCTAAAGAAATCAGAATACGTCACGAAGAAACAACTGGTGAAAGTGAGTACTTTTGGGATATCCCTCAACAGTACGGTAAAAAGGTAACCACAAAGAACAATAAGTTCTATAGCAAGAAAACTCCCCAGGTTGTTTACGACTGTGTTTTTAATAAGACAATGCTCTCGTTTAACACAAAAAACTTTGTGCATTTGAAGTTGGATACTCCCAGCACAATACGCACAGATGGTAAGGCTATTCCTCCTAGTATGTTTATCTTTGAAGATCTGTTTATGTTGCAGACCCTAAAAAGATATAATGAAGTTATCTGCTTCGAGGATATCGCACCTTTCAGGGTTATTTCTATGGGCGACGGCAGTAATCCTGCAGCCAACCCACTATTGAATCAAAACGGTGGTGTGTGGAGTGGAGCTGTAGATGATATGATTGAAGAGCATAGAAGAGATCCAGGCTCGTATCATAAGTTCGCGTTTCCGTTGAATTATCAGCAACTTGGTGGTGAAGGTACAAAGCTAGCACCCACAGAAATGATGGAGTACGCTAAAAAAATGATTCTTAATGCATTAGATGTACCTGTGGAAATGTTTGAAATGACCTTTCAACAACAGGCCGCCGGACCAATGCTTCGTATGTTTGAAAATGCTTGGAGTGTTATTCCAGCAAACTACAACAAATTACTTACACATGTAGGTACGGTTGTGGGTAACATCATGGGATTGCCTAAAGCCAAGATATCGTTAATTCCGATTACGTTCTCTGACGATATGGAACGCAAATCTGTAATCGGTCAGTTAGTTTCAGCAAACTCTATCGCAAGAAGCGAGCTTCTCAAACTATACAACTTCGACTACGAAGATCAGGTACGCAAAAAGATGCACGAAGATCGCGTTACTCAGGAAATTCAAGAAGAAGAAAAAGAAAAAGATCAGATTGCTCAGGCTACGCAGCAGAATCTCATGCAGATGCTTCAGGGACAGCAGCAAGGCGGTCAACCAGGGCAGCCTGGTGGAGGTGGTGGTGGTGGTACACCTCAAGACGCTCTGGAAAAGGCCCAGCAGCTCGCACAGCAGTTATTCCCTCTAGACGGAGCACAGCGCAGAGAACAACTACAACAAATTAAAGGACAAGACCAGGAGTTATACGCCCAGGTAAAGGCACAGCTCGAACAAATGACATCCCAATCTAAATCTCAGGGATTGTCAGGAGCAAAACAACAAGCAGCACAACCTCAACAACAGTAAAATGACTAATAAAATCTATAAATGTATCGTTAGTGGTAAAGTAATTCCCCAGGAACGCGTAGAAGCCTTAGCTTCACTGGGTGTTCCTGAAAGTCGATGGACTTGTGTGGAGCATGCTCTTCCTGTACCCAGAAAAGGGATATATCTTGGTGAAGTAGGCACGAGCGAGTTATTGATCGTTGATAAGGTCTATAACGATTCTGTACGCTCTGTGTTCAAGGGCAGCAAAAAGCAGGTAGAACCTCTGGACAAGCAAGAGGAAGCCACATACGACGCTAGAGAGTTAAATTATTATGTGTCTGATGAAGAGCTCAGTGAGCCGGAGCAAAAAATAGATATTATTAAGCGACAATCATAGTCCGTTAGTTTATACTCTAGAGTAACCATTCTCACTTTGACTTATGTTGGAAGACGACAATTTAACAAGCCCGGAAGATTCTAATATATCTGAGCAGCACAAATTAATTTGTTTAAAAGCTGACTTAGATATGTATAAAAGGCTTTTAGATTTAGAATTAACTAATCTTAAATTGAGAATGGACTCTATAGTGGAGGTAGGGAAAACCCAGCATGAGGCACTAGACCGTGTTGTTAAAGAAACTCGTGAAAAGGTGACAGACGCAATGCATATCAGTATTGGGGTTGACGGTAGAAATGGGTTGCGGGGTACGATAGAGGCTGTAAAGGCAGATTTCTCGGCAATATCAAGAGATCTAGACTTTTTAAGACAAGCAGCGCATAGTTACAACTCAACGAAGCAGCTATTCACAAGATTGTTTACAAGCACTGCCTTGGCTATCTTTATTCAGCTTATGGGAGCCATCTGGTTTGTGAGTGCAATGCATAGTAAACAAGATGCTCTGCGGGATGATTTGAATAGAGTTCTTATGTATATTGATAAACAGCAACAACGATACGAACCGGCGAAATCTTTTCCAACCAAATAATTTTATGAGTCCTGACGAAAACCTATCATTCGGAGACAAGCTAGCTGATCGCATAGCTAAATTTGGTGGTAGTTGGTGGGCTATCATTGTGTGTGTTTCTATTATAGTTGTTTGGATTGCTGTTAATACTTGGGGTTTGCTTGCTCCTGTAGACCCATATCCATATATCCTACTTAATCTTGTTCTTTCTTGTGTGGCCGCTCTTCAGGCTCCATTCATTCTTATGGCAGCCAACCGCCAGCAGATAAAAGATAGTGCGCGTCTTGAAGAAGATTTGGCTATAGATAAACGTTCTGAGCAAACTATAAATCTGCTATTAGAACGAATTCAAAAAGTGCAGGCACAGCTTGATCAAATGTAATTATGAGTAAGCTCGCTGTTTTGTCTTTATTTTTAGTGTTGATTGGCTGCGCTACATCTAGACCGCCATTGCCTCCACCATCGACCTCAAAACCTCCGACTATAAATACAGGTTCGCTGGGAGCTAATATCTCAAGTATTGAAAAATCTTTAAAAGCAGCAGCGACAAGAATCGAAAGAATTGAAATTCTTGTCGATAGCTTATCCACAACACCGTAATGAAACACTACTTCACTTCTTTTCTACTGGTGTTTTTGTTTGCTGCGTCTGCATTTGGTGAGAACTTGAATGCAACCATCAAACAAAAACTTAAAGTTGAAATTACTGCACTTAGAAAAGACATTTCAGACGCAGATAAAACCGCAAACAATCTCAGAGACGACCGTGTAACTATTGAGGTTAGCCTGCGGAATATGGAAGCCTGGGGACTAGAGCAGCAAAGTCAGAAAGATAGCTATTATCATGAAACTTTAGCCACCAGAGAGCAAGTTGCAGGTTTAGCTGAAAAGATAACTCAATTAAAAGCCAAGGCAGCGGCAGATTTAAAAAAGTATTACAGACTTAAATCACTTGCTTGTTATTTTGTCGGAGTTGCAATGGTCCTTTTATACTTTAGGTTTGGCGTGACTCTGGTTTCTTCCTTGTCTGTGGTTGTGGGTGCCTGGGCGCCATTGATTACGGTAGCTGGACCTGCCGGCGCTTTTGGTGTAGGATATTTAGCAGTATATCTACTATTTTAAATTCTATGTTAACTAATGTCCTAAAAACCGCAGCATCTTTCCTGCAGCAGGGTGTGGCTCCTCCCAACACACCTCCTGAGCAAGTTGAACAACTAGCCAGTACAAACCATCTTGCTTCCAAGAAATTCTTCTTGGCTATATCTGGTTTTGTTATTCTCGCGATCTTCTACGTTGGAAGTGTTGCTGCTTTGTTTCTTATGGTTGAGAGTCCTACTGCAATATCTTCATACACCACAATGTTCACCAAGACTATGGAGGTCTTTGCCACCATCATGGCTTGCTATCTTGGCGGACAGGCATTGGTAGACTTGAAGTACAACAGCAGCTCTAGTGCATCACTACAAGGAACAACAGCTGAATCAACTGTTAACAATAACACAAACTATACCGCAAATATTACTGAGGAAGTAACGGTGATTCATACCAATTCAAAGGAGGATGATTATGAACTCGAGTAAACCTTCAGCAAAAACATTAGCACTCCTTCTTAATTATGAGGTAGGTGGCGGTCAAAAATACTATGAAAAATATCTATCTAAATTTACATGGCCTAAAGGCGCAAGTGGACCGACTATCGCTATTGGTGTCGATTGTGGTTATTACACACCTGCAGAGCTTGCACAAATATTTTCATTTCTACCTAGCGAACAAATTGAATTAATCCAGGGAGCTTCAGGTAAAACAGGCGCTGCAGGCAAGCAATACACTATAAAGCTGCGCGCAGCGGGTATCACAGTGTCTTGGGAGCAAGCAGAGCATATATTTGAAACTTTGACTTGGCCGAAATTCTCAAAACTTGCAGAGAAAGCTTTCCCTGGGTTGGCGGATCTCCATGAGGACGCCTATGGGGCCATCGTGTCTCTGGTATTCAATAGAGGAACAGCTATGCGAGGAGATTCACGAAGAGAAATGCGTGTGATAAAGATGCTTGTGCCCGACAAGCAGTATTCTAAAATTGCTGCACAACTACGCAGCATGAAGCGTATCTGGGAAGGTAAAGGACTTGACGGTCTCTTGGAAAGAAGAGATGCAGAAGCTTCTTTGGTAGCCAGCTGCTCCTAGAAATCAGGCTCATCTTCGTTTATATTCTCATCTGAAGGGCCATCGTCCGCTCCCTGATGCTCCTCTTCAGCCATGATAGCCACATTATGCATATATTCTTGCGCGGCGTTTACATGCATCTCTGCGAAATTAGTTAATCCTAGTTTGATCACAGGATTATCAAATGTTTCATGAGCGTACAGTTCACCCTTTTCGTTACAAACGAATAGAATGTACCCACGAGTATATTCTTCCAGCTGCAATAAAAAACTCTCAGGGAGAGTGAAACCGTCTTTATTTTGTGGGTTATTCATATGCTCCAGTATATCAGTACTGACAGCTAAAAAAAAGGGAAAACCCCGAAAGGTCTTCCCAATTTTTATTTTAGCTTAGTCGAATAATTCTAGGAACTTTTCAACCTCAGTTTCATTTAGCGGTCGTAGTATATCTCGATCGCTAACATAACAGCCACCATAGTACTTCCAATGTCCGTACTTTTTATGGTACTCAAATGCCCACTTTATCTCTAGTGGAGATTGAGATGAGGCGTTTGTGACCGGTACGTTCAATCTTTTATATATGGCCGTATTACCTATATTGCCGAACTGTCTATAGAGTTTACTAAGTCGAGGTCGTTCCTGTTTGGGGGTATCGAAGAACTGCACCCTGCACTCAGACTTCTCAGACTCAATCCCGTTAAAGAAATTGAATCTGATAAAGTCTTTGTAATACTCTTTGTTGCTGCTGTACTCTGCAGCTAGTCCATCAAGAACAGCGCCTACAGCTACAAAAGCTTTAACTTGCTTGTTCCCATACAACGCTAACTCTGGATTCTGGCGAGGATTGCGTTGTGGGTTTTGTGGCATAGATTTCTTTCTGTAACTGTATAACGGTCTCTTCCAAGCTGTTTATCTTCTCTTTCTGCATTCTATACTTTTCTCTGTAGACCTCTCTAAAGTCCACTGATTCTTGTCTAAAATGTTGGATTATCCCACCCACAGCTGTAGCTGTGAGCAGGCTGGTGCTCAACCCCACATATACCATATGTAGGGTCGAATTATCTATGACACAGGACACTATACCGGCAGCGGCTAGTGAGGTTATACCGACAGTGAGTATTGTTTTCATAATTTAAACTCCAACGAACACGTATTGCTGACTCAGTGTTTTGCACAAACCGGTATCTTTATCAACACCAGGTGCCCAACTCTTCAACGAACCGTCTTTACGGATCTTGAATGTTAAGTAGTGATAATTATCAGTTATCACTTGCTCAGAGGTTTCAAACCTCTTCCCACCAAAGTATGAAACCATACTCCTGGAGGTCCATACCGGCATAATCCTAGGAGCAGCCATATACAGCTGCCCAGTTTTATCCACTTGCGGAAGAACTTCACCTCTCCTGAAGTGAGGCTCAGGTATATGCTGCATTTGGATGTAGCACACCCTGGCACAATAATTATCAGGCAACTTTGCCCGATATACATCTACCGACAAATGATCTTTGCCGGTATAAGTACACTCCTCCGTCCAGTTGTCTCCGATAACTGAAACCAGTTCTAGGAGATCGTCGATGGCTGTAACGACTTCCTCTTCACTGGCCACAAAAGCGCCTCGTCCTTCCGGCGTGAAAATTTCTACATCCTTCTCACCGGAACGGACTCTACGCTCGTACTCAAGCATCACTGCCTGAGAAAACACTGTTGTATTTTCTGTTGTTGTCATGGTTAATAATAAGATTCAGCAGTTAATCGCTGCCTCAATATATTATACCACAATAACACACAAATATTTAATCCACAGGATCTTGTGGATAATTATAATTGAGATGGTGCGCGACGGGCTCAATCACAAATGAAGGATGGCCGCTAGGATCTTTCACGAACACACCACCGTAACCATCATAATACGTTTCAGGCTGCACCAGCATCAGAGCACTACCTGAATAGAAAACCACAAAGTCGACCTCCTCATTCTCGAACAAGTTGACTGCATCTCCGTAGAGCTCAGACTTTTTAAACTTTTTGTAGAAAAGCATATCTGCCACTACTACAGAATGCTTTGATGCTCCTACTCTAAATGACTTACCAAACGGCAACTCAATTGTTATTGCTGGATGTTCACCGCCCACATCAATGAGGTAACGTTCAACAATGTTTTTAACGATCTCCGGCTTGATCTTGAAGTGCTTTGCTAGCGCTCTGTAAATCCCTATTTGTTCTTTCGTCATGTTGTTTATCAAATGCTTTTAATGTTTCTACCGTCAAAATCACTAAAGAGAAAAGACCAAAAGTGATTAGTAATGCTGATTTATCGTCTACACTCATAGTTGTTGAAGTATCAATTGTTTGAGTTGATGTTTTGTTGTTTGTCTTCCGTCCAAGCAATTAAACGCTACCCCTGTCAATCCTGAGTCCTTGTATTCTGCTAATATAGCCTCTGCTGCAGCTTTTCTGTTGTTTTTGCCGTCTAGTGTGCCTGTGAAGTCTTTGACTCTGAGTATGAGTACCTGCACATCTGCATAGGCTCTACATACCGACGATGCGTACGACCTGACTTCAGGAGCGCATTCAAAGTCATACTCTTTTTCAAGCGCTTCGACAAATGAGGTTATATCTGGACAATCTTGCTCTAGAAATAAATCTAGTATGTATGGTAATGAACAGTTGCTCCTGAATCTGTGAGCTTTCAGATACCAGTCGCATTTCATTTTCTTGATGTCCTGATCATCGTTGAAGTACACACAGTATCCTTCACTGAGACGCATCTTTTCTAGTTGAGTCTTTATCATACTCACACCAGGAGCGAGCAACCTGTACGGCCTACTTACAGCAATATCCTGAGCTATCCCATCCAGGACGGTCTGATAAGAGTAGCGATAGTCTTCATGGGAGATTCTAGCAATTAATCGTATGTTTGGCTCCTCTCCATAATCCACAACAATACGATTTGCACTAGTCGTCCACTCGTATACGTAACTGCATTGCTCACTCGCCAGGTCATCGTTTTGGAAAGCTTTTGGATATTTCTTTTCCAGATAGTCTAACTCATTTCCTGTAGGTTTTTCCCTAGCATCAAAGGTGCCTCTGGTCCTACAGATTAACTGCCCCTTAAACCTACTCACAATGAGACAAGAACCGTCGATCTTTTCTACCACAGATCCACCAAGCAAGATATCGCTGCTTCGAGGGTCTCTCACAAGTTCAGGCGCTTCCCCAAAATTAAAGAATTTCTTGAACCCCAGCGACACAGGTTTCATATCTGCGGTCCAGATACTGCTTCTGTATATCAAATTATTCTTGGTCCATTTAACACCCAAAGAAGATGGAAATACAAGATAGCACATCTCACCACCTATCTCTCTTTCCCTCACGACGAAACCATTGTCGAGTAAGTACATGAATTGTTTCATAGGGTTGTTGTTGGTGCTGCGGCCCCTATTGAAGGAACCGCAGCAACCAGTCATATCTAATCTCGTTGATTGTACATACCCCAATGCTCTTCAATGCTTTTAATCGAGTCACATAGCTCGTCAAAGGCAGTATTGAATATTGTGTCAAACAACCAGTTTGCAGGGTTATCGTCCTTGAATATATAGCAATCAGCGTCGTTTTGCCATGCTTCAGCATAGTCTTCGAACTCTAAATCTTTTATCAGTCGATCAAATAGCTTATCTTGCGTTTTTTGCAAGTCAGCTATTTCCGTATGCACTTCTTTAATTTTTTCAATTTGTTCTGTTGTAAATTTATTCATGTTTTAAAAATCTCCGCGTGCAACTTGCCATACTTGTAATCCCATTTCCCGCAATGCATCGACGACCTGTTGCCTGTCGTCTAGCACAAACTCTACATAGTATTCAGGAAGAATATCATTTTTATAAATCTCCTCCTTCACTATGCTATCTTTTCTGTTGTCGCCTGTAGCTCGCATGTACAATATGTATCCAGAACCGAGCCAACACTTATCATTCAACCAACGCACTGTCTCGTCTCGACAGCTATCTGGACGTCCACTAACGAAGATTAGCTTGAATCCTCGTTTAGTCATTGCGTCTATACAGCCCAGCACACTCTCATTTACCTCGTCAGAGTAGCATTTCTCAAACTCGAACGGACCACGATCTACATGAATTGCGAGCGTGCCGTCAAGATCACATACAATACACGGTGGTAGATCTTTATTATTTTTGACTTTAGGTTTGTTAGGCAACACATATTTATTATACATATCTAGGATCACTCGATCCGGGACCCTAGGCATTCGCTCACTATTACGCTTCAAGCATTCTTCAAGCGAGACATCAAAGTCTTTTACCTCAAAGTCTGCTTTATAATCCTCAGCAATAAGTTGAATATTTGTGATGTGCTGACTAGCGAAATTCGTATCATCAACAATCACACCATACCCTCTACTCAATGCTCCGATAATCATGCTGTCACGCACAAGCAATACCTGCTTTTCATTATCTTTGCTCCACTTACTGTTGTGAAGCATTGCCCTGAGATCGTCTTTGTTGACTCGCAACCACCCAGGATTACGGTCAATAAAGTCTTTGGCCCATGTCGATTTTCCGCTAGCCGGTCACGGGAGCCCGCGACAAACAATAATTTTATTATTTGTATTGGGCTCTTTAATTTGATTCTTTTTCATGGTCACTCCTTTCTATATTTTAGAAATTTTTCTTCGTATTTTTTTAAAACCTTAACAAAATCATACTGACACTTTAAGATTATTCTTCTTCGTCATTCAATTTTTCTACAAAAGGATCTTCTACGTCCATAGGTACAAGCAAAGTGATTGACTGATTTTCACCATACTCATCAACAAGTACCATACTAAATCCGTCTAGTACGACTGTTTGATTATCTCCTTCATTAAACCGCATCTCTTCATCGTCCAGGATTAATTCAAAAAAGCAATTATCTTCGTCTCCTTCAAGATCATTGACAAGAGGATATGATAGGTTGCCTTCTTCTCCCCAGATAACTGCGGAAGTATTTTCTAGTAATTCGTGCGCTTGCTCAAGTGTAACTTTTTTCATAGTTTTATTGGTTTGTTTGTTTGGTTTTTGCTATTTCTGGATGCTTATCAATCAGTTGACTAGCTAGTTCTGGATATTTTTTGCAGAACGCTTGATGTATAATACTCTCCTCAGACTCTACGGATCTTACAGCTTTGATGCCGTCAGCAAAGTCGTAGCGATCATGCACCTGCTTTGAATATAGCAATGTGTTGTTTTGAGCTACGACACCGAACACCTTATCAGAGTATTCGGCTATGACGAAGAATATTCTAAGATTCATTGGGAAAGAACTCTATGAATGCTGGTGTGTTTTCACCAACATATGCTCCACTAACGTTGAACTCAAAATACTCATACGCTTCATCTTCACTCATATCTTGCATAAGTATTTTGATACACTTTTGTCTGTCAAATATTGCTATTGGCGTATTGAATTGGACAGCTACGCCCACGAAAGCTTCTTCGAATCCGTCAGCAATTAATATAGTGTTATCTGGATAGAATTCATCTACCCAGTCATCTATCTTGTCTCTTAATGTTTTCATTAGAATACCATTTCCTCTAGTTTATGGTTTCTGATCTTTACTGTGTTGTTGAACCTTGGAATGCCGTCATTGCTGAGGTTCTGGTACTTGACAGTTGCCCGCAAGCCCAGCAGGTCTTCTCGACGAAGCCACAATCTTTGCAGATATTCTACACCGCCAACAGGCACAGAATCAAATTCAGTGCCGTCAGCCATACCGAGCCGCAATATAATACAGCCTTCACGACTGCCTTTGCCTTCTTTATAGCCTATGATCTCGTACTCAGCGTCGTGGAAATCCTTACGCTTTAATAGATCTTTGGTTCGATTATGCTGATACAATGACAGAGGTGTGCGAATCATTTGACCCTCATAGCCTTCTTGCATATACTGCTGATACATCGCATCAAGATCGTCTTGATTTCGGATGCGGTCTGTTTCCACAAGCTTGATATATGGGCTGTCCAATTCACGCAGTAGCATAGTTACTGCGTTTATACGCGCACTAAAGCTATGGGCTTCCTCAAACACAGCGTCGTACACATGATACTGAATATTGTTTTTACACTTTTCCAGATCTTCAGCTGTAGCCTTTGGCTGCTTTACAATACTCACAATTTCCTCAAAGCGATCTTTGAGCTCGTGAGAATACATCTCACCGTCAAATGCAAGCAATCCTGGGTTTTGATCAAACACAGCTCGCAAGACATCTTGCACATAATCTAATGTGACGAAAGGCTTCCACTGCCGGCTGAACGTGCCTTCCCTAGTAATCACGCATCTGAGACCATCCAATTTAGGCTGACTATATACAGGAAAAGCGATCTTGTCCTCGTAGTTTGCATAGTCTTTTGCCAGCATGGGATTAAATCGAAAATCCATCGCACCATCAACGGCCTCGATGTTTTCGATATACCCTTCATCCTTTTTCTTCTGCCACTTAGCCTTTGCCTCTAGCTCAGCCTGCTCCTCATTAGTGGTCTCGTTCTTTTTGCCTAGGTTCTTGCCTTTGCAGACTGTAGGGGTGCTAGTTACTTTCTTACCGTCTGTTTGACCACTGACAGTATAGTATTCGCCATCTGCGAAAAAGATCTGCCATTCTTGGATGGCTCTTGTTACGGTACGCTTGTATAGTTTTGGTAGGTTCATCGTTTGACTGTTTTTGTTATCGTTACTGTTTTACGAATCGTTACATTACCTGACTTGACAGTTTTTACTCGTCTACTGGTTGTCTTTTTCATGCTCGTTCTTTCTGTAGACCTGCTCGTTTTTAAATACTTTTCTGATGTACTCAGGCAGTTGTAGCTGCGTAGCAAGTATTGCCTCTATGTGGTCATCTTCAAGTGTAGCTAGGATTTTCCACTTTAATGGTTCTAATCTTCCAGGGCCTCGTGTACCCCAGCGAAACGCCTCACGAATAATCTCATGAGGATCATCAGAGTATACCGAAGCATCCTTTGCGGGAATCTGATTTAGGCTGCGTCTTATATAGTTTATTCCTCCATCTAGTATGTATGTTTCTCCGTTAGCATCTTTATGCTCCTGGTAATCATGCCTGTGCGTTGACTCTAGCATTGTACCGTCTGGTGTTACTATTGCGTTTACTAGTAGGTGCTTCATGGTGTTTGTTTAGGGAAATAGGTATCACACTTTGCAACAGCCTCACGCACGAGCTCTAGCATATCGTGCATGTTGTGCCAGTACTCTTGCTGGTCGACTTTGAATCCTGTATGTTTGACTGGGTCGTGCCAGGACTGCAGCCCTAGCCGTTTGCTTTCGTAGTGTGCACTAAGCAAGGCAGGTGAGTACGCATATACGTGCCCACCAACAAACTCATTGTATTTTATGTTTGCGACGGACTGTACAGTTATATTAAACAGGAAATAACTCTTGTTTACCATCACAGGATCTATCGTTACGAACAAGTCGGTCAATCCAGCCGCCGCAAAGAACTCCCTCGGAGTCGTACTAAAGTGCTTTGTTGGCCAGATACGGTCTACATCGGCTTTCTCGGTGCAACCTTTCTTTGTGAAGAATATATTATTCATTCTGTTAAGTAGTCCATTATTGCGGTGAATACTAGATCGTCCTTCATATGATCTGTGGGTAGCCAACTCATACAAAGACGATCGTCTGACGCTTTTTCCCATGCTTTGACTATTGTAGCTTCAGCTGCTTCATAGCCATGAACATCTAGTATCTCTCGAATGCGAGATACATCCTCCTTCATTTCATCTGTGAGTACTGTTAGATACTCTGGATCTTTTTTAAGAAACAGCTTCTTTTTCATTTTACCTTTTAATCTTTTTAGCTAGTGCCTCTACTGTTTTCTTCAGTTCAGCTATTTCGTTTTTAAGCTCTAGGATACTTTCTGCGGAGGTTACTGGTATTGGAATCTTGCTGCGCTCCAGAAGTTCTTCGATGGTGTCGTCGTATAGTTCTGCTTGATGAAAACCTATACGAGCACAACCAGTCACAGGATAATTATCCGCGTAACACCAACCACTAGGTACTTCTTCGATCGTAGTGATTTCTGGAAGATCATCTCTATCCAGCATCACGCCGTTAGTTTCCATGTTATCGGCCACCTCCCATGCCTTTTCTTCAGTTGCATAGATGACTGCATGGAACGTTGCTTTATATAGTTTTTTCATTGTATCGTCTAATCCAAATTAACCAACCAGCCAGCATGCAGCCGGCAATCAGTGCTAGTGTATCTTTTGATTCTTCACTCATGTTCTGTTTTTAGCTGACTGTCCATGACATGTGAACCTTTCCACAGCACCACAAATTTACCGTCATCTTTATAGGTCGCTATTTTTGCGTCCACCATGATTAGCTCCATTTTTTGCATTCGCATAATCAGCTTATTCTGTGCCCACATCACTGGTATGGTTGCTAATGAATAAGCTGCTATGACGCCAAGCAAAGCCGTAACTCCCCAAACAGGCACTGTGCACATCTTGGGTGACCAGCCTGCGCAGTCTTCTTCTTTATACAGCGAGATATTTGTTTGTTGTGTTGCTTCCATATTTATTTCTTTACGTCGTAGGGTTCGTTCATGATCTTCAGACTCCACCAGGCTTTACCTAGTACTTTTGAGTGCATTGGTGTGGTTGTGCGCAACACCAAGCCTTCAGCGTTTGTTTTACCGTTATCGTATTTAGTATTGTTTGCGATTGCTTGTAGCTCATCCCATCTGGGCAGATCGTGATAGTGAGCTATCTTGAATAGTTCTTCCACAAGCGGAATGTTGTGCGCATTGCAGAACTCTACAGTGTCTTCCCAAGGTAGCCATTTGTCTGTGCTTAGATCTTTGATCAGGAATACAAATAATGAAAGCGATTTAAGCTTCATAGGATTTCCTTGTATTCCAGGACCACACACCTCGCCTTGAATAGCATATTCTACGTCTTGCTCACGCATAACTTCCTCTAGTCTGTACTTTCGTGCCACCTGCCAGAAAGCATTACCTTCAGTTTCACGTAGCTCTAGGTTACGACTGCATACTCGAAACAACCCTTCTTTAAGAAAGAATGTTCCGCTACTGCCGTCACACTTTAGCGTAGCTACAAACGAAGTATCTTTAAATCGCTCTTCACCTAGTTCTTCGATTGCTTGAGGGTTAGTCCTGTAATTATCCTCATCTGTCTTGCTTACGATCGCTGTTGGAAATACCCCCAACGCATCTCCACCGATACTTGCAGGGATAGGTGTTTCATATTTCTCTACACCGAGAAGTTCAGCCACATCATCACCCTCACTATATTTACCGGGGGGCGTAGCCCAATCGGCTAGTGGAATAACTAGGCCTGCACTGTACTGACCTTTCATCTTTATAGTCTTAAGCCGAACCTTTTCATCTCCCTCGTAAGTCGGGTCTAGGTACTGTTTAGGTACTAGTGTATCTGGGAATATCATCACAACCAGATCACCTACCTCGTGTAAGCCTTTTCTTACTACCACCGACCAACCAAGCACTGTAGCTCGCTCAATACGGTCTGCGTCAGGAATAGCTTCTAGCGCTAGTATTTTTGCTATTGTTGCTAATTTAGACATAATTGTTTATTCTTCCCAACAGAACACCACATTATCGTAGTTTTCCAATTCTGCAATCAGGTTGTGCTTTATTAGTTTTTCCCAGATGTGATGTTTATTAGCAAACCCGGAACCTATCTTTGATATATAGAAGATTCCTTTAGGGTTGTTCTTTATGTGTGTTTCCAGTTGCTTTAATTGATCGAAGAACGGCTTTGTGTACTCTTCTACCTTAAAGCATGCTGTCTGCTCGTGTGTTGGGGCTTTCTTGGTTACGAACCCGATAGCCCTAGGGTGGTGCCTGAGTTTGGCGGCACCACCCAAACCTTGATGCTGCGCATTGTCTCCGTAGACAAAGTACGCGTCATTGTTCGCATCAAGGAATTCTTTAGTTATTTCTATGGTTTTAAATGTTGCTCCCATATAGGTTCGTTATTGTGGTTAGTCGTCTAGTCAGATCAGCTATTTCTTCGCGAGCGTTGCTCAACTCGTTGTCTCGGTTGTTCAGCATGTTCTGCACAGCCTTTAACCGTTGTTCAAGTATTTGAATCTTCGAGTGCGTATGTTTTTCATTACACTGACTGCACTCTTCCTCTATAGGCACAAAATGCACACACGTAGTTCTACTCATTTTTTAGGTCTCTGATGGCTTCTTCAAGCGCTAGTTTCAATCCTCTTACCGCCTCAGGATATGTGCTGTATTTTACATTTATCTCGTACGGTCGAATATATCCGTAATGCTGTACAACATACCTAGGAGAATCTCCATAAGACCATCTTGTTTCTATGCTCCAGTGACAATCCTTATCTTTGTGATGCCCCTGAGCATATATCAAGGCCTGCCATTCAGTAGTGAGCTTTGTAATTTGCTCTACTAACGACAAGCTGTCTTCGTCGGACTCTAACTTAGTGGATATCTCTGCACCTGCAGCTTCTAGCCTGCTGAGTACATCTAATCGTCGCGCCGCCTCACTCAATAGAGCACTGATTCGATTAGCTTCGTTATATAGATCTTCTGCAATTACTTCAGTTTTTCGTCTCATGTTTAATCCTCTCTATTTCACGATTTACATAGAACGCAGCCTTCTTCAAATCTTCCAATTGTTTACCTTTGAAAGAGCTGCGCCAGATATATTTAATGGCGTTCCCTAGATTGAAGTTGAAGTTTTCTGCGACATCGAGACATTCGATACCTTCAATTGTATTATAGTGTTTTGGATGATTTACATTATCTAAAGGTTCCAAAGGTTCCAAAGGTTCCACAGGATTAAAACATTCATTACCCCCAGGTGTTACTGTTACTACCGAGAATGTGCAGGGTATACTGTACTCGTCATTACCAATACCATTTAATTCTTCAGCTTTTTTCCAAGCATTTTCAAAAGAATCGTAGAAGTATGTTTTATACGCGAACGTTGAGTTGTCGCTATATTTGGCCTGGATTAGATATTTTACTGGTGTACTCATCGTTTGTTTAGTTTATGTCTTTTAACGATACCTGCCATTGCAAGGTATGCGCCGTTGTGTGTTATGTACTTACTTTCTTCTCCTGTATGTAGGTCTGTGACATGGTACTCAGGAGAACCTGTGTGCGCGTTGTCGATCTGCAGCCCAGCAGATTTACCCACATCCACACCAAGGTGGTCAATTATGCTTTGGTGTATATTTTCGTAATAGTTCATGCTAATGCCCGCAATGTTCGCAAGGCGATCCTCGTAATTCTGCAATCTCATCTTTTAATCGAAGACGATCGTCCATAAGGCGATGGTTGATGTCGTCTACCTCAGCAAAGTACTTTAGGTCTTTTCTGAGCTCTTCAATAGTACTCAATAGTTGTTGATAGTAGCCCCACTCAATGGTGAATGCTTTTGATTTGTCTTGAATGGTTTCGCTCATACTTTTGTTAGGTTCTTTATGATGTGTTCGAGTCTACTGATCTTGCGTTCTTGTTCTGAAATGACCGTTTGCATTTGAGTAGCAACAACCATCCAGACTTCTTCATAGGAGCTGACAGTAAATACTGCATCGTCGTCAGTTAATCTCCAGGCTTTCAGGTATGGTTCATACTCTAGCTCGAGCAGAATATCATTGCCCCAGACATTGAAGAATACTGCACACGAGTATTCTTCTTCATCGATATTCTTCATCTTCACATCAACATCCCATAGGATGAATGCGTCGGTGAATAGTTTCTGCAACTTGTCAATTTGATCCTTAAAGTTCATAAATATTAATGTTGTTGAGGTTTTCTAGTGTTACTTTGATGAGCAACGAGCTGACAGGTTTACCGTTTCTTTCAGGCTTGTGAGGATGATCCTCCCAATGTAGATAGCATTTGCTCTTTGTCTTACTTCTACCAAAGGGCTTTGTTGAAGCCACCACGGCACCTATATCACCAACATATGGAAGCTCTACAATGTAGCGAGCAAATAATACGTGATCGTCTTTTTTAATATAAACATTCCCATACTTTCTTGAAGCTAGTACATAGCTGAACGCTGTCTGTAGATCTTTATTCATATTACTCTAGGTCTTTTTCAATTTTCTCTGTTCTACCCATCCACGATTGTGGAACTATATACTGAAACCAGTCTTGAATGCTTGGGATTCTTCCCAAATCTTCTTTGACGTGCTGTTCACCGATCCACCGCACAGGGATCACTTTCCCTGTGCTAGTGGTTATAGTATTACCGAACTTTTGCTCACACTGAAATATACCTTCAGAGTGATGCCTTAACGCTCTGTGTCTGAAATCGGCAAAATGACTCTTTGACTCGTCAAACCAACTATGGATAGTTATATAATCCTCCGCACAACCGCCCCACTTTTTAACAGAGCTTACTGCGTGATGATATGGATTTGCCATTTTAGAATTCAGCTTCGCTGCTGTTCACTTCTTCAATTCTTTCATAGTGCTCGATATGGCCTTTACCGTCAGCCATCAATGTAACTGTGCCATAACTACCGCTATTGATTTCCCAGCCACCGTAATAATCTTCTAGTGCCATATAGCCTAGGGTCTCGACCAATTCTTCGCTGTTAGCCTTTTTTTCTTCAGGCTCTGTATAAGTCCACCATACTTTTTTAACGTCAGTACCATTTTCATGCAGATCGCACCTCTGATAACTCGAGAACACATTGCAATCTTCACGAGGCAAATCAACCTGCGCTTCTTCTTTGTTGTAGGCCTGATATCCTTCAAACTGTCCACTATCTCCGCAACCATCATAGTCTAGCGTTATCTTACTGATGTTGTGCTTTTCGCAAAAAGCTTTAAAGATTTCTTTGTTAAGTGCAATTGCTGGGTTTTCTTTAGTTAGTTTCATATTCTTCTACGGTTGTTCTTTTAATTTCTTCTTTACTGTTGAATAGTACTTTGTTTATTTGTTTAATCTCCGCTATCTGATGTCCATGTGTCTCCGCAATGTTCGCACTCAGACGTATGTATGGTGCGATATATGGACTGCCTCGTGGCTGCCTTGTAGGAATGTGTACAAGGCACTCCATCGTGGTACCGTAGGTGCACCTTACCTCTAGGTGTACCGAACATATATTGTCCACCACAGTTAGTGCATGGTCTTGTGCCTGAATCCGCCTTTCCCACGTACTTTGGTCCAGGCACAACGCATGCACCTTCACACACAGGACAAGTACCTTCGTCTCTTAGTGTTATTAACATATTACTTTAGTTTGTTGTATTCGTAAGCTAATAGTGCTTTGCAGATGAGATCAGAGTCGCCGGCTTTGGCCCGCATTGTGGTACAATTGTCAAAACCTTCAACAGTCTTTCTATCAACAACTGTGTTGAGTGCAGTGTACAATTTAAAACACAGCTCTTTGTAGTGAATTGCCTCAGCCTTTAGTTTATCTATTTCTAGCATACTGTTGTTTTCTGTTCTGTGTCTTGTATCATAGCAGTCATAATTTTGTCAACTTCTCCTCTAAGGCTGTCTAGAAGAGAATCTCTACCTAGCTGAACGTGCTGTGTGGCTCTAGCCGATAACCAACAATCGAAATCAGAATAATACCAAGTACCATCTTTCACCCAGCAGAATGCTTGATACTCTGTTATACTCAACCATTCTTTATCGTCTGATCCGCCGGCTTTTGGGCCTGTGTAATCTTCAGGATAGGTTGTTCTCATTTTAATCAAATCTCTGTGTAATTTCTTTTGTTTGTACGTACTTTGTTAAGATTACGAAGTTATCCAAATCATACTCTTTAGCAAACTCAAGTGCTTCCGCTTCTGATTTGAATGTTCTCCAAAAGGCTACTGGCTCTCCGCTTACATACTTAGGAGTCTTTAGTTTGCCTTTTTCTGTTACTGTGCGAATGAAGTATTCTTTGTTCATATTAATTATTTTTTCTTTTTTGCTGTAAGATGAAACCACCTACAGCTTTGATAAATTTTCTGTAGGTTAATACTTCAGCCTTATCTTTGAGAGTTGGAGTTTTAATTTTCATTGTTTTTTTCTCCGATATAGTGCGCCTCTAACTCTATGCTGTTTTTAGCCAGAGTATCCAATAGTTCCTCAGCCGTTTTTGAGATAACGAAGTCGCCATTTCCGCCAGCTAGTTCTATTGCTTTACGAAGCTCTTCTCTATTTCTGAAATACAGCTGATCCCTCTTTGATTCAAACGTGTACATTTTATGTTGCTTTCAATAATATTTCTTTATCTACAAACAAACTCAATACGTTCTTGTCGCCCTGAGGATGCTCGAACTCGTACATCACAGGATTTAGTTTGTTGCCTGCTTCATCATATTCGTACTTGTTAACACAGCGGGCAATCCCACAGTACGAGCCTTTGGGATTTGTGTTGTCTTTATAGTCTACGTAGTAGTATTTACCTAGTTCTGGAATCATATATGGTCACCGGTATCAATGTTCTTTTTTAGGCTGTCAGCCACAAGAATTCGACCATAGCGTATAATAGATTGCTCCATATACTCGTCTATGGTTTCCAGACAGCCACTAGCAATTAATCCACTCCAATAAAAAGCAAATTCTTCTTCAGGAGTAAATTTTAATATTTCAGGTTCCATACTACCAGGATGCTCTGTATTGAATGTACCACTTGCGCGCTAATGGTGCTGTCAAAATCTTGTCTAAAATCTTTACGGTTTTATCAAGATCGCTTTCAAACCATTCGTCATATTCATAATTTCCAAAGAAGAAACCTGGTGTTGTAGGTAACAACTCAGGAGCCAGCTCTAGGTTATCTAATACTTTTTCACATGTTTCTTTGAGTTCTTTGAGCTGCTCTTTTGAAACATAACTAGCCTGACAGTCGTCTTTACCGCCCTGCACATTCTTTACAAACCAGCCGTGAATAGCGTTAGCTTTGCGCCAATACGCTAATTCAAACGTAATGCTTTTAGGTTTGAATTCAGCTAATCCCAACGGTGCGGTTTGCTCGATAGCTTTAATGAGTTCGTTGTTTTGCTCGTCATACTCCGAGATGTAACACTCGGCTTCTAGGTACATGTCTAATCCCATAATGTTATTCTATTAGTTTTCTAGTTTAAGGTGTGTCTGGTAAGGTCAAGGTCATTCAGCTTCCAGAATGCCCTGTTTATATACTCTTGCTGATCTTCTTCACTCATTTCACCGTTTCCTGCTCTATGAGCATAACTCCAGTTGTCTACGTTCTTTAATAGCTTCTTAATCCCTTCGCTACTAGAGCAAACCATCATTAGATTGATGTTGTGCAGGAAATTTTCGTATTGTTTAATCTTTTCTTGTGTTGTCGGCGTTGTCATTATTTCTTGTTATATGTTTTACCGCATACTCAGTGACCAGTATAACGTCGGCTGCGACGATAGAGTTGTCCTGCTTCAAGATCTGCTCAACCTTTTTCTCAGCTTCGTTTTGTTCGTTAAATTTAACCACTCTATGATGGTCGTCTCTATAGTTCCATTTATCGTGACTATCATAGAACATAATAATGTGATAGGCATTTTGTTTGAGCATATTATAATTTTGTTAAAACTTGATAAGTATCTATGGTGCGTTCTCACGTATTAAAATAATCTAACTATGAGATAAGCATCAAGTGCTAGTAGTGTGATCAATAAACACAATACCAGAAACACTATATAGTTTGATGCCTCACGTTCTTTCGAGTTTGGCTTTTTACCCATACAGGTAATTTAATTTTACTTTAATTTAGGCCATTTCTCTCGTTGAGATGGCTTTAGCTTATTATGTATCGTATTTACATAACCGCGTATCAGTGCGCTAGGCATGTCATACTCATCACATCCAGGACGTACTAGTTTTGTATCTCGCTCCCAGTATACTTCTCTGTCTAGTGGGTCGCACACGTAGTCGACAACCACAAATGTACCCACATCACATTTAACCCTGAAAGCTCTCATTCCGGCCTTGTCATACAGTAACGCTACCGTACCCTTTAGAATTTCAACGTCGTCGTCCATATAAAAGTGAGCCAGCAGTCGGGATTGAACCGACGACCGACGGTTTACAAAACCGTTGCTCTACCACTGAGCTATGCTGGCTTATTTGTTTTTTGTTTTACAGCAAGCCTTCTTCCCGCATCTTCTTGTACTGTTGCTGTGCCAGCACAAAGCCCTCTGGAGTATACTTGTACTCGTCAGGGCGGTCGGTTTTCTCAATAAACCCTTCAGTGATGAGATAACGAAACATGTTTTTGGATTTAAGTTCTAGTTGACGCAGCAACTTTTGCATTTCAAGTTGCTGCGGAGCTAATGATTGTTCCTCGTCTTCGTCGTCAAACCAATCGTCTTCATTCATAGGTAAATTATTCAGCAAGCCCGCCATAAAGTAAAGTATTTTTTACCTTCTCTATGGCGGGCTACACTGGCAGTCTAGCAACTTAACGCTATACTGTTATCGACTAGCGCGATTAAGCTTACGAGTTGCTGCGGCTTTATAGGCTGTCATACTAAGCTTGGCTTTACGTGCTTTGAGTTTGCAGGTAACAGCTGCCTTGCGAGCTGCAGCGCTGCGCTTTGCCTTGAGTGCGTTGGCTCGGCGGGTAGCCACAGCTTTATGGGCAGCTTCCACACGCTTTGTTTTGAGGGCTGCTTGGCAGGTTGTGGTCACGTTCTTCGTGCAGCCTGTAACCTTGAGTGTCTGGTTGCGGCGGCGAGTAGCTACAGCCTTGTGAGCTGCAGCACTACGCTTTGCTGCGAGTGTTATTGTGGTGTTAGTGGGGCTGTTGGTCGTTTTATTCTGCATATTAAGTTTACGGGTTGCTACTGCTTTTTGTGCTGCTGCGATACGTTTGAGGTTTACTGTTGTCATGTTCTTGTGTTCCTTGTGCTTTACTGTTGTTGTTTTTTGGCTAGTTTTTCCTGCTTTAGCTTGTACTGTACGTTTGCGAGTAGCCCAAGCTTTCTTAGTAATGGCGCTACGCCGAGTCTTTTCGTCCAATGCAGCTTCTGCAGTAAGACCAAAATACTCTACACCGCCGACGATCTTTGTATTGATTTCGCCAGCGTCGACCATTTCGCGAAGTACTCGCATAACTTGTTCTTCGTGGGTTTCGTTGAGGTTGATGTTCTTGCTGGAGTTGTTATTGTTCTTCATACTGTTTTTTGGTTTTGTTGTTTACTGCTTTTCGAATACATGACTCCAATAGCGGCTGTCCATGTATCCTTGTTTTACATCCCAGTACAAGCATCGAGCAATATATGCCGGAATATTCCACATATTGCTCATTTCTACCCAGTGACTCTCGATCTCACCATAATGCTTTGCATCTTTGGTTTGCTCGAGACCATAAACCTGGAACATATGGGTATCCAGGCAACACAGCTTGGCTGTGGTTGGGTAGCACATTTCTAGCGCAAAGCTAGTCTTTGCGGGGCCCAAGCCTAATGTGAGGTGCTTGAGTCTGTTTCTGAGGGATTGCCAGGATTCATCTTCTTGCTTTTTATACTTTGAAGGATCTTCCCAGAATTTGTGTCCGAACTCGGAAATGAATTTGACTCTGTTGTTCTGCATACCTACTTTGCTAATTTCTAGCAACTTTAGTAGGTCGTCCCATTTATTCACCCATTTCCACCAGTCTTTAATTGCCAAGTATCCAGCAATATTGGATTTCCATGATGTGTGAACACTCATGAAAGCGAACAGCCACCTTTGAAAAACCTCAGAGTCATTCTTTGGTGTGAGTTGTTCCCAGTACTCCACATACCTTGGCACTCGTTTGTAGTTTAGCTTATTGAAGAAGTTATTGACTTCTTCATACACAATACCGCCACGAACTGGTTTTACTATATTATAATCATCATCCCAAAACAGCATCTGCTCTGGATTTGAGGATTTAGTTGCCTGCGTGTATCCTGAAAGAAAATCGAACTGCTTTACCATTATCGATTATCCTTTCTTCGCTGTGTTTTTCCTGCGCAGATACTCAGCGATCAATAGCCCATCAGCATCTTTCTTGATAGTTAGTGTGGGGAACAACCTTTTCCCTACATCAAGGCTAGCCTTCTTTAGCTCAGCACTACCTTTGATACCTTTTGGTAATAGCTCTTTCTGCCATTCCTTGCTATCAATATACTGATAACTGAAACCTACCTCTTCGAGAGCTATCAATGTCGCTTCCAGGCAACGCACAGCACTCATGGACGCATTAAACCTAGCACTGTTTACCATAGGGCGTTCTAACCCTACATGTACAACACCACCATTGTCTATAGCCTCTGCTCTCAATCGTATAAACAAATCCAATAAGCTTGGATAGTCTACTCGACTGATATACTTCGCTTCTTTTGTATAGCTCAGTTCTTTCTTTACTGGCAGCTTATACAAGAAAGCTTTTTGCTCGTGTGTTACCACACCAATTCCTTCAGATGTTACTCCATTGTCAAATCCTATATATGTCATGATAAAAGCCGCCCCAGGAAAGGTCCCAGGGCGGCAACTCTATGGTTACACAATGCTCTCAAGTAATAGCATAACCTCAGCATAGTTTTTATGCTTTGCGTTTCTCACACTGAGATTATTTTTTAGCCATCGAGCATCGTCGTTATGTTTAACCGTTTTACGATAGACCGGTAGGTCCATCTTAACGATCAGCTTTTCTATTTCTGCTAGTTTTTGCAGATAATCCATCTTTTTAGTGGCTATTCTTCACCATGAGAATATTTCGCAACCACTTCCTCTTCCAACTCAGAGGTCCTCTTGCGTTTGGTTTTATTTGTTTTCACGATCTCTTGCTCAATCTCAGGTGCAGGCATGTCAGGAATACCAAAGGCCTGACGTACCATCTCTTTAGCTCCCATACTATTTTTGATAAGCAGCGCCAGATCTTGCTCCCTGAACTTCTTCTCAGTGTCGATTATACCAGCTGTAGGCTGTCCTTCGATATCGAGAACGAACTCTGTATCAGGTGTCTTCCAGGTGTACCAGCCACCAGTCTTACCAACTAATGATGTATAACCCTCACCCAACATACGCACCAACGGAGAGTACCAGTCAATACCTCCATTGATATGGACATCGAACTCGACCTTCTGACTGTTACCCTCACGCCCAAGCTTATTACGCTTTACTGTCAAGGTATGAGTACTACCAGACTTGCGCTTCACACCCATGTGATCTTCTTCAAGGTTATCCCTGATGCGGGCTACTTTGAATTGATATGTACTGTTGAATCTCTGCGCCTCACCACCAATCAGTGCCTCAGGCTTTTCTTGACCAAACCCAGTCATACCGCCGATCTGTTCCTTTAGCTGATTTGTGGCCACGAACACCATGTTCTCGCACTCTAGATAAGGAATAATATTCCGGTAGAATGCGCTCATGAGCTTTGCATGCTCGCCGACCTTTGTCTGGCCGATGACGTCCTGGTCCCTCTCATAGTCAGTGCTAGCGCCAGCAATACTATCAAGAGCCACCATAATGGGGGTCTTACCATCTGAGAACTTAGCGTAGTTTTCAATTGTAATCTTGCACAGTGTTAAGGCTTCTTCCAACGATTTTGGATTGTGATAGATGACACCTGTAGGGTCCACACCCTGCAGTTCCATATATCTGAAGTCTGGAGCATTCTCTGTCTCGATCCAGAACATCTTACCACCAGCTTTCTGGAACGTCTTGGCCAGATCAAACAGTAGTGTAGTTTTACTACAACCTTTCTTGCCGTAAAGAAGATAGCAACGACCATACGCCATAAAGCGCCGGTCGAATGCATACTCCATAAGTGGATTGTCCAGAGTAATACCGGTAGGAGGAAGCTCCTTGTCGGCAGTATTAAGATCGAGGTTTACTGCTTCGGTTTTAAACGTCTTACCGAATCCTTTTTTGATTGAGTTAATGTATGATTCAAAATCCATATTTTATTTATTGCTGAATGAACCGCAGTGCTTCTTCGCGGCTCATCTTGCCTGACATAGGGTTTGGCGGCAAGCTTCCAAGGTCTGCTACAGGTGGAGCATTAAACGCAGCTGTTGGTGCTGTGAGTGTGGCTTTAGGAATATTCAAGGCAGGTACTGCTGTTGGAACAGGAACAGTTGGACGTGTAAAGTCAATATCAGGAATATCATCGTTATCATAGTCTACTTGTTTTAACGCAGGCTTTGCTTTAAACCCCTGTACTGGTTTTTGAGTTAATCCCGGATAACCGTTCATGCAGTCGTCAAAGATGTCTACAGAGAACATCTCACGAAGCTTGCTGATGATTTCTTCCTTTGTCTTGTGAACAAGAATTTCGTCGAGGTTATATAGATAATCGCTGTCTGCTAATTGCTCAGGCAACACAACTGGTTGATTATTCTCAACCTGAATTACCCAAGGATTTGCGCCAGCGTCTTGTTTCAGCTTTACAAACACAGGAACGCAGCGCTCAGGGTCGTTGATAGGATTGCGGCGGTTGCCTGAGATATCACGACCATCTAGCCAGCTCATCAGCTGGTCTGCACCGTTACGCAAAGGCAGATCCAATAGGTGCGCACCTAGCCCAAGGTTTTGAGCAAAAGCCACGTTGTACAACACACGCTCAGTAGCACGACCATAGTTGGGGTACTTTGGAAATTGCTTACCGTTCACGTCTTGCTTGCCGACCTTGGCTTCTTCTGGATAAAGCAAACGATGATTGTTTGCAAAATATTCTGCAGGGTCCTGCCCACGGTCAGCAACAAAATACTTTTCCTTGAAGTTTGTGCCAAAGTTGTCGCGAATTACGACACGCTTGTACCAGATACCATTACCGGCATTGTCGGCTTTGTAGGCTGGCAAGAAATAGAGATATGCTCCATCTGGGTTTGTATTTTTATTAAAGATAGCTTTGCGTACGCCTTCCTTGATATAGGGTGTTGGATTTGCAGAGATGTTTAGCTCACTGCCTTCGAATTTTAATGAGGGTTTGATTACGGCCATAATTTAGTTTTGTTGTGTTATTTCGTTAATGTTTGTGAACCACCGATATTTTGAACTTACCTTTAATCCCAGCTTTTTTACTAGTCTATAGGATGTGTCATACATCTCACAGATTTGCTGGGCGCGCTTACCTACAATTTTGCGACTTTTGACTACAGCTTCGAAGAGTTTCTTATTGATGTCCCATTCTTCTAATCTTATATCCAACTGCACGCACAGCTTGGCTAGTGTCTCTTCAAGATGTTTTTCAGCAATTTCTTTCTGCTGATTTTCATCTTTGTTTTTCGCTATATGCTCTGTTTTTTTACGAAGCTTCCTTTTAAATAGATTTTCGTTTGTCATTTATTAGACCATAAAGATCATTTTAAACGTTCTTTGTCCTCTGAGCTTGTTGAGGAACGTCTGCACCATCATACCTGCTACAATTGTTGGCAACGTATGACTAATATTTTGTTCTTTCTCATATGCTAGCAAGCAGCCGCCTTCTTCCACCGAGTCATCAATGTAGGGCAACAATTGATCTTTGGGAAGCTCTGAATTAAACAATGCACCTTGCCTGCTTGTGCACCTACCGTCAATCCAGAACTTGTCTTTGCTCTTTGCCCAGTCATTCTTCCAGCCATATTCATACAATGCCTTACGGAACGTCATACTGTCAACACAACTGAATATGAGATCGTACTTTTTAAACTCTTTCTCAGTCATGCGCTTCTTGACACCATTAACGGCATACTTGTCTTCTAATACTTCTACCTTGTACTTACCGATGTCATCAAGCTTGAAGTTCTGGTGGAGAAGATTCGAGATTGATACATCATCATTATCCCAAATATCAATATCTAGACTAGCATAGTCGAACTGCTTGCGATTGAAGCCATAGTCAAACAAGATTGCTAGCAGGTTGCTTCCGATTCCGCCTGCTCCGACGATTGCGATTTTATTGAACGGCATATAGTGTGTTACGATTGAAGTATTGTGTGAATTGTGAGTCCTCAACTCCCCAGGTTGTATAGCTGAAGGTTTCGGGTCTTGGTGCGTAGATGTAGTTATGTTTAAATCCCTGGAACAAGACGTTTAGGTCTAGTCCGCTAGGGTTAGGACTGAATGAAGGATGGGTATGAAAGCTCGCATAGAACTTATAGCCCTCCTTCAACAAAGGGAACACCTTGCCAGTAAAGTCAGATTGTTCTGTCTCATACAATCCGGCTGCTGTTGGTGTTCCCTTGTATATGTTTTGTACAGGAACGAAGACGAACTCATCATCACGATTGAGAATGAGTCCGCCTTCTTCCTCTACACGATGCTTGCAGATCTCTGAAGCTTTAAGCAGCTCAGAGGCAAGGGCCTTGCTCATGTAATTCATGGTTAACTCGCTAGTGCTTTTTCGATTGCTTTGCTGTATGCAACTTCTTCTAGGTTTACAGCTACTTCACGCAACGGCGCATAGTCGTTATGTATGTTCTCTGCAGCAGGCTGCGCTGCACCTGCTAGTGTGCCAATCTCATTTTGCATCATGCTGTCGTTTTTCAGTGCCAACAACCTTGCAGCGATGTCGTCATAGCCTGTGCCTGCATAGTGCTGACTGTTTACAATACAGCGATACTGTTTTGTTTCATAGTCGTACACTTTTGCTGTTTCAATAACTACAGCATATTCTCTCAAGGATCCCTTGACCTTGTATGCAGGCTTGTCCATGAACGTGATCTGTTCTGCTCCTGTGATCTTTACAGCTGTTTCAAGAAATTGCTTGGACCTTTCCAAAGCAGCTTTCTTGCGCTCATTAACAACACCCATCAGGGCCACGATGTCTTCCCTGGTAATCAATACATCTGTTCTCTCAGAAGTTTTGATCTGTTCAGCCCCTTGATCGTCAACAACTGTCTCAGACACTTTTGTCTTAAACGTACAGGATTCAACCAAGGCAGTGATCAGCATTTCACGAGCCCATTCATGATTCCGCCATTTTGGGTGATATGCGCCTTTATCGTAATACTGCTTACCGTTTGCTTTCTTATTGATGTTCCTGATTTTACCGATAAGCCTGCCAAGGCTCACTCGTACACCGCGATCGTCTGTGACAGAGATCTTGATATACTTGTCCGCTGGATCTACATGGAACTTGAGTGCAGGGGCTGCTGGGCCAGGTTCCACAGTTTGCATCTCGTCCCGTGTCATCGAGTCATGAATCTTTACCTTCAACCCGTTCGCAATAATATCATGATATTTGATACTCATACGGCTGATTGACTTCAGGAATAGTTTATAGTCATGCGCTGTCTTGTGGCAACTTGCCCTATAGATGGCCTGATCTATTTCTTCCTTGTTGATGCGTACGTCATTAAGATAGCGTTGCCCGGTAGTGCTAATGCTGGGTGTGATCTCAATACCGTTCACCTTGAATGCAGGCATCTGCTTCTTCTTAGTATTGTCTTCTTCCTCATCAGCCAGTGGATCTTCCAACTCAGCAACATGCTCATCAAGAATTAGTCCACCTTCGGCCTTTGTCTCCACAGGCTCTTTATCCTGCTTTAGTGTACCTCTGATGTGCTTGCCATACAGGTCAACAATAGTATAGATATCGAACTCACTGTTGAAGTTGAACGAAGTTGAACTGTACACCAGATCAAGCAACCCCTCAGCTTCAATGCTCACATTTTCATACGTTGCAGAGTTCTTTGTGAACGTGACATTGTTGATTGTGGTTTTATCTGCCTCACCAGCTATCAACTTACCCACCACAATCAATGTTGTATTGTTGCGATAGTCTGTGTCGATAGCTGCAGCGACCTTCAGGTAATCTTTCTTCTTACCTTCAGGCATCTTTTTCAGCATCTTTAATCGAAGCATTTCTGCATCATAGCTGCTGATAAAGCTCCCTTGCCTGAGCATATCTGCTAGGATTGGATGGATGCTGCACATAGCAAATACATGCGCAGTATTTACGTCGTAGACGTCCGACACAATAACCCTATTCGTCTTCGTAGTACCTTTAGCGATAACCAGAGACTTAACATAAAACCCCTTGTCCAGATAGTCATACAATGGCTCATCATTCCGACCAATAATATCGATGCTGCTGCTCCAACTATTCTTTGAGCCTGTTAAAAAACGATAGGTATAGTTTCCTACTGTAGTCTCTGATGGAGTACGTTTTATCAGAACGGGTCGATGCTCAAGCGGTGTGTTATCTGGCAGTAATTTCAGCGACTTAAACTCTTTGGCGTCCTCACTGGAAATCTGGCAAAGATTTCTTTCATGCACAGTCTGCGAACATATACTCAAAACAAAAGACGCTGATGTCTCGCAATTCAAACCGTCGAGAGGAATACTCTTGTGCTTGCAGTACCGATACATTGCATCGATGTTCTTAAACCGCAGATCCATCAAAGCTAATGTGTACTCTTCTTCAGCGGCTGCTGCGGGCGTTGCCCAACCATTATAGCGTCGTCTGTTCACTTCAAGTGAGACGTCTGCGCTTTTTACGTGTTTTGCTGCTTCTGCAAACTCTTTTGTGATTTTTTTAAATGTAGGTAAATTAAAGTTCATATAGAGAATAAATATAAATAAAAAGCCCCTAGAGAGGTTAATCCCTAGGGGCTAGTTTTGCTGGGCGCGCTCTAGACTAGAACGAACCCGTTGCTCTTTTCACGCCTGGTGAATGAGAACTATTCCTGCGCTGCGCCGCCGCGAAGCACGCCGGTGAGAAGAATATTAGGATCTTCCACAGCCTGCAGCTGCTGCTGAAGCTTTTGCACGTTTGCCTTGCTGCGATGATTGCTACCTTCAAACTCAAACTTTTCGCCGTTGATGTAAACCCAATGAGCTTTCTTCTCAGCATTAGCGAGAATGTTTTCGGTCGCCGTCTCGATGTCGAGATCTGCGAAAGTGCTGTGTCCGGTGTTGTCTGCGATTTCTACTGTGTACTTGTTCATGTTAGTTGCGATTGTTGCTGCTGTGTTGATGATTTCTGCGGAGTTGTTGTTTTCAGTGGTCATATTGTGTTGTTTTATTAGTTTAATTTTACTCTACTTTTGTTCCTGGGGGAACACTTATTTCTAACGGTGAATTGGGAACTGTATATGTCGTATCTTCCCAGTCTTCAATGGTCTATCTATGCATGCTCTGCATCTGGCGCATGCACCAATATCTTTGGTATTTTTCAGTTTTTTTGTTACTTCAGGACAGACCAGCATATCTCTGTCATTTAACTCTAACGGATCATTTCCCATCCATGCAACAGCTACGTTGGGACGATGTTTGTATTTCTCATACATCTTTAGCACACTGTCCTTGTTTACAGGATCGCAGCTAAGGAACAATGTAAGGTTATCTAGCTCGGCAAGTATAGGTACAGCAAACAATGATCTTGTATACGCCCAGAAACGAACATCTGGGTTTTCTTCTATAGTGGCGGCCCACGCATAAGCGTATTCCTCATCATACATGTCTCCTCCGGTGTGTAGCCTGAAATAGGGTTTCTTACTGCCCTGGGTCAACTTCCAGGCAATTACGGTATTGCTCAGTATTGGATATAGTTCTTCTCTTGTTTTACCTTTAACAAGATCAAAATTTTTGTCCTCTACCGCAGCATATGCCTTGTACAGCTTACGTAAATTGCAGTCATAGCAAACGTCTACACACCCACCTTCTCCACAGGTAGCCCCCGGACAAGATCCTCCATGCTCGGGAAGACCTTGCGTGAGGCTGAAAGTGTTGTAGTGTGCTTTATGAAATCGTACTTTACTGTTGTTTGTTAATTTAATTGTGGTCGTCATTCTAGTCTACCTAACATCTTATTAGTGCAGGCAAACTCCCCGAACAACTCTATTGCCTTTTTGTCATAGGCCTCTGCTGCTGCTTGTGGTGTTGCAAATGCACCAATGTATATTTGTTTTTTGTTGTGTGTGATACGCGCTTCCCATTTTTTGCGTTTTAATCGTACCCCCTTGAGGCCTGATTTGCTTTTTGAGGTTCGAGAATTTCTCGTGTTTTCTGCTGATGTGCAAAGCCTAAGATTAGCTTTTCGATTATCCAACGGGTCATGGTTAATATGGTCCACTACGACTTTCGGGTTGGTGACGCCCATAATCAATCTGTGAAGTAATGCATGCTTCCCACCTTTTACCTGCTGAGCTTTCCGGTAATTTGCTCTCACACGATAGATTTGCCCACCACGCCTTAACTGAACATTCCAGGTATACTTCTCAGGAGAGAACTTCTCGTAATCTTCTTCATCTATTTTTACGTCATATTTATTTGATACTCTGACTGTCCTCATACTATTCTTTCCAAATCCATTGTTTCTGATCAAAAGACCACATTGTTTCCTTCTCGAATATTTTCTTACCTTTCCAACAATCTGATACTACGATTTCGCAGCCAACATTGTCTCCGGTAGCAATTTTCGTCTGATGACACATGGCGTATTTGATCACCTCTGCGATATAGTTATCTTTACATAGGTCTTTGTGTACAATCCAATATCCTGCATCGTGCACAGTGTTTACGGGATATATATAACGCATCCAAAGTCCTTCCTTTTTGAGGAGTTTCTTTAGATTCACTGATGCATCCCACATATAGTTTGCAAGCTCGCTCGCCACAGGATAGGCGAGACTCTCATTCATCCAGCCAGCAAGAATACCAAAATTATCTGTTTCCTCATACTTCAATATTTGTCCTCTGGCGTTGGTGATTTGCTGCTTTTCCTGCACCTCTGAGGTACACCTGTCCCTGAACGCCATGTAGCTTTTATACCTATTCCAGGTTCCTAGTGCATAGTCGATAGTGCTTAGCTTCACACTGAGACCGCTCTCGGCATAGATGTCAGCCTGAATAGGTACCGCAGCAAATTTTAATCCGGCAGTATAACTTACACGAAAAGTAATACCTTTTGATATAGTATACTTTGACACATCTTTTTTTGTGAGCGCAGGATCCTGAAAATATTCACGCATTTTCGTTTGGTGAAAACCACCCTGTCGAAAATCTTGAATAAAGTCTGGGTCGCCGGACAACAGAGCCATGATATAAATATCTGCGCCTAGCACGTCACTCTCAACAAAGTAATAGTCAGGATCGCCTGAATAGAATATGTTTCTGATGTTTTTTGGTAGCAGGTGCTCTACCTCTTTTTGCTGATCTTTGTCTAGTTTGTTGTATCCAGGAACAAAAATATCTGGGATGTGTACCAAAACCTTTGAAGCAGGATTCTGTACGTTCGGACTACTACTGGCCCTAAAGTTCTTGAGACACTCAAAGAAGCTTGCATGTACTCTACCATCATTACTGATCGCTGCCCAGTAGCTTTGTTTGAGCGGTTCATCCTCATCATCGAGTTCACTCTCAGGATCAATGGCAACACCCTTTCTACTCAGAAACTTTGTCGCAAACACACCTAGGCGACTTACTGAAAGTAATAGACCTAGTGCTTTGTGTGCAGCCTCCAGAGGTTCAGGATTTCTCCGGTTCTCAGGTAGCTCTGTTTTATCCTTTTCTATAAGCTCCTCTAGCTGGAACTTTATTGTCGATACTGACTTTGAGTTTGTGCTCGGCTCATACAGCTTCTGCGTTTGAGGTTTTTGTTTGTCATACCATGCTTTTGCTTTAGGAGACTTGCCGCTTTTCGTGTAGTAGGCTGGTGTGACCTGAAGAGTCTCGAATAAAAGACTCTTTTTTTGCGGTGCGCTGTTGGGATTAAAATCTTCAATACCAAAGCGATCGCGCAAGAACACTATCAGCTCCTGTTTTAGCTCTTCATACTTGACTGTGTACTTATCGGTAATGTCTGCTAGCACATTTTTATCGATAGGTATACCCGTGAACTCCATATCTGTGAGATAGTGAGTCAGTGGCAGATATGTCTTATAGTAATGGTCTTTTAGATTCTCAGGGAACGCGTGCATCATTTGCAAGCAGGCTTCTCTGTGACTTACTGCGTCACCAGCACAGTAATGATAGTAGACCTCAGGTTCTAGAAACTTGAGCTTGCTCATCTCACTCTTACTGAGCTTGTGCTCTTTCAGCTTTCTGTTTAAGGCTGTATAGTATGGCTCATAATTAGTAAACATCTTGATCCCTGTCTCGAGACCTTTCGACAAGCGCGAGTCAAAGAATGCGACAGCCTTCATGCCGTCGAAAGCCAGCGTCTCGTCTGGTAGGTCGAATCCTCTGTGCCTAAGTCGAAGATCGTCCACACGGATATTCCAACCCATACGCCGAGCTTTTGGGTGCTCTAGCAATAGCTTCATCGTATCCAGTAACTCACGATTCTCTGATACGCCGTCTTTACTAATATTCAGTATGATTGCTACATCTTTTTCACAACTATACTGAAACTCATACATTACCTCATCATCTGTCCACTTGGTCTCCGTATACCATTCAGCGTCATAACCAATGTCAAATTTCTCCTGCTCGATATACTTCTCAAGTATCGCTTTATTTACTTCAGGATCATCTACCAATATATATCGATATTTATCATAGTTCAGATTGTTGTCTAGTGCGCGCTTTGCGAGAAGAAACACATCTCTAAACTCTGGACGCTTTGTAGGGTCCATAGCTACAATCATACCTGGCGAGTAGTTTGCTAGTGCTTTGCCGTATGAGGTATCAATGATCTCACCAAGATAGTCGCCCATCTTTGTGTTAGCTTTCATTATCCTTTTAAACACCTCTGCACCCAAAGGCATGATCAGCTTTGGCTTGATCTGTTCTATCTCGTTATCTAGTTCTTGTGCAAACTCTTCAATGTCTTCTGCACTTGGCTTGCTTTTGCTGCCTATTCCGTGCTTTACCATAGCGGTAAAATGCACTTTTTCTAGGGGTATACCTGCAGCAGCTAGTCCAGCCTTTACTTCTGTTGTAGCAAAGCCGGCCACACCAAATTTTCTAGCCTCTAGGTCTTCTTTGTTTGGATGACTGAATATGATGAGTAACTCGGGTTTACATCCTTCAGCCACAGGTGTAGCTATCTTTAATTTAATATTGGAACTCATGTATTTGTGCCTTCAGTCTTACCTTCATTTTTTTGCGTGCTCGTTCTAGTAGGGTGCTCACGGCTGTTATGCTTTTTCTGGTTTGCGCACTGATGGCTTCATATGTCATGTGTTTGAAATAATACATACGCAGCCCATTTGCTTGTGCAGTGCTCAGGTCAGCCATAGTCTCCAGTAACTCATTGTTTCGCTCCTGCAAACAGGCGTACTCGAACGGGTTGGGTTCTTCTGCAAAAACGTTTAATCCGCGCATAAGAGCACTGGCGCATCTAGCTTTTGTTTTTGCTCGATGCACAAGATTGGAGCATTTGTTTTTGCAGCAGGTTGTGAGCCAGCCCATAATATTTTTTTCAAGTTTGCTGTAGTCTGGGTGATTTAACAATGCCTTAAACACGTCCTGCACAACATCCGCAGCTTCGTCTGGATTGTTCAGCTGTCTGGTAGTATTTTTTAAGAGAACACGGTAATACCTTTTGTATACGCGTGTAAACTCTTCAGCTGTTATGGTCATGTGCTTGCATTGAATCCTGAGGTTGTTGAGGGTAGTAGCTCGGCCTTGCAAGGTATGTTGCTGAAGTTACTCTTTTTAGTTTTCTTTTTATCTTTGTCTTCTTCAGCCATTCGAGCTTCTGCACCTTTATCCTGGTGCTCAAAGTTCATAAACTCTAGCTCAGCAAGAAAGTCGAACTGGAAGTTTTTAGCGTGTCGAGACTTTAAGGAGAATATGCTTACCACACTGTCTTGTGAGCTATCACGACCAATAGCCAGACACATGTCTGCAGGCTTTATGATACCCTTGAAGCCTGAGATTTCGCCGTTAGTGAACTTACGAGTCATCTTGCCTGTAGCCTGGTGCAATAACCACACACTGAACATATGCTCGCCTCCGATAAGGTGATTGGTCAGATCATCCACATCAAAAGCTACTTTGCCGTATTTTTGCCATTCACTGTCTGTTTTATCGCTCGTAGTTAGATAGTCCATCTGGTCGATATACACAAGGTCAGGATGATAGCCTGTGCGCTCATATAGATCATCGAGATAGTTCTGAATATATTTTGCGGTGCAGGGCGTGGCTTCGCGCATATCGTGAATCTTTATATGCTTTAGCGCCTTTCGATCACGATCGCTCATATTGGCCCATGCCGCTTTGAGATCTTGCTGAGCAAAAGAAGAACCTTTGTGTAGGTCGCTGTAGCTTATTCTAAAAATATTACTATACACACGACTACAAATATTCTCTGCAGGCTCCTCTAATGATAGATACAATACATTTTTGTACATCTTAGCGTTCTGTACTGCAGAATATACACCCATCGCAGTTTTCCCGCTACCGCTATGTCCTAGGATGATACCAAACTCCTGATAGTTTAATCCCCGAGCCACAGCGTCAATAGGAGGAAAGCCTGTCATAAGACTTTCTTTGTGCTCTACCAGTACCAGATTCTCAAACGGATCGAATTCTCGGATTGCTCCGGAAGAACTTTTCAATTCAATATCTGCCACCAAAAGAGCCGCCTCATGGATCAGCTCCTCAGGACTAGAGAGCTTGTCGATTTTCAGGGTCTGATACCTGCGAAACTTGATGAAGTCTGCTAGATTCTTTGCTACATAGTCTGAGTTTTGGGGCTCTCCTCGATACACGAACTCCCAAAGAGTAAGAGCCTCTTCCGGGTGCAGGATACCCCTGGCTTTCAATTCAGCTTTAAGTTTAAGTAAGCAGAGATGTTGATCTATCGGCGCGGAAGCAATACTCAGGGCGACCGAGACAAACGCCCGGTATACCTCAATAGTACCAAAATCTTTAGGGGTTATACCAAGTTCAATCGCTTTCTGCAGTGTTGCTTTGTCTTTGAACAAGCATTTGATTGTTAACTCTAGATAGTCTGCGTCGTTGTATATATCGCTCATAGTTAATCTTTTATTCTGTCTAGGTCTAGCCCTTGAGCTTTTATAAACTCTGTGAGGCTCCGGTTTAGTTCGTCACGGGCTATCCGCTTATACTTGTTGACTATCTCCATGTTCTTTTCAGGTGTCGACAAGATTCGATACCAGGCAAAGAATTTCAGTGAAGAATCCATTAGAACAGATTCCACACTTTCACCATGCTTCACATATAGCATAGCCAGATTTCGCTGCTGCTGCCACACGTCAACATAGTCTATAGTAGCATTTGTAATTTCGACTTTGTAGTCATTACCCGATTCCAATACTTTCTGTACAACCTTAACTGCACCTGCACCACATAGGTGAGATGGAGAGAAGAACTCTTTCTTTTCGAGATTGTCATATATGACGTTTACATATTTTGCCGGATGCATCTCATGACGAGCGCAAATCCTAGTGGCTTCAGCAAAATTCTCTAGATACTTGTCTGCAGGAATATACAAGTATTTCTTGTTTGTTAATCTTTTCTTTTCAATATAATAACCGAGGATATCTTCAAATATTCTTTGATCGGGCGGTTCTTTCATTATTCCCATGTATAGTTTACCTTGTGTGTTCTTGTTGAATTATGCTTTGAAGCTGTTCTGTGGTTGTGTCGTCGGGAGATTCAAAACCATACTTTCGTAGGTCGATATTAACACACTTCCTGCCATTAGCTTTGAACTCTTGCTGGATTTCTCTAGCAAGCTCCTGAGTACTGTCCTCGCCGTCGAGTATTAGAGTTACTGTTTTCCACTCTTGAATGAGTTGCTTTTGATTCGTTGATATGCCTTTGCCTAGTGTAGCCACAGCGTTTCCTAGTTTTAATGCTTTCTTTACACCCTCGACAACCACCACGTCTTTATACTGTTTTGCAAAAGCATAATTGAATAGATGGTTGCCTTTAGGAAAAAGGTGCATGTAGCGCATGAACTGAAAGCGGTCGCCGTTCCATGTGTTTGGTATGAAACGTAGTTGCCAACCTGCGTATTGATCGTCTTTACCGAACACAGGAAAGAACAAGCTATTTGCAGTGTTTACTGTAAAGCCGCTGTCAAACTGGATGTTCATACCAGCAGTGCTGGGGATATACCTTATACCGAGACTGTCGTAATACTCAAAATTAAACAAATGATCTTTTGTGAGAAACTGTATCGCAGGATCGCTTTTGTCTAGCCCTGATAATTTGATAGCATCATTATACGGCAGTATCGTGGCATACTTGTACTCAACTTCCTTGTCGTCATCAGGCCCACGCTCAAAAACAACATTCTCACCAAGCAACTCACAAAGAGGTATTGATTCTTCGCAGATGAAGCATTTGCTCTCAGCCCAGCCAGGGCTTACGTAGCGCTTCATCTTCTTGCTATGTTTGGGGTCACAGGTCGGGCAAGGAATTCTATAGCTCCCGCCCGACGCTGCTGTGACTTTTCCAAACTTAGCTTTGAGAAGAGCTTTAACCCTTTGATTCATACTTCTCGTTCTCGCCCAGTAACTGCAACCCTTTTATGAATGTGTCATCTGACATATAGAATACGTCTGACTCGCTCCTGGACTGCAGCCTCCAGGCGTTATACACAATCTGCCCAAGTCTTAGATATGGGCGTTCTCTCCAATACTCTTCAAGAGCTTTCAATGTCTCATCTACTTTGTTATTCATGTTCGTTTAGTCTTTGGATTGTTACGCGCGCTGTGCCTGATTTCACCATACCCAGCTGCACAGCCGCAAGCAAATTCACGTCGATAATTCTGTTTTTAGTGTATGGTCCACGATCGACAATTACAGCGACGACAGACTTTTTAGTCTTCAGTGATGTAATTTTGACTTTAGCCCCTAGAGGTAATGTTTTATGTGCTGCAGCAGGTGTGTCGTTGTGCAGTTTTTTTCCTGCTGCGGAAATCTTGTTTTCTCGTCCATACCACGAGGCTACACCACTTTGATAAATTTTGGCGTTTGCAGCAGTGGTCGTTAACAACAACAAGCAGATTATTATTTTTAGCATAACATTATTTTTTAGGGTAATCGTACCAGGATATTTCTTTTGGGGAATTTACTATGTTCACTGTCCAGCCTTGTTCCTCATAATACTTGATGCGTTTTTTAGCCATTCCCTCTAGAGTAGGATCGTGGTTGTCCATGAAATCTACCAGAACAAAATGTGTTTTTGGCGGTAGGTCGAATGTTTCCATCTGCTCGCTGGTGAGAATACGGCTACCTCGATAGGCTTCCTGTAATACTTCAACTTTACTACTGCCTCCACTAGCTTGCACCACTACACGGCAGTTAGGAATATCAACTCCTGCGCGGAAAGCGTCGGATGCGACTAGCTGAGAAAATTCATTATTACTGAACTCCTCGATTGTTTTGCTTTGCTGCTTTGCGCTTAGTGCAAATGCTCCTACATTCTTCTTGCTACTCTCGCGATGCAGGTACCTCGTTTCTTTAGGTAGATACTTGAACAATGGAATCAAGTGATCTTTGACGTGATCGATAAAGATGATCGTCTGCCATTCTTTAGGTATCAACGAACATACTCTGCCGATAATCTCATTACGCTTATCACACCTTTTGATGCCGTGCTTGAACTTGGCGTCAAAGCTGGTGTAATTCTCCATAAATAGATAGTCAGGCATTCGGACCATATACACCATGCCTGGGACAACTGCCCCTGCACCCTCAGCATCTTCGTATGGGAAGTATATGAGATCCTCACCAAACAAGCCTTTAATTAGCTTGTCAGTATTATTGAAGATTCCCTCGGTGGTGGCACTAAATCCAAACATACGCACAGGCTTCATTTGCTTTAGTGCATTCTGGAATGTGTCTTGTCCTGCTGATTGCATTTCGTCAACCAACAGTAATTGACACTTTTCCAGTGCGCAGTTTTGCATAGACCTGAATGTGGTGATGGTAATGTCATTACTCACATCATGTTTACCGTCACCCACGATACCTATATGTTTATGCGGGAACCAGCGCTTAAACTTTTCATACGTCTGCAACACCACTTGTTTTAGCGGGATTGCTAGAATTGTATTTAGGTTGTGCCAAGCTGCGTAAGTAACTGCCTGACAGTGAGTTTTACCGAAACCACCGGTAGCGTTGATTACACCGCTGTCCTCTTTACCCTTGAACAAGAGATCAAGTACAGGCTCTACCTGATAATCCCTGAGTTTAATTTTCTTTACCTCATTCCAATCAGGATCAGGCATTGGCGTTCGATAGTCTTCCAGCTCTAGTGTGTCTAAGTTTTTATTCAACAGCTTTACAATGTCTTGGTAGAGCCCAGGCAATGTAAATATTGAGCCGTCCACATCAGTAGCGTAGAGAAGGCGTTCAGTAAAAACACACTCACGTTTATACTGAACGCTCTTCATCTCGCGATGGTGATAGCGCAAAAACTTAGATAAATAGGCAGGACAGGGATTTATTTTTAGGCCTCCGTCAAACCTAGTTATCTTTATTTTCATGCGTAATATCTATCCTGCAGACTTCGCGCACCTTTGCGGTTAACGTGGTGACGAATTGCTCGGTCTCTATGGTTGTCTCTAGCCTGGTCATTGATGGCTCTGTTCGTGAGATCTTTCGCTATTTCTGCGAGCTTCTCACTTCTACCCTTAAGTCCAAAATAAGCCGCCACCGCAGTTATCAATAGTGGAATTAGTAGGTTGTCTTTAGGTTCTTTACTCATATTAATAGTTGTCTACTCTTGTTGTTGTGATGGTTTTTCCATCTTTGTTTTTTAATACGAACACTGTATAGTCATCTCCGTCGTCTTTAAACGACGAGCATAATACGTCCATGGTCGCTGCTTCTTCTGCCTGTGCTTTTGTAAACCCAGGACCAAAAGGCGGAAGCTTTGTCATGCGAACTTTATCTACGATGTCTTTTGCGTATGTGTACATTGTTCGTTTGATTGTATATCCAGGTACTCGTTGAGTTCTAGGGTCAATTCGCGAGCTAGCTTTTGCTCGTAATCCGAAGGTTTACCATCTGTATTCCCTGTCAACCAACGATGACTTCTGTTGTACCATTTTAAGATGGTCCGTAAGCTTTGTATTTTCTCGTCTGTACTCATAGATTAATGGTGTTGTCTACGTATTCACTGAGTTCGTTATGATGGTCGATAACGATCACTTGTTTAAACTTACTATCTTTACCTAGGGATCGAATAATTTCAAAGTACTTCTTTGCATTCTCACTATTCAGTCCATAGCTCCCCTCGTCAACAATCATAAATGGGAACGCTCCCACAAACATATTGTGAAGGGCCAAACGTAAGCTAAAGCCGACCATAACTTGCTGGCCGCCTGATATAGCTGGCAACTCCAGACCTTCATCGTTAAATACATCAATCCCGAAACTTTCGTTTACTTTGGCTGTGTATGGAAAGTCAAACGAAGCTAGCACACTATTCATATACTCTGAAACTGTGCTGGCATACGTTTGAATGAGACTGCGAGGAAACTTAGAAGTATGGAACAGCTCGTACAAACTATTCAATACGCTCACATATTCCTCTCGCTTCTTGTTCTTTTCAATGTATTCACTGTTTTCTTTCAGTTCTTTCTGAGCTGTGGTTAATGATACTTTGTTGGTAGCTATTTCGATCTCTAGGGCTTTGGCTTTTTCCTTAGACGCTCTCGCTACAATCAAAACATCATTTACAGCCCTTCTCTCATCCTCGAAAGAGTCCATAGCTCGATCATATGATGTCAACGAAGAGAGCTTCAGGGTCTGCTCGTTCACTCTGCTCTGTGCTGACGTGTGTCCTCTGTGTAGTGAGGCTAGATCAAGTTCCCATGCAGTGTATTTATCAAGAACACTCTGACACAGATCAAGGTCTTCCTGATTGAAGAAAACTTCTCCTATAGAGTCCAGAGCTGTGTCAATTTCAGCCTGCGCTTTACTGTAGGTTTCCCACAGTTTAAACATCTCTAGAGTTTTATCTCTTTCAGCTGTGACAGCTATTAGAGAGGATTTCATTGCTATACCTTCTGCGATGAGAGGCTCCAACTCTTTATTAACATGCTCTACGAGCTTTACAATGTTATCTACCTCTGTACCGCAGGTAGGACAAACACCAGAACTCAGCCCGGACTTCTCGTACTCTTGCAGTTTACGATTAAGCTCAATCACAGACGCACGCTTAGTCTTCAGCTCTGCTTCCAGATCAGCTACAGCATTTCTGTGCTTGGCGATATCTGTTTCATCTACTTTTGCGCACGTCGGAGCAGTCAACGAGGCCTTTTTAGCTAGCCATCTTTGCTTGTTCTCATGCATAGGCTTTGCAGCTTTCTGCGCAGCAACGCAGTCACGATAGTCAGTTATAACTATCGATGCCATCTTAGTATGTAGTGAGGCTATCTCGTTTGAACTAGCTGCCACTACCTCGTTAGACTTATCGATATCTTCTGATAACTGTTTATGTGCTGCCTGCGATTCTTCTACTTTATCAAGGTATGCTTTACGAGCAATGAGTTTGTTGTATTCGTCTTCGTTTACCTGCTGTGTCGCCAACTCTTCAGTAGCCATTTCAATGAGCTTTTCAACACACTGAATCTCGCTAGAAATCAAGGTCTCGTCCTTTACTGGATATTCAGGAGGCGCAGTCTTGATATAATTGTTCCAGATCGTATCTCGAAGCTTTGTGGTATTTGGCACCATAAAGATCTTCTGAAACAGCTTTTCCTTGGTGCTTGCATCACCGTTGAACAGTAGGGCTATTTCACCCTGATTGCTTACAACTACATTTTGAAGGATGTGTTTGTCGATCTGAAATAGTTTATCCCAAATCTCATTCACCTCGCTACTCTTCTTATATGTCACACCATCGTATACGAAGTTAACCTTTGCAGTGTCTGTGTGGCGTTCTAGTACGGCTTCTTTACCGTCAATGAGTAAGTGACCTATGACATAGCCTGTTGTTTGTCCAACAGTGATCATGTCGCTCTTGCTTTTAGCATAGCCTTCCCCTGTAAGAAGAAAGACTATCGCCTCAACAACACTACTCTTGCCACTACCATTACCACCACAGACGCCTGTAACACCAGAAGCAAAGTCTAGTGTTAGTGCTCTATGAGACCTGAAGTTTTTAAGAATTAGTTTTCTGATTTCCATTTGTCTAGTGTTCTTAGAAATGCTTCTGCCCGCTGTCTGGCTGTTGACCGAAACTCAAGATCGCCCTGGAGCGGTAAATTGTATTTCATTGTCCACAAGTCGCCATCCGACAGGGCTCCTTCAGCTTGGTGCATTGCGTTGAGGTCGTTGCAATAGTCTGGAATGTGTTCGTAATTGCTCGTATAGTCAGTCCCGGGCGCTTTGCCAGACCTGTTTGCTGGGTGCACGTTGGTCCACCCACACGCCTCGGCAATCGCCGCGTTAATTTGTTCGTCAGTCATTCAAGAAATCTTTAATGGTTTTATTTATTATCTCACGCGGTATTTTAGCAGGGCTGTGGTTTGTGTATGGTAAACACGAAGGCACCCAGCCGTCAGGGAGGTCACTGACACCTTTGATTTCCTTTGCAGTAACTTGTGTAGGGTCTTCGCTCCGCATATCGTCTGAGTGAAGTCGTATAATATTATTTACGCTAGATTCCACAATATCAAGCGCATCCTCTGCAGGAGCAGCTATCACGAATTCTTTTTCGACAGTTACTCTGTACAGTTTATATTTCGTCATAAGTTTTCGAATGATTTTTCCTTCATCTTGAACTCGAAGTCGAGGTCGAAGGTTTTGTTGTAGGTTTCTGGCAGCTTTGAGGCGTAATCTGCGTGCTTCCTTGGATTGTTATGTCCAGGTATGCTTTCGCTATAATGAAACAGGGGAACGTACGCTCCCCATGTAAGGCTGGCTAATACTAATGCTGAGTCCTCAGGCATGTTTCCTGGGTGACACTTGTGATGCAGATAGTCGAATGTGATGGGAGTATTAAGAATGTGCTGCATCCTGTACAAGTCCATCACACTCCAGCCAGTCTGCTTGTCGTCGTTTTCGAGTACTAGCCGAAGGCGAGCATCATCGCTGAGTAGCTTGAAACTGTCGTTAAACAGTCTAGCAATACCTTCAAGATCGCCTTTATGTGACCTATTTATGTGTATGTTTAGTGGTGCATCATAATTTAACGGACAGCCTATCTGAGTCATGAACCATGCCTGAAAGTTTAATTCAGTAATGGACCGTGCCACAGCTTCAGTGTTATCGCTGGCAAGCACATTAAACTGATCTGGATGACAGCTAATGCGTACACCATATCGCTTTCTTGTGTCTTTGATGATGTCTAGCAATTCACATATTCCGGCAACATTGGGCAGATCCTCTATACTCACTGCGGCTGCCTTGTATGTGATCAACGGGAATACGTCGGAACTAAGTCTATAGTTATGTCCAGACAATCCACAATATTCAACTGCTTCCCATGTAACCTTCAAGTTATTCTCAATCACACCCCCAAGTTTCTCCAGTGCAGCTTCTCTAGGAAGAGCACTGAAGGACTTGTATGTGATTGTCTTGAACTTTACTGGTGGGTCGTTCTCTTCTAGTGCGAGAACAATGCAGCACACGCCTTTATTCCTGATCATCGTGGTCATCCTGACAAGATTCACAGCGGAATATTGACAGATTGGGAACTTCTGTGTTTCGACGTACGATGTAAAGATACTCGCCGTCGATAATGTTTTGTCCTGTGGTCGTATGATCACAGTCGTTGCACTTGAACACCATTTCAGGCTTTAAACCCTTTTTACCTAGTATGCTCATTTTTTGCTAGTTCTAATACTTTACTTCCGTCTACTTTAATTGCTTTGGCTGCTTCAGTAATCCAGCCCCGACTCTTGCGCTCTTTCTTCCATGCAACGTTTGCTTTAGCTGCCTCTATGAGAATCCTGGGATTATGAAAACCTTGATCGTAATCAGAGTAGAAGCTGAATACTCCGTAATTTTCCTGACGAAACCTGAAACAGTTGTCATCAAAGAAATAGTTGCCTGCAAACTGATTCAAGCAAAATACCCATTTAGTCGGATGATCTATATCATCTGCCATGCCGTTGCCCTCACATATTTCATTAACAAAGAGCCATAGTTCTCGGCCGATATCAGGATCTGTGAGCTGAAAAGCTGCCGTTTCATTTGCAGCTATGTACGCTGTGAAGTAGTATATAAACTCGGCAAAAGCTGCACTACACAACGCGAGTTCTTGTAGATCTTCGTATGCACAGTCTAGCGCGAAATGCGCTCGCTCTTTCAGCTTCTCTAGTTTTGCTGCTAGTTTGTCTGTGTGTTCGTCAGTTTGATTCATGTTTAAGTGTTTTTAGGTAGTGGATATAGTTTCGATACAAAGCCATCTCCACATCGTCAAAGTCTTCTTTGTACGTATGCAGGTCGTGCTCAATCTGTGCGATAAGTAGCTGTACAGCTTCTTTATTGTATATGCCCGGTAATATCATGGCCTCGTAAAAAGAATTATACATTCTTGATGCGTTCCGGTGGCTTTCTGGAATTGGTTCGCTCATTGTGTTTTGCTGTTCTGCGTCCACAGTTCGTTGTGTTCTGGTTCCCAGTTTTCTAGTTCTTCATCTGCCGCTGCTCTGGCTTTCTTGTCTTGATGTGTACGATTATCTTCACACCAAGGACATCCTCCATGAGGTCTACAGGTGGCGTCCCATGCAGCAGCGCCAGTATAGTTCTTTCTGTGTTCTTTGCAGTATTTAATCGCTTTATCAAGACTCATAGTACTAGAGGTTCGTGGTTAATCATGTCGTATATACGCCATGTTTCTGTTTTGGTTCTACCTAACAACTCGTACGCGCTATTAAGTTCTGCTAAGGCTTGTGTTGCGTTAGCTAGTGTACAATACGACCAGCCTGTCTTATCTTTCCAGCGTTTACGGGTATAGGGTCTTATAGCTTCTTTCACCAGTATGAACTGAATCTTGAACCTTTTGATTGTAGCCATAAATTTATACTCCTATCGTTTAAATAATCCACCAATGAAGTGGAAAAATATTAACCCTAATATCCATCCCAGTATAAATCCCGATACCGTAATACAAAGATTTAACGATATGTCTTTAGCCAGCTGATATTCTAATTCAGTCATACTATTTCTCGTCTTCTTCTAGTTCTTTCTCGTAGTTTGCTAGTTGATCTGCATCGTATTGCTCAGCTGCATGTGCTGGACACAATGTGCGATACCAGCCCATACGATATGTTTTGCCTGGACACCCACAGTCTTCGCAAGTGCTCGTACTCATGGCCTCAGCATATGTTGTGACTGCGTTGCTCACATCGTCCACGTTATAGAGATAGAACCGTAGTGATCCGAACTTCTCTTTGATTTGCGCCACTTTGGGTAGGTTTTCTTTTGCCTCCTCTAGCTTAACCACACATTTAGCTTTTTGCTTTTCCAGCTCAGTCTGTGCTTCTTCTTCGGAAACAACTTTGTCTCCGTAGCTTGTTCTCTTGGCGTACCCAGGCACATCTTCCAGCTGCTGCTCGATAATATTTAGATACCATTTTGCATTAGCGTATCGTTGGTATAAGACAAAGCAGGCATTTTCGATAATGTCATACCAGCCAATTCCGCACTCAAAGCCAAACATAGCGTATGGTGAGCGTTTATCGGTAGCACCAAACAACTCAGGATATTTTTCAACAATTTTTTTATATTCTTTCATAATTTATTGCACTCTTAAACACTCTATTGGAATATGAGGAAGCTTGTTATGCTGCCACCATTCACTACCATCATATTCTTCTCTACTCAACCACGTACCATCTTCCAACCAAACCACACCAAACAATTCTTGAGCACCGAAACCACTATCATAGCCAAAATTTAGCTTATTCAAAAAGCTTTCTAATTCTGCTGAATCGTATCCAACCTTAAGAGTTATAAGTGTACGAGGCTCCTCCCAGTCTGCACCATATTGGATATAAGCACACAAGAGCCTGGCGCAGGGTTCTTCTAAACGATGTAGTAATTCTTGTTTAGCGTTCATAGTTTATTCTAGTTCTTTTTGTTTATCTTGTTCCATATAAAGAGCAACCAATTCTAATAATCTATCCATGCCTTCGAATGCTACTACAGATTGATTGTGAAAGATGTCTATCAATTCGCAATGAGCATTACTATCTTCCTTAATTCCTAAACCCTCGAGAACTTTCTTTTCAATCTCATCAACAACTTTATAATGTTCCATGATACATTTTCTTGCATCTAGGATGATCTGCTTCTGCTGTTTAGTTAATTTGTGGCTCATATACTGATGCTTTGAACGTGTCTAGTTCACTTTTAGGGTCTGCTGATGTGAGCAGTTTGTATGCTAGGTCGTATACAGTTTCACTGTTTTCGATACCGTTTGTAAGGTCTCTGAGAACTCCACTAAACCTGTCCATGGTTTTAATCTCAGATCGAATGTTTACCAACTCTTCCTTACCTTCGGCATCAGAGCGTACTCTGGTCATCTTTACATGACCGATGTCGTAGAGGAAGTTTAGTTTACCCTCAATCTCAACTCCGTTGTACAGCTTCACAAGAAGCACAGGCTTACTACGGCCTGTGTCGCCCAACTTATAGATGTCATACCTACAGGTGCGGGCAGTCTCTTCAAGGTTGTCTGGGGTAACGTTGAGGGTTACATACTGGCGAGGCAAGTCATACTTGATTGTCTTCAGCTTTTCACCATCATAGTAGTACAAGCCAGGTTTTTCTGTTTCGTTGGCTGCGGTTACACCAAGACTGCCACAATAGCCCACGAATAGCTCTTTATCGCAGGCTATGTCATGATAGCGCATTTCTCGACGAATATGAATATCGCCAAGAAACACACCCTGCATCGAGCCGCAGTGATTGCCTAGATCTAGATCTTTTAACGAGATCTTTTTCTTCTCGTCGCAGAACGGCCAGAGTTCAGGGATTTGCTGATGCATGAATAGGAACTCGACCGTGTCTTTATCGCGTTTGTTTAATTCATGGTTGAGCAGTTCGACTACATCCTGCGGATTGTCGCTATAGTCCACACCAGCAAACTCAGCCACGGTGTTGATATCCTCAAACCCACATACCTGCTCCCAGGTACTGCCATAGACAGGCTTGCTATGGTCGCCAGCAATTGCTACAGGCTTTACGTTGTGTTTTTTTAATCGCTCTAGCTCACCTGTGACGAATCTAATCGTATCGCTGCTAGGCTTATTGTTGTCGAACAAGTCACCTACACTCACAAGATAATCAACTTCTCGCTCGATAGCAGTGTCGATTACAAGGCTGAATAGGGTTCTGTTGTCTTTCTCGAGTTCTGGAATATTGTATAGTTTGCTTTCCAGATGCTGATCGCTGAATGCAATAAATGTCATATTATTCTTCTTTCCAATTATCAAATGTTCTCAACATAGCTTCTGCTCTTTGTCTTGCTGTAGCAAAGAAAGCTGAACAGCCGCCTCCTATGTATCTTGTTGGATAGTCTTCACGATCAATAATAGAGCAAAGTTCATTAGTGAATCTCATTTTCTTTTCGTCAGTCAGCTTAGGCCAAAGTTCTTCAAATGTATAAGCGTCTTCCCAGTATTTAGGAAGCAAACGAAGTCTACCTTGTTCATCCAAACCATAGGAACCCCTATAGTCTGTACTTATTTGAATATCTGTCCAGCCATACAATTCGGCTAGCGCAATATTGATTTTGTGTTCTTCAGCCATAAGGTTATCACATCCATGTCTCCTTTTAATTGGATTAACTCTTCTTCTAAATTTTCTGCTTTGATCTGAGCTTTGTCTAGTTCTTTGGAAAGTAGATGTATTTGATTCACAAAATCATCATACTCAACTTTAAACTTATCTTCCATGATAGAAGCGACGATGTGCACATATTCGGGCAGCTCAAAGTAAGGACGGTAGCCCGACTCCTCATTAACTTCTTTAACTTTTTTGAGAACTTCTTCTTCTAGTTTGTCTCGGTCAAATTTCATATCAATATGCACTTAGTTGATCTCCGATATACCATACTGCCGCCGAGAACTTGTTGTCGTCAAATTTACCGTCAGCGGTATCATACGTGTCGGTTTCGTGATCTCTGCAGTGATCTTCGATTGCGATTGCAATACTGTCTGCGATGGTGCCAAGCACTCTCTTTTGCTCGTCTGTTAGTTTATAGTTTGAGTGTCCCATATTACAGTTCTTTGCTAACATTATTTCTAGTCAAGGTATCAAGAAGGCTCACAAGAATAGGTCTCTGCCACTCATCAATATGTAGGTTCTTGTTTAAGCGATTTTTAAACCAGCTGAGAAATTCTTGGTTAATTCCCATATTAAATTTCATTTCTTACTACACTATTAAAGTTATACTCAATATCAACTTCCATCAACTGCCAATCTTCTCTGTTCTCTAATTTAGTTTTAGAGAAATCTTCTTCAATAATATTCCTAACACAATACAATACAGATTTGTCAAATGCGTCATAGAGCGAATGCCCGTATCCGTATCTTTCATAGTATATTTTAATGCTGGGGTTAAAGATTAACCATCTATGAGTCTTCTTATTTTGATAAGCAGTGTATTTTTCTTTCATACTCCGTAATTACTTTATCGCTGAGTTCGAAGGCGGTTGCCACGCCCTGCAGGTGGTCCAACCACAGATCGCACTTAATTCTGTCGTGTATATTCTGTAATTTTGAAATAAGTTTATTGTGCTTGGTTGAAATTCCAACATCTAATCTATCGAGCATGTCAGCCCATGGACATCCTTCCATCAGCTCGTTGTTATACTCGTCATCACCGATAAGACAACCTGCAGCGCATTTGAGTCCATTATCTCCTCTATACATGCAAGTACCATTGAGTATCGACAGTTCGTCCTGCGTTAACATATGCTCGGCAACCTGATCAAATACTTCCTGAGCGGTTGCTTGTTCCAGTGTTTTTAGTGTTATTCTAGTCTTCATTAAGGTTATTTTTCTGAAGGACGAGGTTTAGGATTACCGAAGTTCACTTCTCTTTCTGGTCCACAAGCATCAAACAAAGGCCATAACTCCTTGACTTCTATATGTTTGTAGTAAGCCCCTTGAGGTCGCATTTTCCGTTTCTTTGCACAGTACAATTGAGACGCATAAACTTCACCAAATTGTCCTGCCACTTGACAATCTTTAATACATTGCTCTAGCAAATCTACATCTTCTTGACTAGTAATACTTTCAAGATCTGCATATCCCCAAGCAAAAACATCACTACACATGATAAGAAAACGAAGATCTTTGTTCCAATAAAGATCTTCTCGGAAATCATACTCTGCTGCTAGTTTTAGTAGGTTAATTTTATATTCTTCCATAAATTAATAAGATGATAACTTATCTCCAATATACCACACCATTGCAGTAAACTTGTTATTGTCGAATTCACGACCATCGTATGGATCTAATATTTCATGATGAGCGCAATGATCTTCTATATCACTTTCAAGTACTTTTGCAATTCTATCAAGCAATACTTTTTGTTCGTCTGTTAGTTTTATTGTTGGTTCCATATTATCTACTATATACTGTCAATTAATTGTCTTTAAAAAAGCTTCTGCTCTTTGTTTAGCTGTCGAGTGAATTAGTCCCCAGTACCAAACTGCTTGATTTAAGTTGCATGCGTATGCATGCGTATGTTTTTCTTTCAAGTTCTTCTCTGCCTCATGCATTGCATTTAAACAACCCGTATAATCTGGACAAGGTGCTTCATACTTACGATTTGGAGGTTTACCATATGCAGTTTCAAATACAGTGCCTCCGCCAGCACCTTTGATCGTTAATCTACATTCCGTCCATCCACAGTATTCTGCAATAGCTTTATTGATTTCTTGATCTGTCATATTAGTCAATGTAAGCGTACTTCTTTACAACCTCACGAGCAAGAAACTTTGATCCAAATTGGTGTCCAGTGTTCGCCTGTAAATGGTTGAACATTTACTTCGTCTCCCTTTCGGATTGTTTCGCCAATGTTTAAAAATCTCATTTTATTTTTCTGTGATATATTTGAACACGCTATAGCCTAGCTCGTCTGATGCGTAGTAGGCTACTCCAGCTTTAATAGCCTTTCTCTGCTCCGCTATGTGCTGTGTCCATGCACCCAAAAATATAAGCATAGCGGTAAGTATAACCACTATAATTGATTCTTTCATTATGGGATTATCCCTTCTGCTAGGATTGCATCTTTCCAGGCTTTAACAACTGTGTAAATGTCTACACCTAATCTTTGTGATGCAAATCTTAATATTCGTAGATTGGGCCATGCAAACGAACGAACATCTAGAATGTCGTTTAGAGCCTGCTCGGGTGTCTTTCCCTGCATTACCCAGGCGATTATGCCAATGGCTGTACTTCGACTGATACCAGCAAAGCAATTGACTCCGAGATTGTACTCGTGAGGAGTAGCAACAAAAGGCTCCAGAAAAGAAATGATGTTGTTGACATGTCGTTCTCCTGGTCCTTGTTCTTCGATATTTTTTTGTATGTGGGGGCTACCATCTTCTTCGCTCCAGTCTCTAAATATTTGATAGAAATGCTTCATTCCTATCTTACCAAAGCGCAGGCACAGTTTTTTGACGGTCTGCTCGTCCTCGGGGTCGACAGCGGAAATCCAGAGATTCTGCGCTACCCCAGCTTTAAAAGGCAGATCTTTTGCCTCACTCAGTGTCGTAATCTTTATTGATTTAATCATATGTCCAACTTTCTAGGTTGTTCGGCGAGCGCGCAAGGCGCAGCCTTTTCCTTCTTCTTGGGTTTTGGTGCAGTACTTGCAAAAATACTAGCCAATGCAGGTATGTCGATGTTGTCGCCGTCATCAGGGAAACCATAGCCGTCCTTGCATTTTCCGGCCACAATAGCCTCAAACATCGTCTCTGCAAACTCGATGTGCTCTGTCTTCATTCTGTGTCGCCGAGTAAGCACTTCTTGTGCTCTGCGTCCATAGTGGGCGTACACATGAAACATGCCTTCGTCTTCCAGAATTTCGACGATATAAACCTTATCCTGATCTTGATGATGTAAAATCTCTAGATTTGCTCTGATCATAAATAAAAAGGGTGCCCACCAAATTACTAGTGGGCACCCTGTAGTATGTGATGCTTAATTCACCGCAGGCATACTCAACGTATGCAATTTAGCCAGTTTCTCCAGTCCAGCTTGCCATGTCTCAGGCTTTGTGTGGTCGTGAAGATATTGCAAGTCGCCTACGAGTAGCTTGTGTGTGGCTGGAACTCTGGCTGTATCTACCAGTCCGTGCCAGGCCCGACCTTCAAACTCTTCTAGGTACTCCGCATCTGCAATCAAACAGCCCGCTGCACACTTTAATCCCCCATCTGCCCGGTATGAGCACACATCGTTACCGTCTACGGCCTTCTTTTTCTGCTCTAGTAGATGGGTTACCACCTGGTCAAATACCTCTTGCGCTGAGGCTTCCTGTAGTGTTGCTAGTGTAATTTTCATGTCTTTATACTGGCTTCGTTGCAAACTCTGCCTCTATCTTCTTGTTAAGATATTCACGCTCGGCTTCGATTACTTTACTGCGAATTGAGTTAGCTGCGATCACATTGCCCTCGAGATCTGTAGCTACCCAACATTGCAGGCCTTCATCGAAGTCAACATGTGAAACACGCTGAACTTTCTTAGGCCCTAGTGACGTAAGCTTGTCTAGCAGATTGTCTGCAAGACCGCTAATATTTCCTTCTTTGCTGATGTATATTACAGATGCCATTTTATTTTAGTGAGTTGACCGTTCTCTATTGTCGAGCTCAACTGGTTTGTTGATCTCGTCTGTGAGTACTCTAGTGCTTTCGTCAGCATTACCCAGAGCCCGTTCAAGGTTCCTTGTAACTTCCAAACACGAGGAACCGTAGCCTTCAACTTTTTCAACAAGTACATTTCCTTCCTTGTCGATTTTAAACGTCATTTTCTTAGACATATAGCATTGATTCTTTCAAGAAGCGTCCTGTGCTGTCGTATGCGAATTTGATACGCACTGTGTGTGATTTCTCTCTAGGACACTGCACAATGTATGTTACCACCGCGGTAGCTGTATTATTGTCTTCTTCAGAAGGCACGATCTGATGATATGGGATGTGCATTTCCCATCGCATAGGTTTTTCACCTGACGGCGTTTCACAGTCTCGCGCTAATGTTTCTTTAATCGAACGAGCCAATTTTGATTTGAGACCATCGAAGTCTTTGTTAAGTAAGATTGCCATATTATTATTCCGCTACTACCACTAATTCACCTGACGCTAGTTCTGAGACTTTATAAGATAAGTCCTCATACTTTAGCTGTTTTTGCAGCTCGCTTAGAGCATACCCTTGCTTGATGTCTTTTAGATTACTACCAAGCTGCTGTCCGATGCTGCGATCAAAGAAATCGCAAACAAAGTAGGTCGTCCCGTCAGAGTCAACATTGACACCGACATCATAACCTCCAGGCGTTGGATTTTTAGCTACGTACTGGTGCACCTCATTTCGTCGAGGATCACTAGGATACGTATTGCATTTCTCATTCTCTACAATCTTCCAACCACGCTGCTCGAACTGGGCTAGTAGATTTGAGATGTTAGTGAACGCTGTTTTGATATTTACTGCGTGACTCATAGTATTGTTATTTTGTCGTAGGTGCCTGCAAGCTGAAGTTTGAGTTCGACTACTTCTTTTGTGTCGAACGTAGTCTCCACAAGCTTTGCAAAGTCATTGTAGGTCATCTTGGTTACGTCTTGCACGTTATCTTTTATCAGCATGATTTCAATTTCTGTCTCAGATATGTGAACAATGTCGCCGTTTGCCACCTCGATGTATGGCAATACGATTTCATAGCTGTCTCCTCTGAATTTTACAGAGAGTGTGTCATAGCGTGGAGGCTCTGCAAGTAGACTGTCTTCTTCGTCGTTGTTGTACATTTAGATTTCTAGTTTACGGAAATATTCTCCAGATACGTTTGCTACGTCGGAGAGGCTCTTAGCCTGATCAACTACAGATGATAGGTGCTGCCGGAGCAGTCCCAACGCATCCTTGTCTTTGTCGAAATTATGTTCACCGTTGAGCATTTTCTCGACTTTAGCTAGTTCTGTTTCGATAGCTTTGTCATCCACAAAGTTCATATCTCTGAACTCTTGAATTTGCTTTAGCAATGTCTTAATGTTGGTTTCAGACACTACCTCACGCTTGTTGATCTTATTCAAGGCTACCGAGCAGTGCTCTACAACTTTAGAGCGAAGCGTGTTTGTCACCTCGCCCACAAAGTCATGAATCTTGCTCATGTGTGTATCGAGCTGCTTCTTGTACTCTTCCTTGTGCGCAGTCAATGCTTCTTGTTTCACCACAGCCACAGCTTGTTCACGATCGATCTCACCCTGCAGATCAATTTCTTTAAACTCTGACGGCAGGGCAATCTCAAAGGACACAATATCAAAATGAAACTTCTTCTTGAGATTTGCTACACTGGGATAGTAGCTTTCAAGATTCTCAATATTGACAGTGTCTGTGTGTCCTTTGTAGTACTCAAGAGCCTCAGCTTTATAGTCTTCATATTTTTCAATAAACTCGTCCACCATCTGCGTGTACTCTGCCTTCATCTCAGTCAATTTAGTGAACACCTCGATATACTTTGTCTTCGGCACAAAGTGCGCCTGGTTGACTAGAGGAAAATCAAACGAATTGCTGTATAGATACTTCCTAGCCTTTTGCTCAAAGGTCTTGAACTTGTTGTATACTGCTGGCTTGATTAGCATTTTCTTCCCGAGCTTGATCGTCTCGGGTAGTTGCTTGTCAAGCTTGATGTCCTCTTCGGTGAGGTTGTAACTCATTCCCCACATGCCGATGTGAATTAGTGTAAGTCTTCCGTCCTGAAATACTTTGTCATAGTAGTTTTGGAGGGTTTCCGTAATTTTGTACTCGTTACTCATATTATTCTTCGTTACCAATTGCAATACTTAGCTTGCGCATTGTTTTCTGGACATCCGCCACAGGATCTCCTTTACTCGTAACCATCACAAGCTTACCTTGTGCCTGTTTACGCATCATTTTTAGGTCTTCTTCATGGCTCACTGCAAACGGAATAAATTCCGCTAATACTTCCATGACATGACTGTCTGTTACTTCTTCTTTGTTATCAAACGCCTTGTACAAGGCATCCTTGAACACTTCTTCGATTTCTGCACCAGTGAAGTTTTCAGCTCCGTTAACAAGTGTCTTCAGGCTGAAGTTCAATGGATCGCGCCCATACTTTTTGATCACCACATTAAAGATCTCTCGACGCTCTTCGGCTGTAGGAAGGTCTACCCAGAACAGCTGGTCGAAGCGCCCCTTACGAATCAACGCTGGAGGCAATAGTGTGTGATTGTTTGTGGTTGCTACAATGAATGCTGGATTCTTGCGGTCATTTAGCCAAGTAAGAAAAGTGCCAAAGATCCTTGAGCTTACGCCTGAGTCTCCGCCACCGCTTACTGCGTTGTTACTCAACGACTTCTCAATTTCATCGATCAAAATGACACACTTACCAATACTCTCAACCGTCTTGATCATCTCACGCATATTCTTCTCGCTGTTACCTACCAGTGAGTCAAACATACTACCGATATCCAATGCAAACAAAGGACAATCAAATTCCTTTGCGATTGCTTTACAAATAAGGCTTTTCAGTATTGTTATCCTATGGGCTTTTTATCCCATAGTTCTATATCTTACTATTCGATATAGCTCAGCATATCTTTTCATCCACTTGGGATGTTGAGGCCTCTTGGGAAGATTATATCTTTTCACTTCCTATGCGTTGCGGCTGGTGCAGCTTTGCTACACCTTCACCTCTGATTAGCATTTCAGCCTTCCAGATTTTTTCCTCAATTATCAGCAACAGATTGCTCTATTGCGCGGCAAATTGTTTTTTTATAAAAGCCATCAAAAATATCCTTTTTTCTCTCAAGAAAGACGGTCGCGTCTTTATACATATAGTCATATAATCCTTCAACACTAGCGTTTCCCCCCTTCTGAAGAACACAAGATTTTTGCTTCGCCCTTTGCGAAACACCCACCGCAGTGTAATTTGAAATGTTGTCGCAAAACACTGCCTGTATACCTCTTAGCATAGCTTCAGTTCCTTCAAAACTACAACGAATTTGAGGTTCTTTATCATTATAGGTATATACACCTACACTACCATCACCGTCAAAATAACCACGGATAAAATGGTTGTGTAGGTTGTGTGGCACTTGTTCTTTTGTTGGGAACGATAGCGTCAATGATTTTCTAGGAGGACAACCTAAGGCAATTAGCTGTGAGTATATGCACTGATTCGATAAGCTAATCCGTACAGCTTGATATACTTTACCTTTAGTTTTAATTTCTTTATATGCTATAGGTAAAGTCGTACATACTAAATCCCTCAGTTTTACCATATGTGCAATGTCTGTAGACTTTAAAGATAACTCTACTTGAGGTTTTTTTAAGTCTAGGGAGCCGTCGGCATATAGAAAACCTAACCAGTAAGCACTTGCTTCGCTTCGGATCTCATTAAAAAGCTCGCTGTTATAGTCATGCTTTTGATTATTCTGTACAATAGTTATTCCGGATGCCTTGAGCGCTCTTGCCAATGCATGCCTTTCAAACCCGTACTTATCTTGCAGCTTGGTTAATGAATTGCCTGCTAAATAGTCTTTCTTAAGTTCTTCTATATTGGATATTCTTTTAGCCATACCTAAGTATAGCTTAGCTTTTGCAAATTACAACAAAATATTACCGGTACCAGGAACACTTGCCAACAGCATACCTTTAGGCATTGGTAGATTATATTCCCTAGCTTCTTTGGAATAACCATCTTTACGGGCCGTGAGCCACTTCTTCAATCCTTGCATACCGCCAACATTATCAAACGATACGTTAGGCTCCATATATGTAAGCAGTCCGCCTTTTTTAAGTTGAGCGATCTTTTCCTGGAACACTGCATTCACGAACTCTTGATTGAATTCTTTAGCAGTGATGATGCCTAGCGAGAAAGCGTTCTCAACCTCGCAGTGAGTCATGCCTTTTGCAGCCTCTACAGCCGCTTCCGCAACGCTCTCAGTTAATAGTAATTCAGGCTTTTCTGCGGCAGCGCGGCCACCATTAACAGAACCTACAATATAGTCCAAGCGCTCACGAACAGCTTCGGAGTCAGGTAGGCTATAGTCTAGTAATTGAATCTCCTTTATTAGCTCCCCAGGCACATTGAATTTATGCCCTACAAACACAACCATATTATTCAAACTTTTCAACCAATTCCAAGCATTCCTGAGAAGTCGGATATTGATCACCTTGTCAAAGTGAAGATGAAAATCTTTTAGAATAAAGATGTTGTTCTCTTGTCGATACCTGGACAGATACTCTAATAGATCTGTGGAGGTTGCTGTGCTTGCTGGGTGTGGAGTGTCGTTAACCCCTGCATGATGCTGCAAGCCTCGTTGAGCGTCCCAAACATGCACAGAGACTCGTGGGTGCGTGGATACCATACTTGTGACCTCTTGAGTGAGTCGGCTTTCTTCGTGGGTAAGAACGAAAAGACCAGGATATGAGGCTTTGTGATAGTTTGCTAGTTTATTAATGAAGTTCATGATTTTGTGTGGATGCTATGAAGTTATTTTTCTTGATCTGCTTTGATAGTTCGCATTCTTGGACGTTAAAGAAGCCCAGAATGTCTGATATCATCGAGTGATGTATCGTTATGCCAGCTCTGCTTGCTCTGGCTCTGTAATATTGCACCTGAGACGGGTGCATATTCTTTTCTATCCAGCGTACTGCAGTAAGCAATACGTGCTCTGCTGGAGGTGGCGGTTTTACCTCCTCCGGCTTTTTTGCTTGCGGACTTTTTTCAGTCCTAGCCGCTTTAGGTTTGTTCTTAGCTCCTTTTGGTCTGCCTCTGTGCTTGATCACAATGGCGGCTGCTGGAGCTGCGGGCGACTTAGGTTTGTTTTTTGCTCCCTTTGGCCGGCCCCTACTTTTAATCTGCTGAATGCTAGTCTTCAGGGTACTCTGCTTCGTCCTCGGTACGGCTGTTTTCAAGCCCCTTTTTTCTAATTTTCCTGTCATGTGATTTTGCTACATCGGTGTAATACCGGCCCTCGAATTCAACTTTTTCGACGCGTTCGTAGCGTTTGCTTTTATCTCTAACTTGATATTTGCGAATGGTCTTACTCATGATAGGACCATTATAGCACTAACGTTTCGGCTTGTAGACCCTATAATGCTTTTTTATCTTGCTGTTATCTCCACTATAAAAGATACTGGCTAGAGCATCTAGTGAGCCTGCGAAAAAGTCGAACAGCGCATTCGGCGCGGTTTGGTTGATTTCTTTGTTATTTTTTTTCCTGTTGCGATAATGACTACCCATAATAAAATTACAGACACTATTGAGAAACTGCTTCGGAAAAATAATCCGAAGTCTGCGTTTCTTGCTCGACAGCTTATTTTCTCGGTACTGCCTCCCTCTCATTTTGTCGAGAACTACTTGTATGATAATGAAGGGCGGCTGCAAAAATTGGATGCTTTCCCGATGCTAAAGCATATTTATGATAATATGCCTCAGAAGTTGTTACTTAAATGCAGTCGTAAAACTCTAAAGAGTACACTGATTAGTAACATTATTTGTCTTAATTTGATTAGATGGAATTATTTTAAAATGATGTACGTCGGGCCCCAGGAGCTAACTACTAAGTATTTCTCAAGTAATTATATTCCTCCCAGGTTTGAGAGCCCAAAGATTAAAAATTTGTTGGTAAAAGGATGGTTTAAAAATGATGTGTTTGAAAAGATTTTGGATGATACGCATAGTAGTGTGTTGTTTAGATATGTAAGTGATGATGCTACAAGAACTCGTGGTCCGGCTATTGATGAGGTCGTGTACGACGAAATTCAAAACATTGAATATGATCAAATACCGATCATTCAAGAAACGATGGCGATGAGTCCATACAAACGAGAAATATTTGCAGGAACCCCACTGGATTCTACAAATACAATTCAGAGAATATGGAACTCAAGCAATCAACTTGAATGGATGATGAAGTGCACAGGATGCAATCATTGGAATTCTTTAACGGAAGGTAATGATCCATTAAAGATGATTCAGCCTCACGGGTTTAGTTGCAGTAAGTGTAGTAAGATTATAAGTTCTAGAGATGGTGAATGGGTGAGTATGAATCCTAGCAATTCTTTGTTAACTGGCTATCATCTTGCTCAACCCTTGTTGCCTCATTTCAACGAAGACCCCAAAGAATGGAAGGAAATCTATGAAAAGGTGCATAGCGGTAAAAACGAGATGCGCGTGATCATGAATGAAACTTTCGGCCTCACATATGATATAGGATCAAAACCAATCGCGAAAGAGGAGCTACTTAAGCTCTGCGTGCTAGGTCCACAATTTGAGGCTGGTAACGAAAACAACTTAACTATTTTAAATAAAAATAAAAGCGATTATCGTGTTTATACTATGGGGGTCGACTGGGGGGTTAGTATGGCACAATCTCGTACAGTTGCGACCATGGGGGCAGTTCGTTCTGATGGAGTATTTGAGGTTTTTTTCGCTAAAGTATATCGAGGGTTTGATCATGAGGCACACATCAGAGACATTGCTGACCGGGCTAATGGTGTAGGTGCCTTTTGTGTTAGTGACTCAGGTCCTGACCCTATACGAGGAATCAAGCTATGTGAACTCACAAGTCCTCAGAGATCTCAATTAGCTGCCTATAGACGCAGTAAGGTTGTGCAGTATTTTGACTCGGGCAAATACGACTGGAGACAGAACCGCTGGGTGCTGCACAGATCAGACGTTATATCACTAGTTATTCGCCAGCTTAAAGCAGGCAAAATACTATTCCCACAATGGGATGATGTGTCTGACTATATGCAAGACATTATGAACGTATTTATCGAAGTCCGGGACGGTCTGTATGGTCAAGAACTAGTCTACGACCATCACCCCAAACAGCCAGATGATGCTATGCACAGCCTTGTATTTTCACTATGCGCGGCATATATGGCTATTGGGGATGCTGGTCTCACCGGCCCAAGCTCGTCGTCGAACGATATGTTCCTTAACGGCTAGGCCCCAAAGCCCACCCGACGCACTACAGGTGCAACGTAGCCTGTATCTACTTCCATATTGTAGATGTCTGCTAGTGTACTGTCTTCTGTTACTTTGCTGCTGTCTGCACCAATGGACTCTGCCAGACGTTTGGATTGTTCTACCGTGAGCTTTTTGAACTCATAGCTATGCCGCAATCTACCCTTACGCAACAACGCAGCATCGAGCTTTTCCTTTTCTACGTTAAAGGTAGCGACGACACTGATGTTTAGTGCATTACCGATGAAGCCGTCTGTGAGATTCAGAATCGTGGATACAACGTCTGAGTTCTCAGATGTCTCTCTGGACAATAATGCTTTCTCGGCATCTTCAATCACAAGAATAATATCCTTGTTTTCCATAAGCAGAGGAATCATGTCTGGGCTTACCAACTGATTAATCATACCCACAGGGATATAGGCAATCTTTCTTTTTACCTCACCAGACAACAGATGCTTCACATAAGAGGACTTGCCTGTGCCTGGAGGGCCATGGAATAGGTACAAGCCAGACTTATCGTTATTCAGACTATTCACAATCTTCTCATGCAGCTCTGGGAAACTTTCCCCATAGTTTAACTCAAGATTCATAGAAACCTCAGGCATGGGTAGCGCAGTGAATGCTAGGTCACCATAACTGTTGGCGAGCATATATATCTTTGCCTTATCTTTAAGCTTATGCTGCTCAAGCAAGTCGATGATTACCTTTGTATGCTCTTTATCACGACATGCCACACGCACACCCACAGTAAGGTCTTGTAGAGCCTTTTCCTTGTCTGATAGTACCGGTCCTCCGTGCATGATTATGGTATTGTCGTAGAATAATCTATGCCCATCTTGGGTTTTATAGGCTATGTTCAGGAAAATACCCTCGTATATTGTATCGTCTTTACCTATCCATACACCTTCCTCTAATAGCCTGTCTCCCACTTTATTTAGTGTAGAGCAGAACAATTCAAAGTTTTCCTCAATAGGTGCCAGACAAGTCATCTCGAACTCATCAGAAAAACTAAGCATTGTTGGAAGAACGCCATGAATATGGTTGTATACATACTCTAGTCTCTTTGAATGTGAGTCTCCAGGCTTTGCATAAAAGCTGTTGCCTATAGTTTCACGATTGTTTAATTTGTGCATTGTTTTAAATATGCTTCTACTATTTTGATTTTTTCATCGAAGATCTCTTGAAGAGCTTCGTTCTTTTCTGTATCGCTACCATCACGCTCCCGCATAATTGCTTCTGGGAATAATGTTGGAGGTTTATGCATTCCATAGTCGTGGAATATTTGACCAGCGTACACTCTAACTTCGGGAGAAAAGTCTAAAGATTCACCACGAATCAAATATGCCTCTGTGAGTCCCAGTATCAGCTCCTCAGCTTCTAATGGGTCTAACTCTTCCAGGTGAGCATGCTGATGATTGAACAAATGGTTGAACGTCTCAAACACACTTATGAAATTCTCATAGGTGTCTGTTGTGAGAAGTGTGATTGCTGCCTGCAGCTTATCTGATTGCGTGTCTGATAGTTCGCAATCAAAATCACGCTGCAGTTCAGCTTTCAAAACCAAAGGTTCCCACTCAAAGCATTCGTTACCGTATTCCTTGATCGTTAATCGAAGGAGTGCGATGGCTGGTGATTTGTCGTCGGATAGTATTTCTTTTTTAGTCTTCATCCTTTAATTATAGTTTGTTATGACCCCTAGGTCTACCTGGAATATCCCTGCTACACCAGCACCCCATCCTTGAAGAATTGGGCGGCTACCGCCTCATATGCAGTGTTAATAGTAGGCATCCATGTCATGACGTGTTCGATCGGTATACTATCTTCTGCTCTAGTTCGATAGTCCACACCAAATGGTGGTTTTAACGTTACTCGGGGTTTTCTTGATATCGTGTGCGGTGAGGTATGCGCCCATTGGGTTTCATCTATTATCTGCTCTTCCAACGGCTGCACGATCTTGATCGAGCTGAATTCTAGTGATGGTCTGTATAGTGCTAATATAGGATTTGTTGCCGTGATCCGATAATCATTTCTGTCAACAACGGTCCGGGGTTCGTCATCAAAGTATCTTCTCAAAATAAAAAAATTAAATTCAAAACGCTTCAGATATTGTCTTGTGTATCTTACCAAATTACTAACATTGACGATTACAGGTTTTCCTGTACGCATCGCCTCGTTATACATCGTTGTTTGATTGTGATGTCCATGCGGCTCGATTCCGCGTTTCTTTAGGTATTTACTTTCTTGCCAGAGTAGGTGTACGTCGTCTTTCGTAAACATAAAAAAAGCCCGGAGGATTAGTCCGGGCTTGTTAAGTTAATATTATAGCTAGTTTATATGTCCTGGTGCGACGTTTCCGCAGTTTCTACAGCTACAGGAATTGATGTGGATGTTTCTTCGTGGGGTGTAACCGGTACAGAAAGATGCTCCATCTCTAGCAGCTTTTCATGCATAGCTAGTGTGGCGTTCAACAATTCTGTAATCTGCTCTTCACTAGCACCATATCTTTTAGAACTGGCTTTAAATGCTGCAACATATTGAGGATCCGGATTTGGCATATATGATTAGTTAATTGGTCGAAGTCCTGTAATTTCTTCAAGAAGCTTTACATCGCTTCTTGGCATTGTAGGAAGAATGTCTGCGATCTTCTCTGGGCTCGAGGGGTCAATTCCACAATCGCCGAATGCTTCTTCATACTGATCTTTGCTGATCTTTGTGAGATCGTCCAGCTTATACTTATCACCATGAACCTCGACGTAGCTCAAATCTGATGCAATCTTAGTGATCTGTTCTGTGAAGATACGATCCACAGGGTCTCCAAGAATCTGTGCAACTTTTACATTGTCGTAAAGACCTTCCATGTTCTCGATGTCGAAAAGCACTTCAGCGACCTTCATCACTTCTTTCAGGTCTGTCATGTTGCTGAGGTCTTTGCTTATGCTTTCATAAACCTTCTTATGGGCTTCTTTAGTGAGCTTTGTGCTTCTACGCCAAATTTCGTTAGACAGATTGGTGAGGTCAGGATAATACATCCCAGCATACTTCAAAAGCAGCTCAGGCAAATCATCAACTCCTAGTTCTCCGGCTGCCTTGACAAAGTTTTCAGCAGATTTAACCCTGATGTCGAACGGGAATTTGCTGATGTTCTTGGTGAATGCTTCGGCAGACTCAGAAAGATCTTGCGCAGTCTTTACAGGATAAAGCTGCACAGGGACACTCATACCAGAAACATTAAAATCTACCATGTAGTTTTCCACATAGTCAGATGCTTGCTTCTCATTAAAGCTGCGATTGTAATCTACCAAATCTTCAGAGATTTCAAAGATCTCAGCAGCCTTTTCAATGTTGCTTTGTAGTTGACCTGCATAGTCTTCTCCGTATAGTTTAACTATATCAGCGCGCTTATTCATGAAGTAAGCGTTACTCACATAAACTCTAGATGGACTATTAATGGGATATATCATCCGCTCACTATCAGCAAAAGCCGTTTTAGGTAGCTTCCGAAGCTCGACGCTGTCGTCTACCTCTGCAGTCTTAACGTACTCAGGTAAGTCTACATGGGCTGTGATGTTGTATAGTTCTTTGCCTGAATAGTCTGTGCTTGCATCAAAGTTGTAAATACTCATAATTAATTTTATTATACTATGTTGTTAAATTCTTTCAATTCAAAAATAAACCTACCTAGTGTTGTGTCTAAACTAGGTGGAAGTTCGGCCGATTTTGATTTCGTTCGTGTGCCTATGTTTGGTTGGTATGCTCGTTCCAAGACCAGTGATTTTGTTGGAAACATATTCGATTTTTTTCCTATAGGTGATTGGAGCAGATTGTATCGAATAATATGCAGAGACTTCAGTGATTGTTTTGACTTCAGTTTACCCTATAGTGAGTATGCTGAAAAGAATCTTTTTAAAGATCAGACCAGAATAATGCAGTATCAGGCCTTGTGGTTGATGAGTGCTCAGGAAGCGCAGACCAGCCGGGCGAGATACCATGATAAAGTTTTGTATTTTAGAGACATCTTGAACGATATGGGTATGCCTGAGCTGCTGAACAATAAGATTGGCTATATCACTGAAAAAGTTCTAAAAGCTTTTCCTAACTTGTCTTTGGATCGAAAGTATAAATACAAAAAGACTATAGTTATACCCTCGTTCTGTTCACCCAAGCATATTTGCTCTTTAGAGCTCGCCAAGCTAAACGATATGAATGAGCGTGAAACATTGTTTCTAAACTGTGAATATGGCTGGTATGGTAAATCCGGCGTTGAGATCGTTCGTAATATTGAAGAGCTTAAAATAAAGCAGGGCAATACATGGAACTATAAAAACGACTACTGGAACAACACACCGGTCAAATTATCCACTATGCTTACTACAGAACAGCTAATCAAAATCTGGAGTGAGAACAATCATTCTTTATTTACTGAAGATCTTACCGAGTTGCTTATAGGCAAACAAGGAAATGATGATTTGCGAAACCATCTACAAATGCTCAACTACAGCCAAGTATTAGAACTTGAAAAACTGAGTGGGCAAAAACTGATGGACAGCTGGATGAAAAGCCGAGAACAGCAATTTACTGTGCAAGGCAGAACATATATTAAAAGAGACAAAGCCTATTTCCTTGTAGGTAAACGTGAAGAAGAACAACTCACAAACTTCACATTAGATATTAAAGAGATACGTAAAAAAAATGAGGATGAGTTTGTTTGGTGCGGCATGGTCTATTTTGAAGAGCATGCTGTACCGTTTGAGATGGAGGATAGATATTTTGTGAGTTGTTTTCTGTTTGCTAAAGGCATACGAAAGATGTTTCTTAATCTAGGTATAGGTATACCGTTCATAAATGAGAAGTACATTAGACAACTAATGACTATGATTCAGCTCACCTGCCACAACGTAAAAATCGTTGCACAGGCACCAGCTAAAGAAAATGAGGTCTAGAAAAACCCCAACTACCTCACAAATATAGTGAAGTAGTTGGGGCAACCCTAACCCAAATAATAAATAATTATATGAATTGCATCACCTGCACCACAAAGTTAAAGACCAGAGATCAAAAAAAGTTTTGTAGTAGGCGCTGTGCCGCTAGACACAACAATACAATTAAACCAAAAAGACGGTCAACTCGGTCTAAGATTTGTAAAGGTTGTGAAATTATCTTGTACCCGAACAAATACGGTAGACTTAATGTCTTTTGCGATGCCTGTATCGCACACAAAAAGCATCTACAAGGTAAAGATAGAAATGAAGCAACCATAGAAGAAATCGCGGCAAGAAAAGGAGCGAACCACTATGATCAAATTCGAGGTCATGCCAATAGCCTATATAAAGCAGAGAAGACCAATCCTTTGTGCCAGCGGTGCGGCTACAACAAACATATCGAGATTTGTCATATCCGCCCTATTTCTTCTTTTCCCAAAAAAACCAAACTAAAGACAGTTAACGCCAGGGAAAACATACTATTCCTGTGTCCTAACTGTCATTGGGAATTTGACCACAATCTGCTCACGTTAGGCGAGATAAATGGTAGGGGTGATGGGGATCGAACCCACTGTCGAGCGATTTAGGTTTGTGTGAGTTTCCTCACTCCCTGGACTTTGTCTTCTCCTTAGCTTGCGCCTTAGGAGGATGCCGTCAAGTCTCTACACGTTCCTCTTTCGAGGCTTCGCTCGGCGTTGCCTTAACATTTCTGTTTTAGGTTTCACCGAATTTGACATCATTCATTATATGATTTCTCGTTATAATGCACAATTTTTATGAGTCGCCTGCTTATACCATTAAGCTTCACCCCTAAAAGTGGTGGACCCGAGGGGAGTTGAACCCCTGTCCTGAACGCCTTCACTATAAACCTCTACACGTTTAGCTATGTTATTTTTATTTAGAGAAGACGGCGCCAACAAGCAGGCTACGACTTCTCGATTATCCATTATCTCGTTATGTGGAGTAGGATTCAATACTCCCACAAACCAGTCTGCTGCGTGTTACCCTGGAAAATAGCAGACAATCAATTCCAGGCACTCCTTAGGCAGCGAGGATCGCATCAGCGTCCGCGTACCCGAAGGTGGCGAGGACTGCATCAGCTTCTTCAACCGAAGGGGCGAAGTCAATGTTATTGACGACTAGCTTTGCCTAGGTGTTTTAACGAGGCCAACCAGGCTTCCTCGACGTGCAGTCTATAGTTCCAACTCTCAGTCGAAACCAGTACGGGCCCATAAAAGAAAGAATTTACGTTGCGGCAGGGTTTCTATCTTGCTACTTTCCAATTACAAGAAAACCTACTACCAGTGGGTTTGTGGTTACCGCAACGTAAAAATAGCGTCAGCAAAAGCTAATTCGCGCTATTCAAGATATTATACCATAAAAATGGCAAAAACACTGAAATTAATTTAAGTATAGTGCGGTAGGCGTATGTGCCTGTTGACCGATGGTATTTGGCGTATTAGGCCATGTTGCTTCTGCGTCACCACGAGTCAAACCTTTAGCGGTTTTAGATGCGGTCTCTGGATGTTCTGAGAAATTACTATATTCTATATTAAAGCAGTTCTGAAGTATCACATATTTTCTATCATACTTTCCTTTACCGGCACCAACACGCTCCTGTAGTAACACCTGCAGATAATATGTTCCTGCAAGCAAGCTGGCGGTAGCATTAGATGGAATCCAGATTTCATAATATCCTGATTGATTTGGTTTCGGATATACTCCATCTTCAAGAATTCCCTCCCAAGCTACGTTACCTGCTCTGCTGCTAGTTTTAACCAATACCTTAACATCAAAATCATCTGTAGAAACTGCGGATCCTTCGTGGAATAAAAAGAGGTCATATACGATATCTTCACCCTGATAGAACACATCTGGATTAGGTATGCCTTTCTCAAAAGGAATGCCTGGAATACCATCTATGGTAAGTGTGGACTCGTGCACTGACGGTGACTGACTGCGCCGTGCAATTATCTGTGATGCTTGAAGAGCTTCAAGTCCGTCAATCACAGTTTTGTACACCTGTTGACTGTCGCCTGAAGCATCAGGCATAAAAAATTGTGGCGCAGTCTCGTCAATCATATTAAACGCAAATCATTTCCAGTTTATTCAGTTCTGTGTTTCTTTTATAATAGCACAACTCAGTTAATTCTAAAATGTTTTTAATTTGTAAAAAGTCTGCGGCACCCATCGAAGACAGTATGTTTTCTGTGGTTTGCTTATTTACATCTGGGGTTGTGAAGTTTTGCTTGCCGCCACAGTTACAAGATTTCTTAGGTGCAGTGCTCAACTCCATATTATCCAGGGCTGAAAGCTTGGGCATCAGTTCAGCTAGTTTGGGATTCCCTCTAACTAAAGTTATTACTTGATTTACACTGGTAAGTACCAGTCTTCTAGGTCTATTTTGTTGCATTACGTTATAGATGGTGTGATATTGACTGGAGCGCACAAATCTGTCGACTGGAACGTTAGACCCACAAATAACGAATGAGTATTTGCGGACTCCTCTAAAGGATCTGCAAACGCACTCAACACATCACCTGTGGGTATGTTTATATTATTACCTGGGTTTAATGTAAATTTACCGTGCGTGTCTGGGGGCACACCGTTAATATACGAAACAAGCTCAGAGCAATCTAAGTACCTTGCGGGCAGGAAAGATGTACTGCAGTTCATAATCAAACCATAACTTGAGCTAATCTCCAAGTCAATCAGATTGTTTGCGATGTTTACCCTAAAATTATAGCCCTCTAAAAATTTAACATCACCAGTCAATTTGCTTACGGTAGGGTTAGGCTCAATAGGTAGTCGAGGCGCATAACCAGGAGCAACTGTCTTTTTTTCAGGTGATACGCTGATACCACTCACACCAAGCCAAGTATCATTGAATTGTACGCAAACAGTAGGTTCAGTCGATATGTCTACCACGACAAGCTGGTCGACAGGTATGCCTGAGGTTACAAGTGTTTGTGTACCGGCACCGAATACTGCAAGGCAACCGTCAGCATTCCGTACATAATAGGGATAAATCGCGTGAGCCGCATTAACAACTACAAAGGTTGTGATGATATTTTCGGCTGCGCTAAATGTCACCGTCAGGTCTCCTGAAGCATACAATAAACCTGAAAGTGACACTGGTGCAGGTAATGGTCCCAATTGCGGGTCTACGACTGTGAGGCTCACTGTAGACAATAACTGTAAATCCAATAAAAAATTGTCAGGTAAGCTATAATTCCACGTTAACGCAGTTACATTTTTACTGGCGTCCCCCAGCAAAGGGTAAGCCCTGACCTCATTTTCATTCAACCAATCTAAAACTTGTTCCATAAAATATTAAGTTACTAGTGAAGGTACGGCAAACGCTTTCGATACGCTACCCGACACAAGATCGACAGTTAAAGACTGAGAATTAAACGAAGATATTTTGATTACATCGTTTGATGCTAGATTGATATTATTGTTTAAGGGTGTAACTAGATTTATTTTTCTTAATCCTTCAGGTTTTGCGTCGTCAGCAACGGAGTGTCCTCCAACAGCATTAAATGTTACAGCGTTTAAATCCTCACTCACATTATAGAATATAGTGGAATCCTGATATGTCCTACCTAAGGTGATGTCTCCGTAGTTGCCGTCGAGAGCGTAGACGGCATCTCTTGATGGTATACCACGAACAGTGCTAACTGTAAAACTCTGATCGTATGTCAGCTTTTGTCCTATATAGTTTTCCCAAAGTACAGAGGCCCCGGATCCAAAGGTAATTGTGCCCAGATATCGATCTCCGCTAGTTGTGTATATGCGAAGACTGCGATAACCTCCATCGCGCAAATAAGCTGCCCTTAAAAACTCTATAGACGATTGCGTACCACTATCGAATGTTATCGACAGCCTAATTCTATCTAACTCTACATACGCGTAATTCAATACAGGTATAAATCCATCAAATTGTACAAATTGTGCGTCCACTATAAAGTCACGGATATCCAGCTCAACATCAAATGGGAAGCCGGACAGCGCATGTTCGCTCTGCCACGATAATGGATTATAGATAGACATATAAGGTATTAATTATTCCTCAGAAACCCAATACTGATAATACTCTGGTTTTACAAATTGCGGCCAGTAATAGTATTCGGGTTTTGTGGTAGCGTTAAAATTACTGGCCAGGCGTGCAGGTCTCGGTAATGGATAATTTGCTGAGCCTTCTGGGTGCGCCGGTAAATTAGGTTTGCTATAATATTTATTTTTAAACTCAGAAGTGTCCAACGTAAAACCTGAAACATCTACAGGAGGAAGCAGCTTGTGGCGTTGCGTACACAAGCTGTCGAGTGTGACGCCATCCGTAACAACACGAACAGTGCCGCCTGCGGTACCGGCATCTAACTCCCCAGCGACACCATAAAAGATCACAGGTTTAACACCAACAATGTATATGTTACCGTCATTAACTGGGCTCGCGACTCCTGAAGGGTGCGGCTCAACTCCGTTAATGTTTTTAATTACGGGGTTAGGGCATGTGCCTATATATGAAGACTTATCAGACAGATTAAATACTGTGTCAGGATACAATGCTGTAAACTTTGTGGATTTTGTTTGCTGATCTGTAGTTTTTGTTAACGAGGTCAACACACCGAAGTTGACGTCTCCTCTAAGCTCGTTATTCTTTTTATCTCGAATACTTTTGACTGCGGGCGGAGTATAACAAAATATTGTAGACTCTTCTAGCTCAGATTTTCCACCCATGAGAGGATTGCTGAAATTTAGAACTCTTGTTATTGCGGTTAGTGAGGTTAATGAGCCTAATGTAATAGTACCAAATACAAACCGAACAAACGGTTGAAGAGTTATAGTAGTGAAGTCGTCTGAAACTTCTCCAGAAAAAACACCAAGCAACACATCGTCCAGAACAGACGCCACAGCTATACGGGCGACAAGTTCTTTAAACATTATTTGTTTTATGTAAACCCTGTGCTTTCCGTAGATTGATGTTATGGAGCAATTGACTACCAGATCGTCAGGAACAACATACCCATCAGTGGAAACAAAGTCACTTCCTTGTTTCAGTGGATACTTTCTATACTGATTTTTATTATTAGGATGTAGTGCGATAATCGCCATAAGTCAAATTATAGCATCGTGCAGTTCCAGGTCAAGTACAGGAGAAGACTAGGTCGATAAATCAAATGGATTGAATGGAATATAATTGTCGATGACGTTGGACGGTGTGAGCATTGCGGGCTCTGGATAATTGCTCCAGATGCGTGGCGAAACATATCCTTGAGGGTAGCTCATAATTCCGTCTGGTGCAGGTAATACGCAGGCGATTACGTGACAAGACGGTTGACCATTTTCAAATATAGCTGTCCTTATGATGTGTGAAGAATTAGCCGACACGGAAAATGTGGGGTTGGCTCGGAAATTTAACCAAGGACCACCATCAACGGAATACACTATCGTATACGAAGCAACTGTGAATGGATATATCTGAACACCATTCAGTATTTGCGTAAAAGAGACCAAACTTGAACCTGCGGCATTTGGTCTGGATACCACAAATACGGGACGCTGCATCCATGGTAAATCTGCCGGGAGAGGATACGTCGCGGTATGGGAGTAGCCCCGCTCGTTATGACTGGTTGCCCGTATGTAGAGGCCTGTAATGACTCTATCTTTTGCTGCGGTTAGCGGAGGCAAATCTATGCGGGTTTCTGCGCTTCCAAGTTTGCGATTTTCTAGCGATAGGAAAACAGCTGGGTCTGGCCACGGCCATGGTAATGTGTAATTACCGTTCTGCCGCACAACGCGCAAGTAGCAGTCTTTAAGTTTTGTTAATCGGGTTAGCTGCGAGTCGCCAAGGTCCACGCTGACAACCAACTGCTCTAACGCAGCTGCACCTGCAGGAATTTCCCAGCGCGTCCCAAGTATTGTAGGGAAGGGTGCGTAGGTGAGCGGTTCTGTAATATCTACGTATAGTGCAGCTGAGGTGCCCTTGTCGTTAATTGTGCGTAGACCAATTCTACGAACAGCTTCTGGGTCAGGGTCAGTGATATATGCATACTGATAAGGGCTGCGAGAGTCGTATTGAGCCAAATAATAGGTAGTCCCGGTTTGATTTGTGAATGGTAGTATGGTACGCCAAGTTGTACCACCGTCCAAACTGATCTCTGAAGTTTTGATTGCTCCAGGATACTCAAACGGCTTCAGTGTAATCTCAATCAAAAAGAACGGAGGTTGTCCCGATACGGCGTTATTAAATCTGCGATACACGGTACCGTAGTTATCGTTTGTTATTGTTTCATAGACAGGTGGCGGTCCAGTTGGGCGCTTTAGCCAATACCCCACCGACATATAACCGTCACCCAAAGCGTTCACAGCCTTCATTCTTGGCTCATAGTCTTTAAAATTTATCAACCCGGTTACGGTAAATGTGTCTGTGAGTGCGGTTCTTGCTGGCGCTAAGGCTGTCCAAGTTACACCATTATCTAAACTATATTTATGGTTTAATATGTTTGCTACAGTTACAAGCAGCTGAGGCATACTGTAGGTTATAGTAAGCTGATGCTCGTCAGCCGCTATGGCCGTTATTTCTGGAATATCGGTAAGAGTTAGCGCTGTTCCTGGTTTGCAATCATTTGCATTTGTTGGAGGTTCGGCTGCCGTGGCGCTCGGTAATCCGTTAGCGTTTAGAGACCGAAGTCTTACAACACATGTAACGCCATTTGTTAATCCGGTAATGACTAAGGGCGACAAGATAGATGCCGGGGAGCGCGCAATGTATGTATCGCCTCCGTTTAAACTATACTCATAGTTCGTAACGGCAGCTTTTGGAGACGCGGGCTGTGTAAAATTTAATGCGAGTGACTGATTTCCGGCAACCACACTAGTTATTGTTGGTGTTGAGGGTGCTCCTCTGGGGGTAGCCTGAACTCCAGCTGATTGTACTCCGTCACCGGCGGCATTGACTGCCCGCATCTTTACAGTATATACGGCTTCATTGTTGAGACCTGACACTGTGAATGATCCTGATAGCGCTGCGTTTGATGGGTTGAGGGCTGTGTATGTAGTCCCACCGTCAACACTATACTTGTAGTTCGTTAGTGGTGTCCCCTCCAAAGTTCCTGCAACCATCGAATAGGTCACAACAATACTTCCGTCACCAGCAGCAATATTTGTTATGGTTGGTGCGTTAATCGAGGCTGACAATGGTGTGGCGGTGGTGGAAGCAAAGTCAACACTATCACCCATACGGTTAACCGCCCAAATTTTTATGTCATAAGCTTGTCCATTGGTGCCTGGAAGGCTGATGGGAGACGTTATTATATATGGCATCTTTTCTGACGCCGGACCTGGAGATAAGCTGTACTTGTATCCTAATATTGAGGCACCACCTGTGTCTGCTGGAGGTTGTATGTTCAAAGTTATTCTACCGTTACTGGGCAAAGTTGAAGTGATCCTGGGTGCTTTTGGTAGTGTTGCTGGTGTGGCTGTAACTGTGTTCGACAAAGCACCAATGCCTCCCACATTACGGCCTCTGATACGTACCGAGTACGTGACACCATTCCTGAGATTAGAGACATTTATAGGATTTGGGAGGCCGGTCCAGGCTGCGTATGTGGCCGCGTCTAAGTATGTAAGTCCGTTATCCAAGCTATACTCGTAGTTGGTGATAGTGCTTCCTCCATCGCTAGCTGGTTGTGTGAAGTTTATAGCTAATTGTGTATTAATCGCAACTACAGAGGTTATCGTAGGTGCACTCGGCGCAGATATGGCTTTTCCTGTGATACCGTTCGAGGCCAGACCAACACCTAGAGCGTTAACAGCCTTTAATTTGACGGTGTAGGAATTACCTACTGTAACATTTGTGATAGTTAATGGAGATATATTATTTGCTGGGGATAGCGTGGCGTATGTATTTCCGCCATCAATACTGTACTGATAATTATTTATAGTGTATCCTCCACCGTCTACAGGTGCAGTGAAACTAACCTGCAGTGTTGGTAGATTACTGGACACCGCTGTTATTGTTGGTGCCTGTGGGGTCGTACCAGCCTTGATATCGATTGGACTGGATACATAGCCTGCTCCAACACTATTCACAGCGCGTATAACTGTGCTATATGTGGTTCCTTGTGTCAGCCCAGTTATAATGATGGGGCTGGTTGCAGTTGCAGGGCTGACAGGTATGAATGGCGCTATACCTCTATTCAAACTATACTCATAGTTTGTTATGGCTGAACCTCCGTCATTTGATGGAGCGTTAAAGCCTATACTGACTGATGAGGAGCTCAGTACGGTAAGTACTAAGTCTCTCGGAGAATATGGCACAGAGAGCACTGTGATGTCCGCAGAGTTAGAGTTCGTGCCTATACCTGCACCATTGACCGCCGCAATCTTAACAGAATACGCCGCATTTCTTGGCAATAAATCTATTTTCACCATAGTGTAAAGAGATGCGTCGTTACCTGTTGGTCCTCCTGGGGTACCATATATAACATTAGTAAAAGTCGTACCGTCATCGATGGTGTATTTATACCCTGTGATAATTGAACCTCCGTTGGACGATGGCGGTGTGAAAGTTATATTAACATGTCCGCTGTCTTGAGATATGTTTGTTATTGTTGGGGCTGTTGGTGGTCTTGCTGGTACTACATCGGGTCCGTCAACACCTACACCAAACCCCGCCTTGCTTCTGGCGTACAACTTAATTGTATATGTTTGACTATTCACAAGATAAACGCTCGCAGCAGAATTAATCACGATCGGGCTCGTTATACTGTTAACAATCACAGTCTGGTCTCCAGTTAAACCCGGAGAATGTATTACACACTTGTATCCGGTCAGTGGGGCTCCTCCACTGCTAGCTACTTCTTTAAAGGCCACAGTTATGGATTGATCGCCTGGGGTGACACTAAGTATTGTGGGTGCCTCAGGTTTGGTGATTGTGGTAATACTGAACAGTTCTGAAGGTATCCCAGGACCTGCAGCGGTTATAGCCCTAATACGTACTCCATATGTTGAAGTTTTTTGAAGCTTCTCAATATTAAATGGGCTTGAAGTTGTTGCTGAGCTGTTGGCATGAAACGTATACCCACCATCTATAGAATATTCGTAGGCATCTATAGGGGCACCACCATTATCAGTAGGAGCATCAAAATAAATCAGCGCATAAGTATCTGAGACATCTGCAGATGTTATTACTGGGGGACCTGATTGTGTATTAGGTACACCATAAACCGTATCGGACGCTTCACTGTAACCAGCCACACTAAAACTACGTAGGCGTACAGGATAAGATACACTATTCTGCAATCCTCCGATAACGATAGGATTTATAACACTGGCAGGGTCTAGGTCTATAAATGTGGCTCCGTCGTCGAGGCTATACGAATAATTAGTAATCGAGGAATTACAGACCGAATCAAACTCACCGGGTGTGAAATACACCGTTATCTTATGCTCACTACCAACAATACTTGTAATTTGCGGCGCACCTGCAGGTACTGCAGTCTTAACCTCAACTGCGGAGGATGCCTGCCCTGGCCCGTAACCGTTCACGCCGCGAACAACAATACTATAATCTGTACATGCAAGCAAGCTCTGCCCGGCTATCTTCCATATCCCAGTCATTGGGCTAGCAGTATGCAATTCGCTATATAGCCCCCCAGATAAAAAGGGACCACCATTTATAGCATATTCGTAATACCACACACTCCCTCCGAAGTTATCGCCAGGTAGTGTGAAATATATATTAAAAAAAGGATAATACCCATAATAGGCTCGGGCCTCTATTTTAGTTATTGTAGGTGTTGGAGGTAGTTGTCCTGGCTGACCGTGCGCCTGCTCTGAGGCTCTACCTGAACCTATAGAGTTGACCGCCCGAAGGTTTATCAGATAAGTCGTCCAGTTTGTGAGCCCTGTTATTGTATATGGGCTAGTGGTCTTTGCAGGCGAGAAAGGTCTGTATGTAATGCCTCCGTCCAAGCTATACTCATAGTTGGTTATAGCGTGGTTGCCGTTATCTGTGGGAGCGTCAAAATTTATAGTTAACTGGTGGTCAGCTTCCACGACTGAAGTTATTGTTGGGGCAGAAGCAGCCAACACAACAACACCAAAGCCGTCAGAGGAAACTGGTCCAGCGTACCCACCAGTATTAATGGCCCGCATACGTATCAAATATGTGTGCCCCTCAACTAAATCGGGTACCGCCCACGGAGCATTGATTATTTCGAAACTCATATAATTAAAAATTATCTATTATCCGCAGGAGCTAGTCAAATAGTCATTGCTATTACCGACATAAATTCCACCACAATACCATCTGTCCGATGATTCAAACTGCCCATCATGAGTTAGTCCCCAGTAGTCAGCTCGAGCAATGTCGATCGGTGTGCCGCTATTCACGTACGCATCAACTACATAATTGTAGCCATCCAACCCAAAGACGTAGTAGCCTCCATAATAATACCTGCCAGATGTTAGGTATTGACCATCATGAGTTCGTCCCCAATAGTCAGCTTTTGCTGTGGCTGTGTCGGTGTATGTCCCCAGATCCTCAATCTCATACTCATAGTATGCCAGCGGTAAAGGTCCAAAGCTCACTGGAGGTGTAAAGTTTAAAAACAAACCTAGGTCACCGACATTGTCAACAGATAGTAGAACTGGTGCAGAGGGACTGCCTGGGATCGCCTGAGTAATGATTGATGGAAGGCTTGTACCGTGCAAGGCCAGTGCACGAAGACATACATCATATGAAGTGCCTAGTGTCAGTTCAGTTATAGTTATAGGACTTGTGATTTTCCCGGCTAACACCCATGTCGATCCTCCGTCTGTCGAATATTCGTAATTTGTTATTACACCATTAGGATCTATAGGAGCAGTAAAGTTGACGATTAGGCTTGAGACTGATGGGGATGTCACACTGACTACGGTGGGGGCAGGCAATAAAATTGCTGAGGTTGTTTGTGAAGGTCGGCCTACGCCCTGAGCATTCACTCCGCGAAGTGTGATATTATATGTTACTAGGTTAGTTAGTCCAGAAATTGTTATCGGGCCGGTGACTGTGCCTGAGGATACGTAATCCACACCATTTAAAGAGTAGGCTACATCTGTGACAGGTGTCGGCTCCTCCCAAGAATATTTTAAATTAAATGAGAAATTAACGGTGAGTGCTTCGTTCGACACTACCACACTGTTGATGGTGGGAGAATTTGGTGTTCCGATTTTGTAATAAACGCCTGAAATTGATGGTAATCCCGGGCACAAGCCAACAGGATAGTTGGAGTAGCTCAAACGGATTAAAACATCGCTTCCTTCGGGGGCGGGTTGAAAGTTGGAATTTTGGATAAGTGTGCCGCCATAATAATTACCGTAGGCTAACCAATTAACACCACCATCTATCGAGTAGTCTAGCTGATTACGATCAAGTGTTACATCCAACCCATTATATGGTGGGTTTTCCCAGATAAATATTGAGTCTGGGACGCCTGCCCCAGTTGGCTCGTATATTGTATATATGTCAAGCAATCTGGGTGCAAGGAATCTGCCAGCGAACACATGCACTGTATTGGAGTTTGGTCCTGTACCTACAATATTTGTGGCCTGGAGCACTACATCAATTTCTGAGCAAATATCAAGACCTGTCACAACTATAGGACTCGTAATCGATTCATAGGATGTGAATGTGTTGCCGCCATCCAGCGAATACTCGTAATTAGTTATCGCTGTGCCGCCGGTGTCTGTTGGTGGTGTAAAATTAATAGCTATACTGAAAGCGGTTATCGACTCTACGGAGGCTATTATTGGACTGGATGGTGACGCAATCGGAATACCTGCGATGGGCGTAGACGCGATACCAAAACCACCATACTCATTCACCGCACGCAGTCTAATAGCATAATTGGTTCCGTTCGTGAGTCCAGTGATTGTGATATAGTTTGTCACATCCGGAGGAGACACGGATACATAGGCACCACCATCCAAACTATATTGGTAGTTCACAATTTTGCTTCCACCGTCGGTGATTGGAGGAATAAAATTAATTATCAATTTGCCTGAACCTGCGGCTGTAACGTAAGTTAGTGTTGGTGGTGAGGCGGCCCCTGGAGTGGCTGTGATGGTGGTTTCCTTGCCCACACCTACACTGTTACGTGCCCTGAGAGATATACTGTACACAGTATTTTTGACTAAGCCGGTTATTGTAAATACTCCAGGGATAGCTGCCTGCGGTGGGTCTAGCAAGATATAGCTGGACGAGTTAATACTGTACTCATGATTTATGACAGCAGCATTCCCATTATCTGCTGGAGGAGTAAAGTATATTTTAAGGCCATCTGTTAAGGCGTCAACATTATCAATACGCACAGCTCCGGGTAGGCCCGCTGTAGCAGCTACTACATTAGAAAATTTGCCAAAACCCAAATTATTAGTGGCAGCTATACTGATATTGAAGGTTGTACCTAAAAAGAAAAATGCGTCCCCTATGTTTAGTGTGATCGGACTAGTTGTATTAAATGGATATATTCGCTGAGGATACTGCTCAGGAGTCAGCTTATAGGAATAGGTGAGTATTGAGGAGCCGCCGTCTGACACTGGTGGTGTAAAGTATATCTTTAATTGATTATTTTCGGCAACTATAGAAGTTATTGCTGGTGCTGAAGGTGTGCCTGGTGTGTATGTGACTGTGTTTGAAACGGGACCATACCCAAGACTGTTCCTGGCGAAAATAGTGACGCTGTACGGGAATCCTTCCGCTATACTGCTGTCAAGTATAACGAACGGGGCGTCTGTGGTCTTGGCAGGGTTAAACTCAGTGGCTGCAGCATCAAGAGTGTATTTATAGTTTGTTATGGGTGAACCTCCGTCAGCCGGAGCAGTGAACTTAATTACAAAAGCTTTACTACCCACAGGTATGTTATATTCTGTGCTCCCAAGTCCACGACTAAAATCAAGCAATTCGGTAATGACTGGGGCGTCTGGCGTGGTTCTAGGTATAGCTGAGAGTGCCAAGGAGGTCGCGCCAGGGCCATAGGATGTAATAGCGCGAAGGGTTACACTGTAACTCCGGCCATTAACCAGGCCAGGTATAGTTATAGAATTTGCCAAACGTGCCGAGGCTATGAAAGGGTCCCCATTCAAACTATACTGGTAACCCACTACAGCTGATCCGCCGTTGTTAGTCGGAGCATTAAATGCTAGTGTCAAACTACCGTTACCTGGAATTAGCGTGGTTAAACTGGGTGCATAGGCAGGGCCTGCGGGCGCAACAATGTAGCCAGTTGAGGGTGTGCCGAAACCTGCCTCATTGTAAGCTTTAACTTTCACTGTGTAGTTCTTACCATTAATTAGAGACGATCTAACTATCGGGGAATTCACACTTTCTGGGGGCAACTCTGTATAGGTTGCCCCATTATTAATACTGTAAGCGTATTTTGTTATAGGAGAACCGTTGTCATTAGGGGCTGTGAATGTTATTGATAGCGAGCTGTCGCCTGGAGTTACTGCGGCTATATGTGGCGCATCCGGAGCTTTGCGTGGAGTAACACTGACAGCCTGCGAAGCAAAGCCAGCTCCTTTAATATTTGTCGCGCGAACTCGTATGCTATACAACCTGCCGTTCACAAGATCGTTTATTATGATAGGACTGGTTGTTTTGTCTCCAGAAATAAACGGTGAATTGTCTATCGAATATTCGTAATCGGTTATTGTAGAGCCTCCGGTACTGCGCGGCACAAAATTAACCACAGCTAATTCATTACCTGGAGCTATTACGGATATAGTTGGAGCTGCGGGAACTGTGATAAATGTGGCTGTCAGAGTGTTGGACGATGGACCCTGTCCTAACACATTTATAGCCCGCAATCGTATACGGCAAGCTGTGCCCACTAAAGCATCTGCTATGGGTAACGTAAATGGTGGAGCGGATACAGCTGGGGCAAAAACAATAAAATTAAAACCATTATCCAGACTATAAGCGTAATTAGTTATAGCGGCTCCACCATTGTTTGGTGCGATAGCCTCCACAACAAAAGCGTTGCTTGAAATCAGCACAGAATTTAGTACAGGAGCCGCAGGTAACGTGTATGGTGTGGCTGTAGTTGTCGCTGAGGCTGCGCCACGACCTTCGGAATTTAGCGCCCTCAATTGCACGTCGTAGCTTGTACCGTTTAATAGATTTGAGATTGTTAGCGGCGACAGAGTGGATGCAGGTGAGCGGGAAATCCACGTAGTGCCAGCGTCTAAACTATATTGATAATTAGTCAATGGTAACCCACCAATAATATCGCCGGCAGTGTAGCTTACAACAAGCGCATTATTGTTTGGCCTAATTGAATCTATTGTCGGCGCACTGGGAAATGTGAATGGTATGGAACTGAGCGTATTGGAGGTTGCTCCATAGGTCAGGTCACTGTATGTGGGTCTTAGCCTTACCGCATAGCTGGTCCCATTTGTCAGTCCATATATACGTACAGGAGAAAGCGTACCTGGAGGAATACATTCTTGGTATGTGCTGCCGTCATCTAAGCTGTAACTATAACTAACCACAGACGACGCACCTAAAACAGGTGGTGTAAAATTGACTACGAGTGTCGTATCCCCGGCGTCAATACTGGTCAATATTGGGGCATACGGTGATTGTTGCGGCACAGCAGCCACAGACGCAGAAAATGGACCAGCCCCTTGCGCGTTTACGGCGGCTACCGTCACACTATAACTTACACCATCCATAAGTCCCACTATACTCACTATACTTGAATTGTCTCGGGTAGCTATGAACCCTTCGCCGCCGTTCAAAGTATATCTATAGTTAATTATTGGGGAACCACCATTGTTGGCGGGAGGAACCAAATTCACAAAAAGTTGGCCAGACGCTGATGTTATGCTTGCTATGGTTGGGGCATGTGGCACATCCAAAGGTACACCTGCGTACGGTGCAGATGAATCACCTATACCTACACTTGTTACCGCAGCTAGAATTACACTGTATCTCACACCACCAGACAGACCAGAAATCGTGAAAGAGTTTTCGGCCAGGTCAGACACATCCACAAAATCTCCAGAGTCTAATCTATATCTGTAACCCACAACAGCATATCCCCCGTCGTTTGCTGGTGAGGTAAACTGCACTCTTAACGACGTAGGACCAGAAGAAGTTATCAGGTTTATAGTTGGCGCACTGGCTGCACCTACAGCTGTAGCCGTCAAAGAATTAGAGTCTGCTCCTGAACCTATCTGACTAAAAGCACGCAACGATACCGTATACGTTGTACCTGGAGTCAATCCAGAGATTTCCACTGGGCTTGCGGTAGTTATTGGATTGGCAGAACGATAACCCGTATTATTTAAATTGTAGAGATAGTTTGTGATAGCATAACCGCCGTCGTCTGCGGGTGGAGTAAAATTGACTACAAACTTCCTATCTTCAAGAGTTATAGAATTAAGGGTGGGGGCCTTTGGCGGCGATGCGATGGCTACTACAAAGTTTTGGTCAAATAAATCAACTACACCATCATCCAAAGCTATCGATGCTGGTATTGCTATGCTATAGGGCAAAGAGGCAGTTATAGGAGCTGCGCCGACCCTAGACACACTCAGCGCGTACTGCCCAAAGCTGTCTGTTTTGGTTGTATGGGATCCTTCCGAAATTAATACACCAAAAACAGGTAGGTTGTCGGTGTTTAACACAGATCCAAATACAGTTCTCAGCGGACCTTCAATCGTAAAATTAACATTATATAAATTTGCGCTAGTTACTGTGACCGGTCTGTATCTTGGAGTAAGTATGTGCTTGGGTTTAGACGCAGTGATGTTGTAGCTGCCCACTACACAGTTGTTAAGTGTATATGAGCCATCATCTCGTGTGGTGGCAGACGTATTGCCATCTGTTATCAACACACCGGCAACTGGAGCGCCACCCAAAACAGATACATTGCCCGATATAGAATAACTGACGTCCACTACCTTAACCTGCACAGTTATTTGCGCTGTACCGTAATTTTCTGTGGTTGCGTATAGTTTAACAAAAGACGTACCTAACGCCGAAGGTGTGCCAGTTATAGAAGTGCCTGATAGTGACAACCCTGCAGGTAGGGTGGATGTGGTTATAGTTGCTGTGGTGAAATCATTGAACTGGCACGTCAATATTTCAACACTGCTTGATATAGCTTGATTGACGGTTAGAACAATTGAACCTCCGTCCACAGGGCTCAAAATGTTTACAGGTATACGTAATTGTATATGTACCTCGTCGCTGATACCTGTAGCATTTATGGCTGTTACAGTTAAAGAATAATCTCCGCCGTATGCGGATGTGTCGACCATACCTATAAGGGCTCCTGTGGCATTGATTGCTAGTCCCGCAGGCAAACCCACCACATCAAAGGACGTTGGACTATTGATGGCCGCTACTCGGTATAGTGGGTCAGACGAGCTATACACACGATTTCTAGAAAGTGAGATAACCTGTCCTGATATTAGGTTATTTATTACAGGACGTAATCCAGCATTAAAGAAAGAAAAATTGATGTAAAGGGAAGACACACCTATAGGGTTACTCACCAGAACCTCACAAGCATAGTTTTTAGCTTTTACTGAGTCAGTTGGTATAGTGCCAGGTGTCAGTTTTCCGTATATTTTACCTGTATATAATCCTATCTGAAATCCTGGAGGTAGACTCGTGCTAGAGAAATGATTTCTGACTGCGTCAACCAAACCAACCGCATAGTTATCAGTGCCACCATAAACCTGGGTAGCAACTACGGTAAGTGTTGGAGTTACAGTGGTAGATTCATCGACAGCCGACAATACCAGTGAGGTGTGTGAAGTCGGTGAGACAATTTCTGGAGATTTATAAATTGTATAGTCTAGCGTAAAACTTAGACTATTTGAGGTCCCGTATACGTTAGATGCCGTGATCTGAAGATCTCTGCTTCCAGAAGAAGTTGCTAGTATTTTCCCTAAAATTCTGCCTGTAGATGTATTGAATGTTAGCCCCGCCGGAATATCTCCATAAAGTGAGAAGTGTGTTATTGGTCCACCCGTCGTAGTCAGTGTGAAAGGTTGTATAACATCACCATAGATTGTAATGTTATCGAGAGCGAAAACATTGTTCTCCGGCGGATTTGCAAAAGACAACGACGGACGGTCATCCGCAACCACCAAAAAATATATCAATTGAGGATTTACCGCTGCACCAGCAGGGTTAGACGCTGAGACCGTAAGAGTAAAATTATGTCCTCCAAGAATTTCCGGGTCTGTGAGCTGCCCTGTAAGCTTTCCAGTTGTAGCGTCTAATACTAATCCGTCAGGTAAAGAGGATGAGGTATACTCAAAAACATCTGACGGAAAGTCGCTAGATAACGATAACATGTTATCGGCAGAAATCTGCAAAATGGGTGATGTGTCAGTGTAGTTTAATTTCCTACTCAACCGTAGAGGAGATTGCGATGAAAAGGTTGCTGCTATCGGGGACAATATCTCCGGAAGAGCGACATAATCTATTACGATGTTTGAAACGACTCCAGAGACATCTCCACCAAAACTTCTATATATGACACTGTAACGCTTACTGCTTGCTATCGAACTAGCATGTTTAGCAGTTATTCTTATTTTGCCCTCAGTGTAATTTGGTGTAAATTCTAACCAGTCCACGGTATCGCCGTAGAATGTCACAGAGTTAACTCCAGCAGCCAAATTTACTTCAGCACTAAAACTACCACTGTTAGGTTGGGTTACTCTTAGTAGAGTTGTTTCTCCTAGAGTTGTACCTAGACACGGTGCACCAGCTATATTATTTAAACTGTACGACGATCCTACCTGCGTATGTGTTGATGAAGTTATATCAAAAACATTAACAGCCAGTGACCCTCCTGATACACCGCACGGTATGTAGTAAACAACCTCAACAAAAGCATAATCCCTACAACCGATTGAAACAATTCCTGACGTTGAACTTGTTACCGTCTGTGAGGTACGTATTTTAAAATTTCCCTGTCTAGTTAACGGAGATACGCCTGAGTCTGTGAAGACTTGTAGCTGTGCTGTCTGCTTACTGGGATTGAATAATACCACAGAAACTGCTAGATATGTGACATATTCCCCCGCAGAGTTGAACGCTTCTGAGGTTGTGTGCTTTACCTTAAAATACGGCTGCAGATACGTCTGTGCGTCACTGTTATATCCAGCGGCAGCACAATTCATGTTGCTGATCACACCGTTATCTATGACCCTAAAAGATAATGCATTCCCTGATTGTGTTGGTGAAGATGATAACCTTACCGAATTGTCGTCCAAGACCTCAACAATAGTGTAATTTCTGACGGTAACGTTGTCGTAAGAAATTTGGAGTGTGCGGGCCTCGTGAAAATATTTTATGAATTTTGCACCACACGAAATATAGCTCTCAGTGATTGCTGGATCAGAGCATCTAACAAACGTATCATCACCGTTAACACAAAAAGCGTCAGCGGTAAATATTTGAACATTGCTTCTACCCCGTCCTCGTGTCTCTACATTACTTGTGGCTATCTTGGTTAATTCCGCGGCGCCGTCAGTAACACGATTTAAATAATACGCAAAGGCAGCCAAATTTTCTGGAGGACATTTGGGCTTACAAAAATTTTGTAGTACTAGTGAATGCTCTGCGTCTACAGCATCAAACGTATCTGTAGTTGTGGGTCCGGTATGTATTGTGAAATCGCGATACGGTGTCAAATACTCGCCGAGCAAAATTTCATCGTTACTGGTTAATGTATTAAGCGTATAGCACGGTGATGTATTTATAAACAACGCACCAGTATCGTTTGGTGTTATAGTGTTTATGGTATATACATCAGTAATTGCTCCGGGTGCAGGACAAGCATCATACAACCCCGCACCAGAATCTGCATCCACAGACAAGTCGCCAGAGTGTATCGAATATAGTGTAAAGGTGCTATTGTACCTTGGCTGCACATATGGAACCTCCGGAAACATGTATGAGGCCACATGCAGAAGCTCTCCACCGTCATACGCTTTAAACGATAGACTATTGACTCGAGGGGCTGATAGTACGACAGCTGCAGAAGTTAACTCTGCTTCAGCTTTTGTATATGTCTGATTAAATGCTGTCTTCTCTAAAAGCCCAGGACCAAATATTAGTTTTACTGCGAATCTAGCGCCTGTTGATGACGCGAAGCTCTTTACAGAATTTCTATAGTGATTGACCAACTCTACCGAAGCGATCTCCACAGGTTGCGGTATGATTTCGTCGGTTTCTGCGTTACCAAAAGAAACTATTAATTCACCAGATAAAGTCTTTTCTATACTAGCAACATAAACTTGACGTATACCTGGGACGAATGACGTAAACTGAATGTCATAAAACCAGTCGTCCTCGATCGGGTGACCTACAAGAGACGTAGGCCGACGAGTCTTGAAAGGGTACGATGTTAAACTGTTAGCTGTTAGATACTCCTGTGAGGCCATATCACGTTATTCTAACAGCTACGCAGGACAGGCGCAATTGGAGTTTATGGTGGACAGATAGTTTGTCAGCTGAGTATTAACACTATTATAGCTACCTTTCAGGTCTAAGAACTTATTCTCTAGTGAGGTGAGTCTTCCTGTCAAGTCTTCGAGGTCGTTGCAACCAGAGCACGGTGTACAACACGTATCTGTCAAGTTCAACGTATATTGTGTCGCACTTGTGACGCTTAGACAGTTCATGCCTAGCAAATTTACATTACCTGAGAGCGGGTCTGGTACAACACCATTGATGCTTTGAATACATTGCGTTACAACGCAAGCTTTGTTCAATCCGAGATTATCTCCAGCATCAAGCAACACATGCTCGCTGGCATAAGAAAAACGTAGATTATTCCTGGATGTAAGCACGACGTCACCGGACACGCTTTGCTGCCCATTAGAACTATCGAGGAAAGTTATTCTATCCACGCCCTGCAAACCAGGGACTATGGTTCGGGGTTCAAACTCAGCAGCAGTGATCGTGAAATTAAATATACCTGCCGGCTGAGTTGTCAAATCGTCCAGAGAACCTATCGTGATTTTACCGTTTGCCCCAACGTAATTGTCCGAGACGGCTAGATAATAATCGGCATCCTGTATATGCGTATCCATGTCGATCACAACGCTACCCACAACAACATCCTGATTATCGCTGATATCTATTGTGACAGATGTTATTCTATTAAAGATTTTTGATACATAGAATCTGCGAGAAACATCGCTAGTGGCACACAGCGTGAAGTCCACAATCAGTGTATCAGGAATACTGAATAACTCATCGTTGCTGAGCGCACTCACGCCTTCGCGTAAGGGATATCTACGCAAAGCGTTTAAAGATGACCAATCTAGGCTATCTATCCATGGCATATACTATGTGCTTGTTAGGCGGTTGTGGGAATTTCCCAATATACTCCGAGCAAACCGATATTACCGGCATAACTCCGAGCAGTCGGAGAAACTCGCAGTATTTTAAAATTAATAATAGAATCTTCGCGCACAAAATCTGCAGGTATACTGAAATTGGCGTTCGCTATTTTTAACGCTGTTCTAGCTGTATATGCCGCGTCAGCAGCTAATGAAAACTCTACCGTGTTCGTAGTATTGGGATATGTTTGAGTATTGATGGTTGTGTAATTGGCTGCCCTCGACACATTCGATGCAGATACACTAGAATATACGAAAAGAAAAGCTGCGCGATTGTTAGCTGCATCACCTGTGTCAACGTCTGCATCTCCAAACAAATGAAACGCCAGATTAAGCGGTCTGTTGTTTGGGTAATTACTCGGCAGCACTATCTTTCCTATCAACCCAAATTTTGTTGTGGTTGGTGGAGGTAGTTTGATGTATGAAGATAACTCTATAAATTCTAATCTGGCGTTAATAGGTTCTATTGAGTCGACCTGACCGGAAATACTGCCTACACCATAACCAACGTCCCACACTCCTGCTGCCGATTCTTTCGCGACAATACCGTTGACACCATTTATCTTAGCTACCACAGGCGTTAATGCTGCCTTAAATTCACCTTCTTCTTTAGAGTATTTGATGCCTGCTACGGCTCTGTTTGCCGTATAACCAACATCAAGACCTGCAGGATATGTAAAGCCGGCGTCGTCTACACTTACACCGGATAACCTAATTTGCGGATCTATTGACACAATCAGATCACCCGTATGCGATTCTTCGCTAAGGTTGTCTGCGTTTAAAAATTTAATGAAGTTAGAAGATTTATTTTTGCCTGTTTTGTCGTAGGCGCGTAAAGAGCTAACCAACTGCGTACGTAGCGCAGGATTAAACTTGGAAAAACTAATAAATACACGCCGGCGCGTAATTCCAGGTTTGATGATACTGTACCAACTAGAAGGTTGCTGATTACTTGGATAGTCGGCAGCCCACGGCTGTTCTCCATCCTTATCAGTGTGCCACCACAAGCCGTATTCATTAATACTGTACCAACCTCCTAGATCTTTTGAGTCTTTATAGCGAACGAGCGCACCATCAACGTATAGTTGTACGAAGTTTGCTGGAACAGGAGGTAGGAACCCGGATAACTCCAGCGCTTCTTCTTTTTCAAAGTCCGCCGAATCAAGTCCTGTGTCTGCATCTATGGTTGGAGCTTTTGGTATATTATAATAAAAAACAGCGCCGGCAGGTCGAGATATACTCGCAGGCAACACACTCACAGGCACCCAACCTAAGATGTCGGTGTTTGTGTCGGTTATGCTCCAGATCCCTGTAGGGCTTACAGCGGTGATTAACTGCGACGTCACTGTTGTTGTGTTTGGTAGTGACAGTGTGTACGTGCTGCCTGCTGCACCAAAGGTGCCAGTTATTAACGAAACTACAGCTGTCGTGGCTGCCACATTAGTCCCACTTAAAATAGATCCAACACTTAGTGAGGGAACTGCTGCAGTTATAGTCAGTATCGATACCGGACTCGCTGCGGTTGCCACAGAGATTGAGCCTGTGAACGTTTCTGTGGTCGTCGGTGTGCGCACGGGCTTACCAGCCACACGATCAAGCACGTGATATCTGTAGTTTATAAAAAACTGAGAAAACTCATCCACGTTAGTGTGCAATAAAAAGCGTCTGGGACTGATAGCGTAGCCTACATAGACAGGGATGCCTGAAGGATCCTGTGTAATCTTCCCTGGGACTTTTGCAGATAAAAAGTATGGTCCAACAACAAAATCAGTGGGGTCGCCATTTGCCTTTGGAGGAATCAACCCAAGTGTAGGGTGATTAATGTCCACCGACAACTCACATAAACCTTCAGTGTACAAATCTGCCGTTTTACTTTGTGGGTAGTTTGTTTTAACCAACCCAAACGCGTAGTTTGAGTTCTTAGGTTGAAACATTGATGAGGTCGAATTAGAAGAAAATCCTGTGACGCTGCGAGACAAGCCGTCACCATGACTATCGCTCTTAAAATAAACTATATTAAGCTCTCCGGTGCCCCATGCAGGCTCTGTTGGGTGGATAGGCTGACCAAAGCTGATCAATACTGACTTACCGGAGAGCTCTTCAAATTTTTCATACAAGTGCTGTTCACGCTGAGTCATCTGGTCAATGGGTACGTTTACCGTAGCCTGATCCACCAACTCACCGTCTCTAATTCTTCTTACCGTAGGTACCCAAGGAGTTAAGCTCATATGTTTATGCAGGAACCAGAATTCTCACTCCCCAAGTAATCGTGAAGTTGTAACTGGAATTGTACTGAACAGGATTAAAATTTGTGCGAGAAAAAACCAAGTCTTTGGTGACGTCGTTCAAAGCCGGTGCGGCAATAAGCGCCACCTCATAAATATTACTTGTTCCTGTGATAAATTCTGCGCCTCCCACAGAATTAGCCGAGGTGATCATCGTGGAGAATAGAACAGTATTGTCTTCGTAAGAGGTAGAAGATAGATAGTTCGGTGTGAATGTTAGTGGTTCTCTAAGATAACCAAACATACTTCCAGGATTTTCAGAAAACTGTGAAAATGGATGAGAGTAGTCTACGTCTATCGTTGGGGCGTTAGTCAGCTCATAGCTAGGATCATTGTTGTATCCGATATACATTCCCCAAATTTTTGATTCTGGTTTGCCTCCAAGCAGCTGCGAAATAATTTTGGCTCCCTGCTTAAGAATTTTATTCTGCTTATCTACAAGCAAAACAACCTCACCAGTCTTTATATCTGTACGCCAAATCTTTACAAATCCAGCAAGCCCGTGCGTTACGTTTAAAGTTTCTATTGTTCCCATAAGTTATATTATACCTATACAGCTTTAAAAGTCTATTAATAAGATCGCCGGGACTTCTTTGGTAGATGGGCGGCGAGGCGTATCCTGGCCTGGAGGTGTTACTGTTACTGGAATGTATGTACGCAGCGTTCCACAGGTTATACCATCAACGGTATTAGCGGACAACTCGTCAAGATTATCTGAAGAGTGTAGCGGCTTGTCCTGCTCACTAGGTACCATACTAGGATGATGAGGAGGAACTGGATTTCTATAGGGACCCACAGCTATGCAAAACATGCGATTTATATAATCTTTATAGTAATCGTCGTCTCTGCTTGTGGTTGTAGAAAGTATGGTTGGTCGAGAACCTGTTAAAATATTTGAACCGTCCAAGCTGAACAATTGGCCTGGAGCCTGAGGGATAGTTAGGCCATTATTTAAATTATCTATAGAGTCAATCGATAAATTTAAATTCACATAAGTTATAATGTATACGTGTGGCGGAAAGTAACTCTGAAGGTACGGCAGTAAAGCGAAGAATCGCCTGAGCTGCTGATCGGTATGAAAAACCAGCTTTAACAATAAACAGTTATTTTTAAAAAAGTTATTAAATACAAAGTCTAGAGGATTAGCGGTCGTGGTCTCTGCAGCTCCGGGGGTGATGTGTAGTGCGTTAAGTATGGCTGGCTGTCTGCTGGGGTGATTTAAATAGTTGTTGAAAATAAGAACATCTGCAGGGTCACCTAGAACAGGAAAAGTTAAACGCATTCCATCATAATTTATAGTGCGCCGCTTGTTCTCGAAAAAAAGTTGATTTTTTGGTCCTGCTGCAAATAAATGAGAAGCGAACCCGACTTTTCCTGAAGAAATTTCTCGTTGCCACCAGACAGGATCCATAACCAAATCGACCACACTAACACTGGAAGAAAGAGACTGCCCTGCGTACAGCTTGCTGTCGATTCTCACTGCACGATCTAACTCAACCGAACTAGGAAATCTATATGTATTTTTATCTGTAATGATATACTTCCAAGACGCAAAGTCATAAACATCCTCAACAACTTCCGACGGCTCAATTATTAAAGGAGCACCTAGTAACGCACAGCAAGCTGCACGAATTGCAGCTATTGTCGGGCCCTCGACGGCGAGGTTTATGATTGCACCCAATAAAGTTTTATAGTCTTCGGAGGTGTCCAGCTTAAGGTCAAGCAACACCCCAAAATTTTTGTATATGGTGGCCTCATCTACTTTAGCCATGTAAAGCCACAGTACGATAAATTCATCCCTCACCGTGCGACCATCAATATCTTGAAATGTGCTGACAGTTCCTCCCTCGGTTAATACGGCGGCTTTTGGAATATACTCGTTATCAAATAAGTCAGCATTAAAATACATCAACCCACCCTCATAACGGACATCTACACCAGGCAAAAGAGTTAAAGATGGCGATATTATCCTGTTGGCTATAACACCAAATTCCCGCAAATTTATTTTTGGGGCAAAACTATAGGCATGGGTTGTGGTGCCTGTCTTGGGCTGCCCGAAACGGAATAATTGAGAAGCGTACAGAGTATCAGTTGATGGCTGCCGACCGAACACGGCCCCACCAGGAGTAAAGACAAAAGGAACTCTATTAAATTCTGATTTCTTAATCGTTAGCGGAAGCCATTTTTCCGTATGCAGTGTATCTATATTTTTAATTGAGTATTGGTTGATGGTCTCGACCAATTTTAGATAAGACTGCGCTAGTTCTTCCGCCATTCCTATAGTGTATCCCTTCAATGCGTTCTTATCTTGAAATACCTGCGTCCAAAACGAACCTAGTGACCGATATAGGTATTGACCGTCTGTGACATCTCCTGCTGGGAACGTTGAAGGTAGAAAATCTAGAGTCATAATATTACGCGATATTCAGACCTATATTGTCTATGGGATTAACCACACCGGCCTCAATCCTATAGTAATCTGTGAAATAAAGCGTAGTCTTTGGAGTCACACCTATCTCAGGCATATCAGGAATACTGAGCACATCTGTGCTGGTAATTGTTATTGGTGCACCTTCTGGTGAGACTATAACACCCGTCATATGTATAGGCAAATTGACTCGCTTAATTTTATAGTTGTGACAGATATCCACAATATTTGAAGCCTGCAACTCAGAACCAAAGGGTAGAGTATTAATATACATGAATATGTCTTTTTTAAGCTGCTGTAAATTCAAAGACTCGTAAGTGTCTACCGCTGTTTTTTTGGCTAATGAAATATTTAACGACACCATGCAAGGCACCGCAGATTTAACTAGATAGTCTGAACAAGCCAGCCGCTGAGCATCACCAAGCAAGAGATCTTGCATTTTCATAATATTTGGCTGCCCTGTGAGACTTAGCTCAAATAACGCCTTAGAGTGCACTGGAACTGTAGGTGCTTCTGTGTACGAAAAGGTGACGGTTGCGTTTTGATATTTTGTAAACCTGGCTTCACTACGAGAGTTTATATCGTTGTTTCGCTGACCACTATAAATAGCCCAGTCAAAATCCACCTTGGTTGGTACCAAAGTACCACCAAGGCTTACATCTACAATTGCCGGCACAATAGACTTTACTGTATAAAATCCCGGAGCATCGGAGTTATCTATAACCACCTGCCAAGTATTGTCGGCTATTTTAGTAGCTGTCTTGGTGATGTGGAAGGTTTCTAACCCTACAACAGATCTTACATATACATCAGCTTTTCCAAAAGTGGCTATTCCTAGCGCGTTCTGTTTTGAGCGTAACATTTCTGTATCATTGGCTCCACAAACCGACAAAGTCTGAAAGCCTGCAAACGTATTTTTAAAATTGTTTGCGATACCTGCAGCAGACTCAAAACGTGTGTTTCCTAGACTGCTTTTAAATCTCATCACCAATTCCCGGTCAGTCTCTCGGGAGGCACCAGAAGAAAAGCTCCCATACGCCTCTATTTTAACAAGCCCAGATATAAAATTTGTGGAGTAGAGTGTGAACACCGTACCAGAAGACACCTGGTATTCAGCACCCACACCACTGGCCACAACATCAACTATGAAGTAATATAAACCATTAGCTGAAAATAACTGCAATTCATCTAATACCGGGTCTGGGTCAGAACTTACCCGCGTTTCATTTAATAGATGGTATTCCAGATTTAGTGCCGGCTGTAGAAATCTAAATCCTGCTCGAAGAATATGCCCAGCATCAGAGCTTACAGTTATTTTAAGCTTACCTGTCACAGTAACTCCTTCGTGTCTGGCAGTATTATAGTTAGAGGCGATGCTGTCTAGTATTGGAGAATAGGTATCGGTGTCGCTGGATAGAACAGCAGAGATGGTGTTGCTCTGGGCCAGGTCAGATATCAGATTATATTGTTTGTTTTGTACGGCAGAGGCTACTTTAATTAAAAGCTCGTTGATGACAGAGCCTGGACCTGTTTCAATATCTGAATAGTTTTCAGATATAAACGTCGCCAATCTTGCTACTGTATTTTCTAGTATTTCTGGCATAATATTTATTTAGGTATAGGCACAACAAAATCTATAGTGTCACCTGCTTCAGTTTTAATCGTCACCTCAAAACTTGCAGAACCTCCATACACACTGATGTTCGTGAGCTCGGCTGTGGTGATTGTTTCGTCTGCTGGAATATCCGGATTATCTATCTGATAACGCTTTAGTGTGTTGACTGCCGCGTAACTTGCCAGATTAAAGAGCTGAGTAGCTTGTAAATTATCTACAGGAGATATACCTGCACGCAGCGGATATAAAAAATCAGTACCGAACAATGGAAAAGTTTCTTGAGAATTTATATTAGTTAATAAAATTATAGCGTATTTTTGTACCAATTTCTGCACGCCAGCACACATTCTGGTGGTCTTACCGAACACAGGAAACATTGTCTGTGTGGAAGCTGTGGAGGCGTCAGGGTATTGTAAAATACTGATGTCTTTGCGCCTGCCCGTATAATTAGAAGATATTGTTGCTACAGCCATACTTTGAGTTGTTATGAATCCATATTTTTCTTAAACTCTTTGAATAAACCGTGAGACTGCCCAGCAGCGACCATTATTCTGGCACCTTTTTGTGAAAGGTCGTCGCGATAAAAGTGCAGTCTTCCTTTGTATCTTTGAACAAAGCATTTGTTATAGCTATACATTGCGGAGATTTCCAGTTTAATTGCGCTTACACCTTTCTTCGCTTTAACGTCTTTTTCAAAAAAGCGTTGCTTGAAATCTTGGTTCAGTGTGTCTCGGTCTGTGACATTACTTAATTCCTTCAGTTTAAAAGGTCCTTGAAAATCAGTGGCCTCAATATACCACGGACGACCGCCAGTGTCATTGGTCAGTCTGTACGTTGGTATGAATGCGGTGCACCACTCATTGAGTGTTTTTAGTATTTCTTCAATAGATTTCATTTCCAACCTTTCGAAAGTGTCGTGGTTATCAACTTTATTCTATTATTTAATGTGCCTATAGACAAATTTAATTTGTGTGCAATCTCACCATTTGGTAATATTTTTTTGCCTCCAAACCCGGTCATATGCTCAAAAATTATCTTATCTTTATCTGACAGATCGTGATACACAAACTGTACCCATTCTGAGTTGGCACCATCAAGAAGCTCGGGAGACTCAAACAAAGAAGATATTCCTGAGCTGACCTTACGATTATTTAGGGTATTGGAAATAGACTTCATGCTTACACCAGTGTGATGTGCTAGTTCATCGAGAGTAGGTGGGCGCCCTAGTGTGTGTTCTAGGTCTTTTTCTATCTTCTGCAGTTTGTTGATACCGAATTGGGTGTTTTCTGGTATACGTAATACGCTGCCATACTGTGTTGATATTCTGGATAGCTTCTTCAAGTTATTCATTAAATGTGTGCTGAACTTATACCCAAGAGCTGGATTGAATGTTCTGGCGGCTTCTCTAGCCAGGCGATATGCCTCTAACTGTATCGTGATGTGTGGTACGTTAGTTGCGTATCGGCTTACCTCAAGTTCAATAAGCTTTTTGTTATCCTTAATTAGTTGTTCCACCGTGTTCATATTATGTGTCTCCAACAAAGCTCGCCTGAATGCCTTTTTCTTTGCCTCTACTATAACCCAAAAAAGCGTCAAAGGACATACCAGAAGGCGGCTTACCTAGCCTACCACAACTAAAATTAACTGTTGTTATTGCCGTTCCTTCTGCCGGAGAATTAACACCCACATGATGAGATACTGATGTGACATAAAACTCCACAGCCATACCCGTACCCTTCATAAACAACACACCCCCTGTGCCTGGACACCACTGGGGGTTAAAATCCAACAATATTGAACCTTGCCTGTCTCCATACCTTGCTTGATAAAACCTATTCTCGGCAAAACTTTGCAGTGCTTTGCCGTATTTGGTTCGGGCGGTCTTGACCTTGGCGTTGGCGCGCGCGGCGTGACCCTTACCTGAAGCTGTTGCAGCCGCATCAAATGAAATTTTGGCTTTATGTAGCGAGTCAGTGCCTCCATCGATTCGATCTGCAAACTCCGCAGTATCGTTTAATGCTCGTGTTGCCGACAAGGCCATGAATGGGTGTGCACGAACAACATATACACCAGAAGCTTTCGATGCTCCTTGTTTTTCGCAATAGTAGGCAGCACCTCCGGTGTCCCATGTCGCACTACCTAGATTGGGTCCTCCAGGCCCCGCGTCAATCACAACAGCCACACAGGCAATATCGCGGTAGCCAATATCATTATAAACGTAGTTGTTGTAATCTACGGGACCCGCAATATTTGGTGACCCTTGGGTCTGTCCTTTGCCTGGCGCCGAACCTCCCTGCTTGAGTGCTGAGTTCATTGGTACAACGTAAGCTTTATTATTACTAAAAATCATTGTGCAGCCCATGAAACTCAGAAACCCAAGATAGTTCTCAAGCAGCACGCTTGGACCTGACTTAAACAAAGAACCCATGGAGTCTGTGATAACAGCGTCAGTGCAGTTTATACCCGCCTGCGCTCCGCCAGTAACAGCATCAAGATCTATAGTGTCAAAAATTCTTATAGCCTCATCTAAAGCTTTTGAATATCGTCCGTCAGTAAATATTCCATCGAATGGCGTACCTCCCGTCAAATCTTTATCTATACCCACATAATTCTCCCAGCCGCTTTTCTGCTTACCTAGGACCCATTTAATTATTTCAGTATACGCCTTAATGGGTGGATGATTGAATACTTCGGGAGCCTCACTCATCATACCCCACTGCTCCACCTTTCCATCTTCCTGGTTATTTATAATTGAAGACCAGCCTGGGTTTTTATATATGTTAACTCCTGCCGGATACAGCCCTGGAGTCATAGTGGTTAACTCAGCCAGAACTTGTGCCTTGTTCTTTATTACCGCCTCATACCGCGCGCTGCCGAAAGTTTGGTTGACGCTCATACCGTCCAGGGTACCAATAAAAAGAGCTTTCCTTGAGGTACTGCCAAGAGCTGCGTGAGCTTTTACAGAAATATCTATGAAGTGTGTGCCTCCACGTTTCTGTCCTTCCACGTCCGTGAGTTGAAACCCTTCCACTGCAAATCCTCCAGGAGGAATTAAACTCACGGTGGCTGTGGGTATGCTACCAACCTGATACGTGAGTGTTGCCCCATTAGCGTCCCCCAAACTGCATTTAATTTTTACATCTTTTGCTGCCATATTAAATTAACTCTCTCTATATAAGCTAACAGTAAACCTGTCACTTTGTATACATCGTTATAGTGTAATCTCCATAAATTTTCATAAGAGCTAGAGCACAGCTCTCTGTTATGTTCTAGCATAGCGTCTACTACCATGACTCTGTTGGAAAGCTCCGCTAACTTTGCCGTAAAATCAAAGACCAGAGGAGCTGTTGAGTTGAATGACCAATACTTGTTGCCTAGTGTTGTAAAATTTGGGAGATCTCCAGATATGGTGCAGGTCAGCCCAGAATCGCCCATTACTATTGTGTTTGATGTTGTTGGGCTTCCAGGAGAGCCTTCCACGACAATCTGCATGTTGTCGCTGTTCGTGCGTGCAGGTGCGCCCGGCTTATAATACTTTTTGTTTGTTGGAGAGTATATCAATACAGTGTTTGTATTTCCTAATTGCCATACATTAAAATAGGTTGTTGCTGAATTGATGTCAGGAGAATTTTTTATCTCGCCGTCGACCAGCAACTCAAAATCTTTTGAATTAGACGATGTGTGTGCGTTTCCAGAAAATTTAAAATACTCACGGATCTCGTGCAATGCGTACGATATTCTATTGTCGTAAGCTAGGATATCCTTGTATCTATCCGTACTGTTCACGAGTTGGAGGTAACAATACAATAAAAACTCCTTGTAGTAATCAGAGCTACCCGAAGGAAAAAGGATATCGTAAAAATTACTCAACTCTTTAGGCAATTTCAATTGAGTATAATTTCTAGCCACAAACAAACTAGAACGTGCGTATGTTCGTAATGATGTGTATGTGTCGGTGGTGGCTAGTGGCACACCCAATTCGTTAGCTATCACCGAGCTTGTGCTTCCGGCCAGCGAAAAAAAGTCAGGCGTCGTGAAATCTGTGGCGTTTAAATTTAAATTAACAAGCAATGATGCAGAGTGATTAACCATATTTATACTCCTTCACCTATAACAGCCAAATTAAATACAAAGTGCCCCATAGTGTCAGGCTCACCAACAATCGTAAGCTGCGCACTATTTAATACTACAGTGACTGTGGTACCTCCCACCATGGCAGACATGGGCTTACCTCGCATACTACTCACAGCCCGTGAAAACCTAGAGGCTGCCGGCAAATTGCCGTTACATGTGGAGTACATGGTACCTTCAGCTATAACCGTACCCACACCCATACCAAAATGGGTAAATTTTACGATGTCGTCACATGTGAGGAAAAATTGCGTGGTCTCGGTTAATTGGACGCTAACACTATCGTACACGGCCAGCAAGCCTGCGCCAACCAATGAGTCTACTCCAGGAATACGGATGAGTCCTGCGGCCCCTCCGCCTCCGCTTTTAAATACGTCCCCGCCGACGGCGTTAATCATTGATGCTGGCATATAATTTGTGTGTTTGGGTTATTTCAGCGCATTTGCAAGGCTGGTAAGTGCGGTGACTGCCTCGCCACTATTCAAGGCAGTGGTCAGCTTACCCATGGCGTCAATCAAATCTTTCTTGGATTTTTCTTCGGCTGTTGGCGGCTTGTCGCCTGCGCCCGCCCTGGCTGCCAGTGTGTCCTTATCGATTTCAGCTGCTGTGTTTGCTAGTGTGTTTCCAAGTGCTCCCCAATTCTTTGGTTTTTTTGTGATTGGGTCTTTTTTGTTTGAGAAGTAATTGTCTTTGCCTCCTAACGACGAGTCTTTCCACTGAGCAAGCATCGCCTCATCGCCACCCTTGTCTTTGAAATAATCCCTTGCCGCTTTTATCTCGGCTGCATCGGCCGCCGCTGCAGGAGATTTTTCAGTTTGTCGAAGATCAAGCGTTTTTGATAGCTGTGAAGTGCGTTCTTTTTTACTTTCGCTGATTTGATCTTCAGCGATGGCGTCCTTCTGTCCCTGAATCATACTTGCAGCTACATTACCAAGATCACCTTTGAGCGCCATCTCCACAGACTTATCACTGCGGAAGCCTGTTATCTTACGGATTGTTTGTAGCTGCTTCATCTGCGTTTGTTCGGTAGACGTTAGTTTTTTACCGGTTTGTTGCTTGGCCTCAAGATCGTTGAGGTCTCCTTCAGACTTCTTGGCGCTAGTAAAGCCCATGTTTGGTCCGTACTTGGCAAGATCCTCTAATTCCTCCCTAGAGACGTCTCCAAGATCCTTAGCGTCGCCTAATTTACGTCTACCTTCCTCGGTAGTTATACCTCCTGCTTTTTCTGCATCCAACAGTGCGGCAGTCTTTATACCCGCATTCAACTTATTGATATCCTCTAGGGCACCTGCCTTGAAGGCCTCATTGCTGCCTCTGGCTGTGCTTAATTTTTTACCGAGATCCTCGCCAGCGGTCGCTGCGTTGGTTATTGCAGCCTGCTGGTCGGCGGTCAAAGCCTTCTTGTCGGTGCTGACTGCTAGTATGCCTGACAGTGCCTGAGCCGTACCTTTAAAATCTTTACCCTCGGCTAACGCACTAATTGCCTGTGTGAGTATTGGGGCATTGGCGCTAGCGTACTTCTCGGATAGCGCTATGCTTCTGGCCTTATCTTCACTCAAGGCTGCCTGATATCTTTTCTTCTCTTCTGGGGTACGTAGCGAGTCCAAGAAATCCATTTTAATGGTCTGCTGCTGGCTTTCATATATCGATTGTCCGACTTCACCAAGGCGCTCCTTAATGTTCTTATTGAAATACTCTTCAACACTGCCTTTGGGGTTTTTCTTCATGTACTCTGCAAATTTCGCCTTATGCTCCTTTTCATCCAATCCAGTAGCTTTAGCATAATCCCAAAAAGATCTTACAGCTGTTTGCGTATGTATCTCATTTAGAGTGTTAACAATGCCTTCCTGCTTCATAGCATCACGCTGAAGCAGTCTATTACCGCCAATCTGATTAACGTCTCCGGTAGTGGTGTGCAATATGTCTGCAATTTTCTGTGTGCCCCCAGAACCTAGAGATTTGGCTGTAAGCCCTCCTGCCTTAAAAAAGGTCTGAAGTTGCTCGTATTCTGTTGTGCCTTCACCCGCCTTGGCCAACAAAGCCGCACCAAAACCTCCCAACCCTGAGGAGGCAAAATTTGTTTTTTCCTGTATGTCTCTGGCTGCTTGCTCCTGACTGCCGCCAAACTCACGATAATCACGAGCACCCATACTACTGCTCATGTCGGCAGCTTTATTTATAGCATCCACAGACATCTTTGCCACAGCGGCGGAATTCATATTACGAATCCGGGGGTTGTTGCTGATCAA